CAAATAATACTAGAATCAAAGGTGTTCTTGCAAACTATACTACAGGAATAAATAATACAAACGTTACGTTCTATAAAGCTTGGGTGTTTAAGAAAAGCAAGTTAACTGCGATTGCAGCAAATTCTTCAATGATGAATTTTGAAAAAGATTTTTTTAATACATCTACATTTGTACTATCTAAAAGATATAGAGGTAATTGGAAAAAACTTACCACTATGTTAGGTTTAAACTTAACAGCTGGCAATTACGGAGAAACACGATTTGCGAATGCTTCATTAATGGGTGGTGGATTTTATTCATACAAAATAACTAAGAAACTATCAGGCTCAACATTAATGATTGCTGTCTATTCACCATTTACGCAATTTTTTGATGGTCGTTGGTGGGATAGTAGTACTCTTCTTGTACCTTATAGTACTTGGGATTATTCAATTACAAAAACCTTTAAATTAAATGTTAGTTTTTCAGGAGTTTATGAAATGAACAAAAATATGTTAAACTATCAAGTAATGACAGGTGGGAAAATAATTTTTTAATATGAAAAAGATAATCATAGTAATTGCATTTTTTATGTTAACCTCATTTAAACCTTGTTATAAAGTAACTGAGGTTAAGTCCAGTGTTGATGTTCCTGAAATGAAAACCGAAAGAGTTTTATTTGGAATTAAGCAAATTACTGAAGAAGTGCTATCAGAAGAATATGATATTTGTAATGATGGGCGACCTGTTACTGTTGAAGTTGTAAGTGTTGAGGCACCATCTGTTGGAGTTTCAATCGGTCCTTTTATGAAAAAGAGTAAAGAAACAGCAGTAACGGTTAAAATAACTAAAGACGGTGAAGAATTTATTGGAGAAGGTACTACCAAAACTTCAGTAAGTGCTACATTCATTGATCTTAACGATGAAAATCTACCGTTTAATAAGACATCATTTGCGGGTGCTTTAAAGATGTCTATTGAAAATGCAGTATCTAAAATGTAATGAAAAAAATTATACTTATCTTTTTGCTGTTATCCACATGTTTATACTCACAAGAGTTTAAACATTCAGGGTTTGTTTATGATTCAAATGGGACTGGCATAGCTAACATACCCGTTAATCTTTTTGGTAGAAGAACAGATCCGTATGCAATAACATTTCCTACATATCCAAGCGGATTATCGTTTAACACAGGAACGGTTGTGCCTTCTTCTGATGATGTTACACACGGCCCGTTTAACATTGGTTTTACATTTAATTTTTTTGGTAATAACTATACACAATTTTATATAGGATCCAATGGTTGGATTGGATTTTCTCCTGGACAAACAACAGGTTACACTGCACAATTTATACCAAATGCGGGTTCACCAAGAAATGTAATTATGGCAGATTGGGAAGACTTATTTCCAGGCGCAGCAAACATTTATTATAGAACAACAGGTTTAGCACCTAATAGACAGCTGATTGTTTCTTTTAATGCAGTACCTCATTATGGATGTAGAACTACTTTATTTACATTTCAAATAATACTTAATGAAACTACCAACATTATTGATATTAACTATGCAGCCAAACCATTATGTGGAGTAAATAATGCAACAGCAGGTTTGGTAAACATTGATAATACAAACGTAGTACCGGTAGGTGGGAAAAATGCTTCTTTATGGTCTGTTACTAACTATTCAGTAAGATTTATACCAGCATCCGCTGAAACCTCTTTTTCGTTAAAATCAACACATATAACAGATACAACAGGAAGATATGTTATAAATTCTGGATTAGATGTTCAGTCTTTTCAATTTGAATTAAGAATTGGAGATTTATCAGTAGGAAACCCTACACAGTCTGATATATCATCAATGACTTCTTTTATTCTTAATCAAAATCCATTTTCATCAAAAACATATTACTTATTTGACGTAAACCAAAACACTCAAGTATCCGTTTCAGATATTTTTACTACATATTCAAAAATGAACGGTAGATTCGCTGCTTGGCCATATACACCTAACTACAGAATTATGACTCCTGCCCAACATTCAACAATATTATCAAGTACAACTGATCTCCGAAATACTATTCCTGGGACTTCATTACTCACAATTAGTTCACCAGCAAATAATGGATCTACAAATTTTTACATCTACAGAACAGGATTTAAGCAATAACTTTATTAACAATATGAAAAAAGTCTTAAAAAAGTGCAAAAATGCAAAAACTATAAGTTTAAGCATGTATATATAATCCGAATTTAATTTAAACAGCTGCACAACCAGCATAAACGAAATAGTTGTATAACTTGATTACATCCAAAAATGGAAGAATAAAGTTGGATTTCGTTTTTACGTTCTTACAATACATTGTCACGCTTGAAGCGGTTGTTAGGGTTACTTCAAATACATTGATAATTAGAGCAGCCAATTTCTTTAATATGACGTTAAGCGTAAAACCTTAAACATTTAAAGAATCTTACCGTCTTTTACTTCTACAAACAGGACGGGCTATCTTTGATAGATTTTAGTAGATCGGCTACCCGCTTAATAACAGGGTCGAATCGCAAACGTAATTTGCAATCCTCTAATGAGAAATTCTCAGGTACGACAAAACTTATAAAATATTCCGAAGCGGGATTGGGTGTTACATCAATTTTAAGGAAAATTCAAACAACACACCTTTTCAATATTCTCGGTCATATTAAACATACCAGCATTAATATGCTGTCTATATATGACTGCTTCGTGATTAATTTCGCGAAGCATTTTTTGTTAATAACACACGTTAACAAAATTTGCTACTGTGATAAAAGATTAATAAATTTGCAATACAAATAAAAATATAACACACAAAAACTATTAACATGAGTAGATTATCAAAGTACGCAACAAAAGAAACTACAACAAGAAACGAAGTTTATTCAACATCTGTTGAAAACTTTATGGGTGGTACAAGTTTTACACTTTCACCTCTTGCAACTTTAAAAATGATTGCTGCAAGTTCTATCTTCGGTGAGCCTCAGTATTACCGTGATGGTATTGAATCTCCAGCAAGTATTCGTAACCACTCTGACTTATTAACTTACAGTATCTTTAAAGATCTTATAAAAGATAAAAGATCAGCGGCTGATGTATTTACTGCTGCAATTGATTCTGCTCTTGAGTATGATTTTAAAGCTACATTAGATCTTGCTGTTGAATTACGTAAAGAATACTTTATGAGATTAAACCCAGCCGTGATCTATGTTAGAGCTTCTCAACACCCAAACCGTATTGCTTTTAACGAAGCTAATCCTGGTTATATGAAGGCTATTGGTAAAGCGATTGCAAACCGTCCTGATGATGTAACAAATCAATTTGATTATTACGCATTCTTAAAAGGTTCTAAAAAAGGTTTGCCATCAATCCTTAAAAGAACTTGGGCAGAAACTCTTGAATCTTTCTCAAGATATCAGTTAAACAAATATAAAGGCAAAAGTCTTATTGACTTAGTTCGTATTTCACACGCAAGTAATGAAGATATTAACGAGTTAATGAAAACAGGTACTCTTGTGGTAAACGATTCTGAGCAAACTTGGGAATCTTTAAGATCTCAAGGAAAGTCTTGGGCTGAAATCCTTGAAACAATTCGTATCCCACACATGGCTCTTTTAAGAAATCTTCGTGGTATCTTTACAGAGATTGACGATAAAGCAGTAGCTGCAAAAGTTCTTGAGCAACTTAAAGCAGGTGTACCTGGTGGAAAACAATTTCCATTCCGTTATTGGTCTGCATTTAAAGCTGTAAAAAGCGCAAGTGTTAACCACTCACAAATGATTCTTGATGCTCTTGAAGAATGTATGGATATTGCGGTTGCAAATATGCCAAAACTTGAAGGTAAAGTTATGAGTCTTTGTGATAACTCAGGTTCTGCTTGGGGTGCATTTAACTCTGAATATGGTTCAGTAACTGTTGCTGAAATTGCTAACTTATCAGCTCTTATCACTGGTTTGAGCTCTGAAGAAGGTTATGTAGGTGTATTTGGTGATAGACTTAAAACGCGTGCGGTTTCCAAAAGAAACGGGTTGTTAACTCAACTAAAAGAATCAAATACTGAAGGTAATGGAATTGGTGGTGGAACAGAAAATGGTATTTGGTTATTCTGGGATAAAGCAATTAAGAATAAAGAACACTGGGATACAGTATTCATTTATTCTGACCAACAAGCGGGTCACGGTGGCCTTTACGGTACTAACTCTCGTGATTACCAAGATTATATCTTTGGAGGTGGAGGTTCTTACATTGATGTTTACAAACTTGTTGAAGAATACCGTAAAAAAGTTAACCCTAAAGTTAACGTGTTCTCTGTACAAGTTGCAGGATACAATAACACAGTTCTACCAGAAAACTTGTACCGTGGTGCAATGTTAACAGGCTGGACCGGAAAAGAACCGGTGTTTGCAAAAGCAATCATTGATGTTTGGAATGAAGTTGAAAAACCTAACAAGCAATAATGAAACAGCTTTTTCAATACGGAGGAGAGTTTTATGTTATTCTCCGTGAGATAAAAGTCAGCACCTTAAGTAATCGTGATGGCTCTCTTAAAGGAGAGTTATTTAATGCCTGGAAAGATTTCTTAGGTGCTGATAAAGTTCTCAAGAAAGATGGAATCTTTGTTTTTTGTGAAACTGTTCAAGAAGCAAATTGGGAAGATGTTTAGAAATATATAAACAAAATCCTTTAAATAATGAAAAGACTAATCTATACATTTTTTGTTATGATTAGTCTTTTTTTATCTTGTAGTGAACCCGAAAGAACAGAACCTGATTGTTCTACATATAACCTACTATATCATCCTTATTCTGCAGAAGAGTATGAATTAATGATGTTATTGAATACGTATCGAATACAAAATAATTTATCACATGTAATACCAAATAATCACATTGGTAGTGTATGCTTTCGTCATACAAGATGGATGATAGAAAATAATACATATAATCATTCAGGGTTTCAGGATAGATTTGATAACATACAATGCATTCTTAATGCTTCAAGAGTAGGTGAATGCGTAGGATACAACTATTACACTCCGCAAAGTATGCTTAATGCTTTAATTAACAGCCCTAGTCATTATATGGTAATTAGATCAGATGCAAATCTTGTAGGATGTTCTATACAGACAAATGAGCAAGGAAGAAAAACATTTAGTATGCTTCTTGTTAAGAACTAAATATTATTTGATGAATATATAAACAAATCTGGGGAGCCAAACTTAGGCTTGCTTCGGGTGTAATAGCCCTGGAATATCTTAAACGGATATGAAGAAGTAAGTATAAACAAAAAACAACCAGACAGACATTATGAATATTATAACTTCAAAGACTTGTGATTTAAACATCACAACTAACCGTAATCGCGTAAAAACATACGGTTCAATTGTGTATTTAAAAGACGGACAAAAGTTCGAAATTGAATTACACAATCCTCACACTTACAAAGTGTTAGCCAAAATTAAACTTAATGGCTATTACATTTCTTCTAGCGGATTAATTCTTAATCCAGGTCAACGAGTATTTTTAGAAAGATTTCTTGATAAAGATGAAAGCTTTATCTTTTCCACATACGATGTTGACAACACTGCTGAATCTAAAGCAGCTATTGCATTAAATGGTGATGTTGAAGTAGAATACTACTCACAACAAATGTTTAACACATTATCTAATACAGGTGGAAATTGGTGGAACGGTCAAACATACACTTACTTTAATTCGCCAACTACCAATTTTTATTCCTCAACGATATCTTCTCATATTGCTGACTCTTCACAAGTTTCTTTTTCAACAAATGCTTGTGAGTCAATTGAAACAGGGATGATAGAGGGTGGAAAAGAAACAGGACAGTCATTAAGTTTTTCTAATGATCAATTTAATTCATGGGCATTTGAGACTCGTAAGTTAAAGATTCTTCCTGTTTCAGCTAAACCTGTTGAAGTAAGCGAGATCCGTAATTATTGTACAAACTGCGGAACTCGCGCTAAAAAGGCAACTTGGAAATTTTGTCCAAGTTGCGGAACTAAAATCTAAATAAAACTGGGTAGGCTCCCCACTTTTTAACAATTAGAGAACTATTACCTGTCTCATGAATATAATCACTGAATAACTAATAATATGGCAACAGCACAAAAACGCTCAAGACAAGTAAGAGCATTAGAAATGTTTGAGAACCAACTCAAAAGTGGAGTTAAAACACAAAAGAAAACTCATGATGTAAAAATACCACTTACAGACAGTGATAAGAAACGTCTTGAAAAAGAAATTGATATTTTAAGATCTAAATTATAAGAGGGTGTAGCTCAGGTAGTAGAGCAAGCTCCAGTACTTCATTGATAGGAAAAAGTTCTCGAGAAAAGTACTTAGAAGGAAAATAGCCGTGCCGCCGATGCAAGTCCGGCCGCCCTCTTAGAGGTCCCAATTGGGACCTCTTTTTATGTAATACTGTTAAAGATATATAGAAAAAAATAAATCTAATGAGAAAAGATCAATTCTTTGATAGACATAGAAACTTAAGTATTAACCAATCTGAACTTGAACGCAAGTGGAGATTGCTTCAAGAAGAAGAAGAAATGCAAGCGCTATGGGAGGCTGCTATGAAATCACAATCACAATCACAATCTTCTAGCGGAGGTGCTGGAGGGGGAGGTTCTGCTAATGTTAATCCGCAAGCACAAGTTATTAGTGCAAAACACGTAGCTGTTTATTATGAAGATCTTTCATCAGGTGCTCTTAAATTCTTTATAGTTAATTATGACAATTTAACTTTTAGCGAAGAGATTGAACTTGACCCTGATTATACATCTGTAAATGACTTGGAATTTACAGGACTGGTTGAAGGCCGAGGCTGGATCTTTGAAAAAGTTGATTCTTCAAATAACAGAATTTTTTACTTCATAGATGCAGGTGGAAATCTTATAGAAACTGTTAATATTGGTAATTCATCACGTAACAATGGTTCTTTAGATGGATTTGCTTCTTTATTATCATACACAGACCCAATATCCGGGTTAGTAACCCTTAAATGGTGGGGAGGAGATACGATTTACACAGAAACTTTTAATAACGTTAGTGATGAGTATGTATACTATGATTGGTTTAGTTGGGATAGCTGTACAATAGATGGAACATTTTCTATTTACTATTACGATACTGTTCTTGAAAAAACAAGAACTTACTTAGTTAATGCACATACAGGAGTTATAACAGAGATTACGGATATTCTCGGTCCTGATTACGGTAATGGGCTGAAAAGTGTAGGTAATTTTATGTATATTGTAATAGGAGAAGAAAGTAGTACAGAAAGTACTGTATCTTATAACGAGGGTGATAATTTTATAACATTACTCGAGCCTAATCCAGAAATTAAAATAGGATATGCAATCCCAGATATTAGTACTTTTACAGGCTTAACTCCCTATGTAATTGATATTGATGGCACAACTATTACTATAAATGAAAACGTCCAGGGTAGCTCCGAAGAGCAAGAAGTTGTATTCCAAGGAGAACGCGTAGAAACCTTAAGAATAATTCAAACTGATGGCACATATACTGACATTGATATTTCAGTATATAATGCTAATACTGTCCAGCAAGAATGGTTAATCGGTACAAATAAATTAATTATATGGCTACATGCGGATGCTAACGGTTTAGATGACACAATTATAAGTATTAATCCTGATGATCTTGGCTGCTGGTTTATATCTTTTGATTATAATAAAGTCTACGGTAGTTATCAAGAAATTCAATCTAATTCGCTTAAAAGTTTTTCTTCTTGGTCGCCATCACCATTTGGCGATGAATCTTTTGCAGTGTGTATTTATAAAGATAGTATGTCTGACGGGAGAATGACTAGATATTTTCCTCTAAAAATAATTTGGTCTAATGCAGTTACAGGTGAACTATATTCATATGAACCTGAAACTGGTGGAGTTCTTCAGATTGATCCTATCTTACCTCTGCCAGCAAATCCTGGGCCATACGGAGAAAATCAGACTTACACAAATGTTGCTGTAATAAACCCTACCGGTTTTGCAGGAGATACGGTAACATTTGATGTGGTTACTGATTCTAATCGAAATATTTCCACAATTGCAGTAAATACAATGGGTAACGGATACAGCCCTGATGATCAGGTAATAATCATGGGAGATATGATTGGTGGTTCTGCTCCTATTGATAATATCACAATAGATATTAAAGAAGTTACAACATTTGGGTTATCTACAAATGATGATGGACTTGCTGTACCATTTTTACTTTATGTGAATTTTCCAGATTCTACTAAATTACAATTGCTTAAGTTAAAACAAAACGGTAGTATTGATTTAATAGAGACAGTAACGAATTATGAAAGTACAGGTCCTTATTTTAATACTGTTGCACTTGGAGATGAATATGTTCTACTAACGCATAATGATGATAGTCAAGCACCCAACACACAATTCTGGGGAATTTGGGATATTCAACAAGAGGGGTTTATAGATGATGATTGGATTTGGACTACTACAAATAATTTTTGGGGTACTAATTATGATACCTTTTATATGGCTGATTACAGTCAGAATTTAACATATTGGTGGAATTCAGCACAAGGATCGTTAGGAAACACAATCACTCAGCTCGGAACTGCTGATTTTATTGATATATATCGAAATTTTAACACTAATTATATTGACTATCATAGAGATGGAAATACTCTTATTATAATAAGTCAAGATGAAGCATATATATTATCCTCAGATGTGACACCTCCTGCAGAAGTTCAACTTAATGGGTTCTTGGGTGAGTATGACTTAAATAAAACACATCTTTATAATGCCTGGCCGGATGCAGAAAACGATAATAAGTATGTAATAGATGTATATGATATTGAAGGAAGCTTAATTCAAACTATTACAACCGACTTTGACTATTTATATAGCTTGAGAGTTTCTGGTGATAGAGTTTATGTTGTATTAGGCATAGAATCTAATTCTGATTTAATTACATACGCAATCACACCCACTACTTATATTACAAAGACAGTTAATAAAGATGGTTGGGATTATAATATTAATGAATGGGTCTGGTGGGACTAATACATTAAAATATAAAATGAAAATATGAAATATCAAATAACTGCAACCGTTGGCTTAGAAAAAGAAGGTCTCTTATTTAAAAAAGTTATTAAGCTAACATCAGAATACTCGCTTACAGTTAAGCAAATTAAAGAGCAATGTTATCTTTTTCTAAATATAGATGAAGATAAGTACATAAAAAAATCTGAAGAAGTTTGGCAAAGAGGAGTATTATTAAATGAAGCAAATACTGATACTGACGTTTTTGATCAAATTTATCAATTAAACCCTAACTACAAATTAGTATTAACTAAAAAGTAATTACCGCAAAACACTGTTTTTGTTAATAACTTTACCCCCAGATATTTTTTAATCTGGGTTTTTTGTTTTATTTTTGTTTTACCAAATTAAAACTTTTATGTATTTAAGTAATATAATTAAATACATCTACTATTTGATAAGAAAATTATGAAAACGATTAAAACAATGTCAATTGGAGACATTCACGGTAGAAACGATTGGATGTACTTTACACACGGTTCACCAGAGGAATTTGAAACTTGGAAAGGAGTTGTAGCAAATGGGGGTCCTGTTGAAGATTCTTGGAATCCTGAAATTTATGGATTTAAAAATGTCGATAAGATCATTTTTGTTGGTGATTATGTAGATTCTTTTAGTATTAAAAATATTGATATGAAAAAGAATCTTGAAGATATCATATTCTTTAAAACAGTTCTACCGGATAAAGTGGTTTTACTTTTAGGTAATCATGATGTTCATTACATAGTAAGTGATCAACAATGTTCAGGTTATAGAGCTGAAATGAAACATGATTTTTATGAACTGTATGTAAAGAACAATAATCTTTTTCAACTTGCTTATAGAATTGAAAATTATCTTTGGACGCATGCAGGAGTTACTACTGAATGGTATAAAGAATTTGAAACAGAACTTTTCAAAGCTGATGGCAGATTTTTTGATGTTGCTCAGCATTATAAAGAAGCAACGATTGATGAAAAACTTAACTTAGGTTGGGAAATGAAGTTAAGTTCTATTTATAATGTAGACCGTATTTCAGGCGGATGGCAAAGATGGGCAGGCCCGCTTTGGGTAAGACCTCACATATTAAATAATCATGCAATTGATGGTTATTTTCAAATCGTTGGACATACTCCACAAAGCACAATATGGGAAACTGAAAAAGTTGCTTATATTGATTGTTTAGAATACGGAGATCTCGGAGATGTCTACAATGTGGATATTGAAGTAAATTAAAACCTTCTAATGAACCTCAGTTTTTAGGATTAGGCAAATATTAATATATGCCTAATCCTTTTTATTGAGGTCTTTAGTTGTTTTAGAACTTTATCCAAGTTAATGTATATAAAATTAAATTACTATTAAATGAAAAAACATATAGGCTATACATCTGAATTATTCGTAATGAGAGATGATAGAATTTATAAGTACACAAATGATTCTGCAAGAATTTCATTTATGAAAGAACAAATGAATCATCTTAAACTTATAGCTTCTAAAGATTCTATAATTGCACCTCGTAATATTGAATGGCATGAAGAACCTGGCAGATGGGGTTACTTAATGGAATACATTGATAATGCTGAAAGAATTGAAGATTATCATTTACCACAAGTTTTTGAGTTAATTAATGTATGCGCAAATCTACAGTCTGATAAAGAAATCCCTTCATTTACAACTTACATTAATTATCTTAAAGATGTAATTAACAAGAATACTGATGTTTTTGAGAAAGACGAATTAGATCTTTTACAAAAATATTACGATACTCTAAAAAAGTATACACAAGATTTTGATCTTTTTAAAAGTACATCTCACGGTGACTTTACAATGGAAAACATCTTGGTATCTGGTGATCGTTTAGTACTGATAGATCCTATCTATAAAGAAGGCATGTGGTCATCTTGGTTACAAGACATTGCCAAGTTTTACCAAAACATATACTTTAATGATATGAAGAAAACTTTTGAGTTTTCACAATTAGTACCTAAAAATGAATACCCAGAAATCTTTAGGTTAATTCATTTACTGATGATTGCAAATTATATTCGTATGTTTCCTTACATAAAGAAAAACTTTATCGTTTACTATCAAAGATACGCTGAATTTCAAATACTTTTAAAAATTTTATGACAGGCATTATTCTCTGCGGCGGCTCCGCAACAAGATACGGTGGAAATAAGGTTCTTACCGTCTTTAAGAAAAAATCTTTACTCGAGTGGAATATTCGTTTTTGTATTGAAAACGGTATTCGTACTATTTACATTACAACCAATGAAAAGTTTGGTGCTGATATTAATCGTGAAGTAGAAAAAATTTCACAAACATTAGTTAAAGACTATCAGTTAAATGAAACTAATAAGCTATCAATTGAAATTGATCACCAACCTGAAGATAAGTATGGAACAGCAGTTGCACTTTTTCCTTGGGTAAATAAAGTTAAAGAAAAATTTATTGTCTTATTTGGTGATAATTACTATGATGGATTAATTGACTTTACAGGTGAATCTCACGATTGTGTTGCTACTTATAAAACTTTTACCAAGAGTAAAGAAAACCTCAGATTATCATATGTAGAAGATGATAACACAATTATTGAAAAACCACATCTTTATGATGAGGGCAGATTCTTTGTTGGCTTTATGATGTTTAATCAACATATGATAGAAAAAGTAAAAGAATTACAGCCTTCTCGTAGAGGAGAATATGAAATTACTGAATTGTTTAACCTTGGCGAATCACGAGGCGTGCATCCACTTAATATGCATTGGTTTGATATCACAAGCCGAGAAGAATTGGAATACGTATAATGAAATGGAATTTTTATGATTGGGATGATACTATCGTACTAACAAGATATGCGATATTTTCATCATACAAGTATGCTTTACAACAAGTTAAAGACATTAAACTAACACCTAAAGAATTTGATAAACTTTATGCAAATTCTAACGGGTACATGGCTGAACATGGGTTTACTTCAGAAGAAATTCTTGAAGTTAAAAAAAATAAGAACGAAATCTATTTAAGCAAATACTGGAAAGATGTTGAAGTTTTAAAGAATCAGTTTCATCCTTCTGAAAAACATATCATAGTATCAAATACTACTCATGATGTTATTTATGAAATGTTAGAAAAACTCAAACTGTCAGATCATTTTTCTCAACTTATAGGTTCAGATGTTTATCAAGGTGTAAGTCGTAAGCCTTCTCCAGATTTATACAACTATGCTTTTTCTCAAATTGAACATGAGTTTAATTCTGAGGAAGATACTTTAATTATACATGAAGATAGCGAGTTTGGATTAAATGCAGCTTTAAGTTTTCATGAAGCACATCGTGATATCATAAAAAACTTTAAAATTGTTTATAAACCTATCTACTTTAATTTAGGTTCGTATATATAAAGAAACCGCTTACCTATGTTATTCACAGACAATATAAAAATATCGAAAAAAGGACATTTTATTTACTTCTATAATCAAAAAAGCAAAAGATCTACTGAGTGGGATCTTATGCGGTATATAGCTGTAAAGTCTTTTGCGTTTCATAACCCTGATTATGAAATTAACTTTTTTACCAATGAAATGCCTACTGGTGAATATTGGGAAAGAGCAAGTAAGTACTGTAAACTTCATATAGTACAACCTCAAGAAAGCATTTTTGGAAATACATTACATCACCCAGCACATATTTCTGATGTGTTTCGTATACAGCTTTTACTTTCACAAGGCGGTGTATATTGTGATTTTGATACAATTACTGTTAAGAATTTTGACCCATTACTTAAACGCAATGTTCATATTGTAGGTGATTTAAGTAATCGTAAAATGACAATGGGTAATGGTGTAATAGTAGCGCCGCCTAACTCAAAATACTTAAAGACTTGGTTGGGTATGTGGAAAGACTTTCGTTCTAAAGGTAGAGATAAATACTGGGATGAATTAAGTGTAAGAGTACATAGAACTTTAAGTAAAGATCCAGAACTTGCAGGTACTTTTGAAATTGTAAAGTCGGATTTCTTTTACCCATATAGTCATTATAAAATAGAAGAACTGTTTCATCAATTTAGACCTGATAAGATTACACTTAATACATACAGTGTTCATTTATACGATTCCCAAAATCTTAAAGATGTAAACCTGTATACTGAAAAAGAAATTTTAGAAAACCCACAAAAAAGTTCACATACTTGGTTAATTAGTCAGTACTTATGAAAAAATTCAAATTTGAAAAAAGAAACTTTGTTGAAAACGATCCTAACAAAAAGAATCTTTTAATTACACTTTCACAAATTGAAACACGTGAATATACATACGGATATGTTTTTCCTCTTGTGGAAATTCTGAAAGAAAAGTATAACATCTATTACTTTTTTGAAGGTGGGTTAAAATCAATAGAAGCTTTTGGTTTAACCAATGTTTATCGTTTAAACAAAGGTGAATATAGCATATTTAAAGATCCTGCATCAGGTAACCTATTTCGCAAGAAAGAATTAGAAACATCAGACGAACATAATCAAAACAAAATTGATGAATGTATTATTGATTTCTTTAAAGAAGAACCTCAATTTGATGCTATCATTATAATTGATAATCACAACTTGATGTTACCTTTTAATCCGCTATCAACACACCCAAAACTTAAAGGTTTATTTAACGATTATTTTGATTCATTTGATGATGATGATTTAGAAGTCCTTGAAGCAATTCGTGAAACTAATGACAGATTATTTAGTATCACTGCAAAAGGATTTTCCCCACTTGCATTTAGATACATGTATAAGAATATCATGCTATCAACCGTGGAGCATGTTTCAAAAATGTATAATGCAAAAGTTCATATTATGATTATGGATCCTTCTGCTGCAATACCATTTTTTGAGTACAAAAAAGTTAATCATAAATTTTGGTACTTTACTGATGATAAAAGGCATTTAAGAAATCTTCATGCATCTCCAATCAGTGAATTACAACATCTTGTTTATGAACCACATTGGCAAAACATTAAACCTGAAAAGAAAAACTTACTTGATGAATTTGATTCACGAGGTAAAATTCCGTTTTTCTTTGCAGGATCTTTATTAAATGATAAAGGTGCAAGAAAGTGGATTTGGAGAGATTTCTTTAAAGATTTTTCATACCCAGGCGCAGAACTTTATTTTAAGTTAAGTTTAATCTATGGAATGGATAAAGAAACTTTTGATGCTTTAGGTAAAGAAGTTGAAGCACATCCTAATTTCCGTGGCGACTTTATGCCAAACGGTGAATATATGAATGTTCTTAAGAAATGTAAAACTGCTTTTATTTCAAGAAACGTTTCAGCAAATGGCGGATTAACTTATCGTCATATTCAATACCTTTATTTTGGAGTATTACCCATTTTTGATTTTATGTATGACCCTGAAGGTATTTGGATCCCTCTTAAATTTCAAGAAAAGCTAACCGTTAAGAATGCCGATGAATTACGTGAGCGAGTTGAATACTACGATAAGAATGAAAAAGAAAGACTTGCTATCTTGAAAGAAATGCAAGAACATTTTGATGTTAACGGGTGGGTAACCAACTGGAGAAACAAATTAAAAGAAACAAACTTAATAAAAGAATTATGTTAAAAGAAGTAAGTAAATATTACATAATGAATCTTGCGTCTCGTCAAGACCGTAGAGATGAATGCGATATAGAATTACAAGCAGCTGATATAAAAAATTATGAATACTTTATGTCAACTCATTGGAAAGATTACCCAAAAGATGAATTGGAATCTTATCTTAATCGTGAGTATCGACATGTGACAAAAGATGAAGTAGCACAAAAAGGATTATTTGGTTGTGGTATTACTCATGTCCGTTGTATTGAACAATTCTTAAAAGAATATGGAACAGATGGTACTAAAATTGCTATCATGCTTGAAGATGACTTTCAAATTAAAGACCCTAAAAGTTTTAACGAAGCAATAAGTAAAGCAATTAATACAACCGATGATTGGGATCTTATTTATTTAGGTGGATTAAGAAATCCAAAAAATGATAAAAAAGAAGAATATTTGCCTGGTTTAGATATTGCTGTCAGCGTTTGGAATTCTCAATCATACATCATTCGCAATACTCAAGATATCTATGATAGAATGAAAAATCTATTTGAACGTGGGTATTTTGCTGATCGTGCTCTTCGTAAACTTATTCGTGATGACAAAAAGAATAAGAACAGATACTTAATTACTAACCCTTATTTGATAATACAAAGAAAAAGTTATTCTGATATTAATAGCAAAGTTAAATAAAACTTTTTTCACAAAAATGTATAGAAAATAAATAATAAAAGTTAATAATGAAAACTGAAAATTTAAAAATCGCAGTTTCACCTTTAGGATCTGCAATGAAATTTCGTAAAGAAAATGTAAAACGTTCCGATGGTACTTCGGAATATTACAAACTTTTTTACGGTTTAGTAAGAAATCCAAATATCTCAGAAGTTTGGATTATGCAAAGAAGTGATTGGAAAAAGTTAACCTTTGATGAAAAAGTTGCTTTTGATCCTCGAGGAGTTTTAAGAGATATCTATACTGAATTTAATGTACAAGTACCGCCTGGGCGTCGTGCTGGTGAAGACGGCGAACTATTACCTCATACTCCAGAAGAGCAAGGTAGATACAAAGATTTGTGGGATAAAATTCAACACTTAGAACAACCTGACTTTGGTATCTGTTTTGCTTCACAAGGTTTAACCTTAGTTAACATACCTGGAATTGTTCCAAGTATTAAAGATCCAAGTAGAATGACAGGCGCATTGGATATGACACAAATCTACAGCGCTCCAATGGTTCACTACTTAAATATGTCAAAACTGCCATACTTTATGGTAATGACAGACCCACGTTACATCAAGAAAAAACAAAAATGGAGAGATCTTGTAAATGGACCTCGTGAATGTATTGCTCAATATAATGACACAATTGAGTTTATACATTATGATACTTACCCAGAACCTTCAAAGGGTAAAGAAATCAGTGAAACACTTAAACTTACATACTCTGGTATTGAAAGATTAAATATGATAGGTGAAACTATCATCCCACCTGATACTGAACGTAATACTAAGTTTGCAATCGTAGCAATGCAATCAGCTTATGGAAAAGCTGAAGTTGATTACCGTTTAGAAGCTCTTAAAAAATGGATCTTATCACAACCAGGCAGCGATAACTTTAAAATTTATGGTAAGTGGGATGAAAGATTCACTAAAGGTTATACACAATTTCAAGGGTATAAAACACCTGACGTAATTGATGCTACATTTAAAGATACACGCTATACATTAATTATTCCTATTCGCCCTGATTGGGTAACAAGTAAATACGCAGAAATGTTAAAGATCGGAGTAGTTCCTTTCTTTCATCCTGATTATGATACTCAATTTTCTACATTACCAAAAGATCACTACTTAAGAGTAAAAACTCCACAAGAAATGTTTGCTAAAATTGAAGAAATGGAGGCAAACCCTCAATTAAGAATTAAACTTGTAAAAGAATTACAATTAAAGTTCTTACTTGGTGTTCGCAAAGGTGAATTCTTATGTGATGTAATTAACCCATTCTTAGAGCGAGCAGGCATAAATGTTAGAATGATAAAAGGGTTTAGTGAAGAAATTGCACGAGTACCTGACTTAGCAGATCTTTCAGGCAAAACACCAAAAAAACCCGAACTACAAGCAAAATCATTATTTTAAAAATGGCAAAGAAAAACAAAATTAAATTTGGATCAATCGTACCTCTTATAGGTGGGATGACAGTGGCTAACTCAAAAATAGTAGGACATGATCCTGCATTCTTTTTATCATATCCGCCATTCGCAGGAAATGATTCTCACGCTACAAACTATTTTAAGAAAACACCATACATTGTAATTGAAGGCGAAGAAAACGTATTACCCGAAGATCAAAAAGCTCTTTTTGAAGATGTGGATTTTGTATCTGCTGTTTGTCCTTGTGCAGGTCTTTCAATGCTTAATTCAAATAACGGATCAAGCGAAAAAGCAAGAGGTTCTGATGCTGCTCAAAATGAATGGATGTACAAATCAGCTGAATTGGTTTTAGAACATGTTAAACCTAAAGTATTCTGGGGCGAAAATGCACCAGGACTTTATACTTCTATGGGTGCTGGAGTGGTTGAAAGATTGAAAGAAATTGGTAAAAGAAATGGTTATTCATTGTCTTTAATTAAAACTGATACATTCGTTCACGGTATCCCACAACACAGACACCGTTCTTTTTACTTTTTCTGGAAAGACAGTGAAGCTCCTATTTTAGGTTATCATAAACGCGAAGCACCTTTACTAAAAGATTATCTTGAAGAAATACCTGAAGGTTGTACTTTAATGGATAAAGGGTTTGGTTTAGGCGCATTGGAAGATAATCAATGGATTCAGTTCTTAAAACATAAAAACTACGATATTAAAGATGCTATTGCATCTCCAGCAATGACAGTTTTACAATTAATTTGGCGTGAAGGCTGGATAAATGATGCTATTATATGGGGTAAAGAAAACGAAAAACGTGATGTTTGGAGATTATGTGAAAGAGCAGAAGCAAAAGCTAAAGATGGTAAAGGTGTATGGGATGCAAGTCCTTTACTTTTTAATGAAGCAACAAATGCAATTATTGCTAAGAACTCTGGGATTGTACACCCTAATGGTGAAAGAGGTATAACTGTTCGTGAAGCAATGCACTTAATGGGATTACCTCATGATTTTGATTTACAAGGTGGTCATTGGAATCACATTTGCCAAAATGTTCCTGTAAAAACCGCAAGTGATTGGACTACTGAAGTTATACGTTTTATTAAAGGTGAAATTACTGAATTTGGTGGTGACTTTGTAAAACAGAATAATGTAACACAAAAAGTCGATTACGCTGAAAATAAAATGCGATCAAAAGTTTTATTTTAATGAAACTTTATTAACTTTTTATGATATAATTTATATGAAATTACTTATAATAGAAGGACAAGATCGTTGTGGTAAAGATTCTTTAATCAATGCTATTTCTGCTGAATATCCTAACATAATTAAAAGACATTGGTCATTTCCCAAAGGAAGCACTAATGAAGATAAAACCACATATCAAAAAGATTCGTTTAATTGGGAATTTGAAAATTACCGTGTAACAAAGTCCCGTCGTTATCAACAAAATAATCTTATGATATGGAATCGTGCACACCTTGGAGAGTTGGTTTACGGTTCCCTGTATCGTAACTCAAACCCTGAAAATTGGGTTATGCAACTTGAAGAAGAATATGAATTTCATAAAGATCCTGATGTGTATCTTGTTTATCTTTATGCAGATCCTGAATTTATTGTAAAGAAAGATGACGGAGAATCATACTCTGCAAAACTTGATGATAAGCGAGCTGAATTAGAAGTTTTTATGAAAGCTTTTAAAGATTCAAAAATTATACATAAACTCGCAATTAAAGTAAATGAAGGTGATTCGTATGTGTCTAAAGAAAGTATCATTAATCAAGTAAAACAACTACTAAATGAATAATAATCTTAATACAGAATACCACAAATTAATTAATAAGATTGAAACACAAGGCTCAGTTTCTGCACCCAGAGGATTAAAGGTTAAAGAATTGGAAATGGAAAGATTAACGATTAATCCACTGTTTGCAATTCCTGACTTTGAGGTTAGACCTTTTAACTTTAAATATTTTCTTGGTGAAATGTCTTGGTATTTAAAGCGAGACAGAAACATTGACTACATTAATCATTTTTCATCTTTTTGGAAAAATATTGCTGATGAAAATAATGAAATCAATTCTAACTATGGATTTATGTTATTTGGTGAGCAATTACAATGGGCGCTTGATTCATTACTGAATGATAAGAATACTAGGCAAGCAATCGCTTTTGTAAGTAGACCTTCAGTTCAGTATAAAGGTAATAAAGATTTCGTTTGTACAATATATCTTAACTTTTGGATTAAGAATGATAAACTTAATATGAAAGTACAAATGAGATCTAACGATATTTTTTATGGGTTATCTTATGACGCTCCTTTCTTTGCATTTGTACAGCAAACTATGTGGAAATTGCTTAGAGATAAATATACTGAATTGGAACTTGGTACTTATTATCATTGTGCTGATAACATTCATTTTTATGAAAGACATTTTGAATTAGCGGATCAGATCGTAAAAGAAAAAGTTAAAGAGCCAATTATGTTTTTGCTTCGTGAACCTCTATTTACATTAAGTAATAATGAAATGGAATTAACATCAGCAGGCAAACAATTTATTTCCGATGTAGATTCTTTAGTAGAATCTGGTGAAAAAATAACACAAGAAATTTCAAAACAAATATTAACCAAATACTTTTTTATTCAATAACTATGGAAACCGAAATTAAAGAGAAGAAAATTAAAATTGCAAGAACAAGATCAGGAGTACCTTGTCTATGGGAAAGCACAATGAAATTCGCGGATCTTAGAAGAGCTACCGCTATATTAGGAAATGAAGGTGAATCAAAACCTGCAGTTTTCTTAAATAAAGAAAAAGAAAAACAAGCGCTGGTTCCAATCGTACCAGGAGATCATATTGCAAAGGTTTTTGAAGATAAACACGGATTAGCACTATCAGTATTTAAAATTGTGGAAATTTCTCCAATGGAAAACACTGCAAGCATTATCCCAGTTTACAGAAAATCTTCTTTAATCTCTGATTACTCTGTGCCAACTGATTACGAAGGAATGATTAGCACATGTATGAATAAACTTGAAAATCCTAAGAATGTTATTTCATATATGAGTTCAGCAGAAACTGTATAAAAACATAAACACATCAATGTTTACCAAGAACCTACTTCCTTTTCAGGATTTTTTAAATGAATCTACAAAATCACAACTAAAAAAAGTGATGATTACTCGAGCAGAAAAGCTTGAAGATTCGCATATCACGGGTTCCGAGTTTAAAGCAAAAGATTATTGGAAAATAATCACAAGAAAAACAAAAAACATTTCTCACGAATTTCCTGTTCTTAATTATGATGTAACAGCGCTTGAGCAATTAATTAAAAGCGGTGAAATTGATTTAAAGCAAGTTTATAATAAGCCGGACGCTCGTGAAAATGTTTCTTCAAAATCAGCATTTACCGAAAAACACAAAGACAGCAATTACATGGTGCCTTCGGTATCTAATCCTAAAGAAATTAGCAAACTTAATTTTCCTATTGTTGCTAAGCCTGACAATCGTCATAGCGGTTTAGGTATTCAAGTTTTTAAAGATAAGAAAGAACTTGATGAAGCTGATTTGAGTAAGTTTTCCTTGTTTTCTGAAAAGATTGACATTAAGAGTGAACATAGATTTTTTGTATGGAGAGGAGAAATACTTCAGTGGTGTAAACGAGAACCTCTTGATGAATCCACTAAAGATATTTCAAAAAAGAAAGCTAATGAAGAAACAAACTTTGCTTACATTCTTACACACGGTAAACCTGCAGAAAACATAATTAAACTTTGTAGTTATTTTTCTGATGCTCATAAAGGATTAGATTTTTATGCTGTTGATGTAGCAGAATCCAAAGATGGGAAACTTTATGTATTTGAGATGAACACAGAACCTGGACCAATTTTTGGTGTTATGGCTCTTGTGTATCGTAAAATATATGAAGATTGGTTTAAAGAAAAATTAACAGATGAAACAATTGATCTTTTAAATGAGTATCGCAATAATGATATTAAAGAAACTTTAAAAGATAATCCTGAGTGGAGTGTTACCAAGTAGTTAAATTGTTAATAACTTTTAGTTCTGGGATACTTATCTTCAGAACTTTTTGTTTATATTTACATATAATAATAAAGGAGAAGATATGTATAAACTTTATTTAGACGATCATCGTAAGCCCGCTGACAGCGCAAAAAAGTTTCCTGAATTGGCTCATCTTTATGAGTGTAAAGATTGGATAATGGTTTCAAGTTTTGATGAATTTACCAGAATCATCAGATATAATTGGGAGCATTCAGAATTCCCATCTGTGATTTCATTTGACCATGACTTGCATGTAGAACACACAAAATGGTATTTTGAAAATGGTGGTCACGATAATCCGCCTAATCCAAATGATGCTCATTTTGTTAATAAGACAGGAGAGGATTGTCTATTTTGGTTAATTTCACATTGTGAAGCTACTAAAATGCCGTTTCCTGAATGTTATGTTCATAGTGCAAATCCTAAAGGGCGTGAAAATCTTGAAAAACTAATTGCACAATATCAAAAATTTTTAAGAAAGATCGATGGCGAAATGGGGTAACTATTCACAAGAAGACGAACAGGCATATCTTGCAACAGCAAGAGTAATTCATAGAATGATTAAACCAAGAAGTCCTATCGTTCGTGAGTACATTGAAGATCCGCAAGATCCTGAATACATACACGTAATTGTTAAAAGAAAAAAAAGTGGGGAATGGACAAGTTCCTCAATGATAGTTGATACTCACCTATGCACTTGGTTAGATTATGATTTAAACAATGGGTGGAATTTTGAAAATAAGTAAATGAAGAAAATATTAGTTACGGGTGGAGCTGGATTTGTTGGTTCAAACCTAATTAAAAGATTAAGAATAGACTATCCAGATGCAGAAATAACATCATACGATAATTATTTTACAGGTAAGAAAGAAAATCACGTAGAAGGCGTAAAATACTTAACTGGAGATACTTGGGATATTACATACGCGTTCTCTAACGATAAAGGAACATTTGATTTAGTTTATCATTTTGGAGAATATTCAAGAATTGTAAAATCTTTTGATGATGTTGCATATGTAAACCAAACCATTCTTGGAGGTACACCTAAAGTTCTTGAACTTTGCAGAAGATGGGGCGCTAAATTAATTTATTCAGCAAGTTCATCAAAATTTGGTAATAATGGCAAAGATGAAAATCTTTCTCCATATTCATGGGCAAAAGCAAAAATGGTTGAGCTCATTAAAAACTATGGAGAGTGGTTTGATCTTGATTATGAAATTTGCTATTTCTTTAATGTATATGGACCAGGCCAAATCACAGCTGGAGACTATGCAACTGTTATCGGAATTTTTGAAAGACAAAAATCTGAAGGTGTTCCACTTACTGTAGTATATCCTGGAACACAAACACGTGACTTTACTCACATAAATGATATTGTTTCCGGACTTATAGCTGCAAGTAAAGTTTCATATAACGGAGAATGGCATTTAAGATCTGGGAAGGAATATTCAATTTTACAGGTAGCTGAAATGTTTCAACATCCTTATGAAATAGTACCAGAACGTCGCGGAGAACGTTTAAGTTCCGCAAAAATAGAAACACAAACAGAAAGTATTCTTGGCTGGAAACCTACCCACAGTTTAGAATATTGGATCTCAAAAATTAACTTAGATTAAAAATGATTTATTACACATCTGACAGTCACTACAATCATAAAAACATTGTAAGTGGAGTATCTCGATGGGAAGACAAAAGCGGTTGTCGAGATTTTAAAACTAAAGAAGAACATGACGAAACTGTCATAAAAAATATTAACGATTGCGTAAAGCGCGATGACGTTCTTTTTCATCTTGGTGATGTTGCATTCCAAGGCCCTGAAAAAATTATTGAATTTCGTAATCGTATTCGTTGTAAAACCGTTCACCTAATTTTAGGCAATCATGATGTTGACATTCACAAAATGGTTGAACTTCAACAAATGTTTACAACTGTTGATTTTTATCGTGAGATTAACATAAATGGACAAAAGATAGTATTGTGTCATTACCCACTTAGAACTTGGAATAAATGGCATCACGGTAGTTTTATGTTACATGGTCACTGTCACGGTAAATTACAACATCAAATACCAGCTTCATTACTTAAAAGATTGCTTGAAGAAAACCAAATGGATGTTTTATGGGCACTTGCAAATAATGAAGAAGTTGACGGTTATTGTCCTAATGGTAGATCTCTTGATGTGGGGTTAGATACACACCCACAGTTTAGACCTTATAGTCATACTGAAATTTTGGAAATAATGAAAACCAAATCTTTTACTCCAACTGACGGTCATTACCCCGCAGAAAAAATGAAAGATAAATAACAAAAATCTAACTGTTATGTTATCTTACAAAGAATGGGTTCTTAATGAAGGTGGGTGGTCTTCTGTTAAAACACAAGGGATTAAAATCACACCTGCTATTTTAAAAATTGCTGATGATTACGTAAAGCAATTATTTGCTGATTTTGAAAAGTGGATGAAAAAAAACCATCCTAATACTTTACCACTTAAAGGAATTCGACCAGTAGGTTCAGGTATCTATTATGAAGAAGATTTAAAAAATGAGCCTGAAAAGATATACGGAGATATAGATTATCTTATAGAATATCCTGTGTACGGTGATTCTACGGATGAACGAAAAACTGAAACAGAAGCTATTCGTTTTTATAATCGTGAATTGTTTAGATTTTTTAATGAAACTAAATATAAAGGGATTGATCTTAAAGATTCACGAGGTGCTGATGGTAGCGGAGCGGTTCTTATTGCTGAAGTTCAACCTAACGTGTACATCCAAGTTGACTTTGTTGTAACACATGCAAAATATGTTGATTGGGCTCTTGACAGATTTACACCTATACATAACATTAAAGGATTTGTTTCAGGCAATCTTTATTCATCACTTGCTGATGCTCTTTCAATATCAATGGGCGACCGTGGTGCCAGAGCAAAACTTCAAGCAGGAGCACTTGTACCATTTCGTATGAGAAAAGATGTGGAAGAAATTGCCATTTCATTAAACTTTAAAACGCTGTTTACCGACATTGTTAACTTTTTCGTTTCTTTAAAAGATAATACACAAAACCCTGCGTTTTTACAAAATGATATTGCAGGTATAGATTCTAAGAATCTTAGTCTTGCAGGTATTGCGCAAGGAATTGCTTCACTTGCTGAAGTTCTTGAACGTAACGGCGTTCTTGATGGAAACACAGTTTCTTTTAAAAGCGCAAAAGAATTAAAGAAAGCTGTTGCTGTTAATTATGCAAAGAAAATGGCTGAATTGAGAAATGACAGTAAATTCCAAAAAGCAGAAGATCCAATGGCAATCGCTGCTCGTGATAAGATTTTTAAAACATCAATGGATGCTGAAAAAGAGGTTAATTCTATTCTAGGATAAAACTTTTATATCATTTGTGTATATAAACTTCGATTTGTTTTTTTAAAAACTTTTGAATTATGTTTAAGACAAAAATCTTTTCGTTTTTAAAATACAACAAGTTTACTTTTGGTAAACAAATCGTATCACAATTCGTTATCTTTGAGTGTAAGTACCTTTTTAGTTTAATTATCTTTTACTTTCACAAATCAAATTCATCGCAAGATAGATTTCATACTCACGCATTTAATGCAATTTCAATTAAACTATTTGGTGAATATGATGAATACATACTTGAAGATGAAAAAACAGGAAACTATAGAATTGAAAAAAGAAACCAAACTTTTAAATATTTTCCCAGAAATAGTTATCATAAAATAGGAAATAGCACTGGGTGTTGTACTATTCTATTATCAGGACCGTGGCAAAAGTATTGGAAAGAATACATAAACGGAAAAGTAATAAACTATTCTTGGGGAAGAACTAACTAAATTAAATTTTTAACTATGAAACCAAGTATTAAAGTGTTAGCAAAAAATGGTGATTTAAACATCAAGAATGTTAGTGAAAATCCATTTGATGCTGAATTTAAGATTACAATGTACACTAAGAAAAAGTCTTTTAAAGAAAGATTTTTTGATCTTTTTACAGATTCTGCTTGTGAATGCACTATTTATGTAGACAGAAAACAAGGTAAACTAATTTCAACATTTATTCATAATGAACTTACATCTGCTGATAAAGTTTATAAAGAATCTAAAGAATTAACAAAAGAGGTTGTTTCTGCATCCGAAGAAAAACCAAAAAAGAAAAGAACTTACAAACCTCGTAAGAAAAAAACTGATACTACAACGACTACTAATTCATAATATCAATTCCGATAATAGAATATATGTCAAAAATAAAAACTCCCAGAATATGTCTTAATATGATCGTTAAGAACGAGTCCAAGATCATTAAAAGATGTTTGGATTCTGTAATTGATATCATAGACAGTTGGTGTATTGTTGACACTGGTTCAACAGATGGCACTCAAGATATTATTAAAGAAGTTCTTAAAGATAAACCAGGTATCCTACATGAAAAACCGTGGATTAACTTTGGACATAATCGTAATGAAGCATTACAGTTAGGAAGAGAATGGGGAGAATGGATTCTTCTTATTGATGCTGATATGATACTCATAAATAATGGGTTTGATAAAAATCAGCTAAATCCTAATTTTGACGTTTACGATTTAGTTCAAGATAACGCTGGAACAGTTTATAATAACATGCGTTTACTTAACACAAAGCGTGAATGGAAATGTATAGGTGTTACGCATGAATATTATGATTGTACCGGAGGCGTTAAACTTCGTGATAAATTAGACAGCCTTTGGTTTAACGATGTTTCTGATGGTGGATCAAAAGGTGATAAATTTGAACGTGATATTCGTCTTTTAGAACAAGGATTAATTGATGAACCTAATAATTCTCGCTATATGTTTTATCTTGCACAATCGTACCGTGATATTGGGCAATATGATAAGGCTATTGAATGGTACCAAAAAAGAGTTGACGCTGGTGATTGGGAAGAAGAAAGATGGTTTGCCCTTTACATGGTAGGATATTGTATGATTAACCGAAATGATAAATGGGAAGACTTTTATCCTGTTATGTTTAATGCTTGGATGCTTCGCCCTTGGAGAGCTGAACCTGTGTGGGCTCTTGCAAGATACGCAAGAGAAAAAGAAATGTGGCATCATGCATATCAGTTATCAAAAATTGCTGCAACAATGCCGTGGCCAATTCATGATGTTCTTTTTATTACAAAAGCCGCTCACGGTTTTTCCGCTCTTGACGAATTTAATGTTTCTTCTTATTGGGTAGGACAATATGACGAGTCTTTACAGTCTGGTTTAAGATTGCTTCAACATCCAGATTTACCTCAATCTGAGATTCCAAGAATTAAGAAAAATATTTGGTACGCAAGAAAATCATTAGGCCACTTTTCAGAAACAGCTCTTGAAGAATTTATTAACGAAAAACGCAATCAAATATGAATTTAGCAATTATTGCATCAGCATACGGCTATAATATTGAACAAGTTAAACCCTGGGTTGAAAGTTTAAAAAGAACCAAATTTGGTGGAAAGGTTTTTGTTCTTGTTTATAACCCACAAGAAGAAAGTCTATTAAATTACCTTAAAGAAAATGATATCTTTGTTATGATAGGGCGCCTAAATGGTGAAACTAATATGGCAACACAAAGATTCATGGATTATGTAGAAATTTTAAACTCGGAATTTGCAAAAGATGTTGAAGGAATTATCACAACAGATATTCGTGATGTAGTTTTTCAATCTGATCCTGGTGTTTGGTTTAAACATAACATTGAGGATTATGGATTAATGGCAACCAGCGAAGGAATATGTTTTCGACACGAAGATTGGAATGGTGATAATTTAGAAGCTCATTTTGGAAAAACACGTTTCTTAAAATTTGCTGACTATGAAACTCTTTGCTCTGGAATTATTGCTGGTAGACGTGAACCTATTATTCAGCTATTTAAAACTGTCTACGAATTAGCTTTCTTTTCAAATGACCCACATGCATTTATAGACCAAATTTTTTATAACATTGCAATCTATGAAATCTATTCAGAAATTACTAAGATTGTTCCAGCATCTCAAAACTGGTGCGCAAATTTAGGTACTTTAAAAGCAATACCTGAAAACCAGCCTGAATGGTCAACCGCTTCAAGATCAGCTTATAATTCTTTTGAAAGAAATCGCAAGAATAAAACTTTTGTGGAAGCAATGAAATGTAAAGTACCACAAATGAAAGACGGCAAAATTTATGCTGATAATGGAAAACCTTTTGCAATAGTTCATCAGTATGATAGATATCAACCTTGGAAAGAAATTCTTTTACAAAAATATTCTGGTGTTCAATACGTTTCTTAAAAAACAAAAATATGTACTTAAACTTACCTTATAAAATTAAATATGACACCAATGAATTTCCTTTTCGTGAAGTAATTCAACAAATATTAGGTGTTAAAGATTTAGAAAAAATTCATGAATTAGAAAAAATTGATCTTTTAGTTCGTGAAAATGATCAGTACACAAAGTGGCATAAACTTTACTACGAAAATTTTCAAAAAGAATTTTATCCTCTTTATTTAAAATTTATACATCATCTTGCAAATTCTTTTAATTATGATGAATTAATTTATCAAAAAATACCCACTTTTAGAGTTCACTTGGTAAATAATTTAGGAGTAGGTGAATGGCATAAAGATCGTAACTATAATCATGGAGTATCTGAAGTAAATTTTTGGTTACCTTTTACAGATACTTATGATACTAATACAATCTGGTGTGAAAGTAAAGAAGATAAAGGAGATTACTCTCCATACTCTGTAAAATACGGAGAAATCTTAGTATTTAGTGGGGCAAATTTAACGCACGGTAATCAAATTAATGAAACCCCGGATTCTCGTTTATCAATTGATTTTAGGTTAGTAGAACCTGAAAAATTTATAGCAAATACGGAAGGCTCAATTAATATGAAAACTCCATTTGATATAGGTGGTTATTTTGAAAAAGCAAAAATATGAAATCACAATTAGGATTTTATCTTTGGGGTTACGCTAACACAGAAAGTATTGATTATGTTTTAGGTAAATTAAGAGAATCGTACCCTGATAGTGATTTGGTTCTTTCTTCTGATAATGGTTCTGATATGAAAAGTATTGCTGTTAAACACAATGCTATACAATACATACACGGTAATCAATCACACGGCCCTTGTCATAAATCATTAGAAGGTAACAGATATGGTTGGACTGTTAACGAAGCTAAACTTTGGTTGGATAGAGTTTACGAAGCTTGTAAGTTAATAACTAATAATTGGGTTATGCTAATGGAAGAAGATGTTCTTATAAAAGAACGTTTTAAGTTTCCTGCTGTTGATCTTATTATGATACCTAATATAAAAAATGCAATTTGTTTGGCAGGTATTAAATGGATAAAAGAACGGGGTGGAGATATAAGTTATCCTTGGTATTCTGCAGGCGGTGGTAGTATCATAAATCGTCAAAAGTTTATTCAGGCATACGAAAATCATATAGATTCTTTTACAGAAAATTATGAAAGAATCTATGAAGATTCTATGAAACACGGTATTGGCGGTTGGGGATGGAATGATTCAATTATATGTGTACTTATGTATGCTGAAAATGCAAAAATATCAACAGAATTACCTATTATTGAAAATGGTGATGAAACTGCATCTTACCCAATTATTCATAACTTCAAAAAGTATTATAAGAAAAACGAAAATTATAGATAATGAAAAAAATAGTTTTTTATCATGCTTATTTAGATGAGCCTTATCGCTTGGTTATTCAAGAGCAATTAACAAAAATCTTTACTTCAGGATTATATAAAAACTGTGATAGTATTGAAATGAGAATTGCTTCTCCCGCTCAAGATAGAATTGATTGGGTTCTTGAACTTATAAAAGACTATAAAAAGATTAACCCAATAGTTATTAATGTTAATCGTTCGCAATACCCATCTGACTGGCGTGAAGAAAAAATCACAATGCTTCATTTAAAACAAATGGCTGATGAAATTCCTGGATACTATTGCTATATTCATACAAAAGGAATTTCAAATAGAAACTATTATGTTGAACTTTGGAGACATAGTTCAGACTATGTAACTATATATGAATGGGAAAAAAACATTAAAATGCTTCAAGATGGTTATGATGCAGTAGGTCCTAATTTAAGATATCATACACATTTAGGATACTTTCCACATTTTAGTGGAACTTACTTTTGGGCAACTGATAAGTATTTAAAAACTCTTAAAGATGATTGGCTTAAAGAAACCTCTAATAGATTTTTAGTTGAATTTTGGATAGGATCTGGTAATTCACCTAAATTAGGGTCCACTTTTGAATGTGGTAATGAAGCTCCATACGTTATAGAATCTACAATAAATAAATACATACAAAATGAATCCAATTAAATACATCCCAGAATATAAAGATTTTAGTTTAAGATTAGCAACTCAAAAACCTAGTGCTTGGGGTGACATACCTTCAATTTTACCAGGTTTAATTAAAAAGTTTAACATAAAGACAAATAGTGCTATAGAATTTGGTGTTGAGTACGGTTATTCTACATCAGCACTTGCAAATATTTTTACCAACGTTACTGGAGTTGACACCTTTACGGGTGATATACATGCAGGATTTAAAGGTGACATATATAGAGAAACTCTTAATTATCTTTCCTCATACCCTAACATTAATCTTGTACAAACTAAGTATCAAGACTTTTGTAAAAAACATACTAATTATTATGACTTTGCACATGTTGATATTGTTCATACGTATGAAGATACTTATGCATGTGGTGAATGGTGTGTTAATCATGCTGATGTTATAGTATTTCATGATACTATGTCTTTTCCTGAAGTGTTACAAGCTTGTAAAGATTTAGCTAAAAACTATAATCTTGAATTTTATAATTATGAAGGTAGTTATGGATTAGGTATTCTAATAAAAAAATAAGCATATGAAAAATCAATTTAATCTTATCTTAATACCTTCGGTTATTAGAAACCCTGTGTTATCATTTCATATGTCTGAACAAGAAAGACTTAATCAATTACTTAATACAATTAAGTCTTGTGTTTCTAAGATTCCAAATTATTACATAGTTGTATTAGAAGGTGGTACTTATAATCAAGAAGATAAAAATTGTATGCTTAATGCAGGCGCTAATGAAGTTTTTAATTATGATTTAGTAGAAAATGGTAAAAGATTACCAAATCACAACCGCAGCAAATCTTACGGTGAAATGACATTATTTTTAGAGTATTTTTCTACAAATGAATTTTTTCAAATAAAGGATAGCTTATTAAGTATTAGTAAAGCAGGAGGTAGAATTTTATTAAATGATAAGTTTATTTTTACATCTGAAGATATCTGTGTTATGAATTTTTCACATTTAGTTTGGAGCGGAAAAGGCGCATGTTCAGGAAGATATTGGAAAATACCAATTAAGCATTTCAATCATTTTTATACACAACTAAAAAAGTTATATGAAGATTACAATAAAGACGAATCAATTATAGATATTGAACACGGGTTTTATCAATATAATGTTGTGCCACTTGAAGGATTAGAACCTAATACAATATCAGGGGTTTCACTTTTTGTTTCAACGTCAGGAGTTTGGGAAGATAGCTAATAAAACTATAATAAAAAATAAGAATATAAATTAAAAGTATCTTATGAAAAGAACACATGAAATTCCACTGTTTAAAGTTTATATGTCAGAAAACGCTGCACCTGCAGTTACAAAAGTTTTAAATAGCGGTTATATCGGGCAAGGTCCAAAAGTTGAAGATTTTGAAAAAGACCTAAAAACATATTTTGATAATGACCGAATTGTTACTTTAAATAGTGGAACCTCAGGATTACATTTAGCATTACATTTATTAAAAAAGTCTTCAAAGGTAACCGCGGCTGATGGGTATAGTATATTTGAAGGTGGTTGGACAGGATTACATGAAGGTGACGAAATCCTAGCAACACCACTTACATGCACAGCTTCAAACTGGCCAATTCTTGCAAACGGTTTAAAGATTAAGTGGGTTGATATTGATGAAAAAACTCTTAATATGGATCTTGATGATCTTGAAAGAAAAATCACACCTAAAACAAAAGCAATTATTGCTGTTCATTGGGGTGGGTATCCTTTAGATCTTGATAGATTAAAAGAAATTCAACAAAAGTCACAAAAACTTTATGGGTTTAAGCCAGTAATCATTGAAGATGGAGCACATTCGTTTGGTTCAGAATATAAAGGAAAAAAATTAGGAAATCACGGAAACATTGTAATGTATTCATTACAAGCAATTAAACACATTACATCGATTGATGGCGGTTTACTCATATTGCCACACCAAGAATTGTATAATCGTGCAAAACTTACAAGATGGTATGGTATTGATCGTGATTCTAACCGTAAGGATTTTCGTTGTGAAGCAAACATTGACGAGTGGGGATTTAAGTTTCATATGAATGATGTATGTGCAACAGTAGGTATTGAAAATTTAAAAGATGCTGAAAAGATTATTAGCAGACATCGTGAAAACGCTAAGTATTATGATGAACACCTAAAAAATGTTAAAGGAGTTACTCTTCTTGAAAGAAACCCAAACCACGATTCAGCTTTTTGGATTTATAGTATGTTAGTTGAAAATCGTGATGGGTTTTATAAGTGGATGAAAGAATGCAAAATTTCAGTTTCACAAGTTCATGAAAGAAATGACAAACATACGTGTGTAAAAGAATTTGTTTCTAATTTACCAACACTTGAGAAAACTATTGGTAAAGTGGTTTCTATTCCTGTTGGATGGTGGGTGACTGATGAAGACCGTGAATATATTGTAGAATGTATTAAGAAAGGCTGGTAATGAAATTTAGAAATTTAATTCTTGATGATTTGCCATTCTTAAATGAGGTAAGAAATCAATATGCAAAAGAATTCTTACACGACTCAAGAACTTTTACATTAAGCGAAACCCAAGTTTGGTTTGTACAAAATAAACCAGACTTTTATATGATTTTGGTTGATGATAAACCGATAGGATATTTTAGGCTATCTAATCATTCTGTAGAAAATCGTAATATTTATATAGGAGCTGATATACATCCTGACTATACAGGTAAAGGATACGGTTATCAAGCATATAAAGCTTTTTTGCCTTTTCTATTTCAAAAATATGATTTACATAAGGTTTCTTTAGAAGTTTTACATACTAATCATATAGCTATAGGTTTATATGATAAACTTGGGTTTATTCAAGAAGGTATTAAAAGACAAGAAGTTTATAAAAATGGTGTTTGGGTTGATTCAATTATAATGTCAATACTACGAAAAGATTTGAAAAGTAAAAATTGTTAATAACTTTAGTCCTACAAATTTTTATTTGTAGGATTTTTAGTTTAATTTTATACTTTAAATACAAATAATATGAAAAGATTACTTTGGTTAGACGATATTCGTAATCCATACATAGCTGATTGGTTAATGCGCTATGCTCCTGAGTTTGCTTACGGAGAAGGTGAAGTACATTGGGTAAAAAGTTATAATCAATTTGTTGAATGGATCACAGAAAATGGGTTACCCGATTTAATCTGCTTTGATCACGATTTGTCTGACATTCATTGTTATAAAAGTACTTACAAAGAAAAGACAGGTTTTACCTGTGCACAGTGGTTGGTAGAGTATTGTATGGACAATCACAAACAGATTCCTGCATTTAGAATCCAAAGTGCAAACCCAGTAGGTGCTGCAAATATCACAGGCTTATTAAATAATGCATCTAAACATTTATCTTAATGGAAAAAGAACTAAAACCTAAAGCAACAAGAAAGAAAACGCCTAAGCCAGAACTTAGTGCTTATGAATTAATCTATGCTGAATTTCAGTCTGACTTGAATGATAAAGAACTTCAAGAAAGATATGACAGATTTAAAAGAACTCGTGAAGCGGCAAAAGAACGTCATAATAAAATCATACCTGAGATTAATGATTTAATTGCTCAACGAACAAAAGTGCGTGATCTTATTGTTGATCTTGCTGTTAGTGGTATTGACACTACTGACGCTGTTAGGAAGTTTAAAGACTTAGAAGAAAAAATACTTGAACTTGCCAATGTAATTGAAAAAGAAAAAACAATTATGGCGGAAGAAGATGCTTTAATTAAGAAATACGAAGAAGGTTCTGAAAAGAAATTCTTTCATTACTGGAAAACTTTCAAAGCTTTGGATAAAAACACGCCTTCTTGGTTAGATTGGTATCATAAGCAATATAAAGGAATGATTATCTAATTTGTTAATAACTTATTAGGTAATTATTTGCTTATGTTATTTTTTTAGTTTAATTTTATTCTATCAAATTAAAACAAATATGGAAACTTTAATGAAAGCCGTAATGGCAATTTTTCTTGCATCAGGTGTTGCCTTTTTACTAATTCTTATCTTAGGATTACCAACTATGTGGTTATGGAACTGGCTAATGCCCGTGATCTTTAAACTACCAGAAATTAACTTCTTACAAGCGGTAGGGCTAATGATGCTTGCTTGGTTTATTTTACCATCAGGTTCAAAATCGTCTAATTCTAATTCTTAAACATATGAGAAACGCATCAAGTATTTTTATTGGTATCTTTGTGATCTTATTTTTTGGTGGACTTGTATATACTTGTACAGGTAGACAAAATAAGCAAACTTTTATCGCAAAAGTAACGGATAAAGAAAGAATTACAGATCAATCAGGAAAAACTGTAAATTCATATTACTTAATCTTTACAGATAAAGGAACTTTTAAACTTGAGGATGACCTTTTCTACGGAAATTTTAACTCCAGCGATTGGTACGGTCAAATCCAAAAAGATTCTACTTATACATTTCATACTATCGGATATCGTAGCGGTTTCTTGAGTATGTACCCTAATATTGTAAAATTTGAACATGGAAGCAAATAAAACAATTCCTTATGCCTTTAAAGAAGGCAGAGGTGTAAGAGCAAGAACTCTTTATGACCTCAATGATGAACCTATCTGTGTATATTTCATTAAGACAGGTTGGCAAGTATCCCCTGCAACATATCATGTGATTATTGAGTGGGGTGATATGGAGCAAACAGACTACTTATATCTTGACACAAATCAGATTCTTGAAAAATTTGGTTTTGATATTACAACCGAGGAAGTTCCTCATAGTGTTCTTACATATCGTCAAGATATTATTGATTTACCAAATGACCAACAATTAGGTCATCTTGTAAGAACACAAGCAAATCTAGTTTAACCTAAATTTTTTAGTTATGATTACAAAAATGAATCTTAAACCTAATTGGGAGAAAATTTCAACAACTCTTAAAAGTATTGGGCGTGCAACAATCATTATAGTATCAATTGCTGTTGGTTTTATTGGTGGAGAAATCTATCATAATTATCAAACGCACACACGAAACTTGAGTATGCAGGAAAGCAAAACTCCAGAGCAAACATCAGTTGCAATTAATGAACGTGGTGAATTGATGATTATTAATCGTCAAAGAGGTACTTACACGCTTTATGATAAGCAAGTTGGTAATATGATCTTTAGCCTTTACGCAAATAAGATCTATCAAACCAAGACAGGTAACTAAAATAATGTAATATGAAGGACATGTTTAAAACCCTGATGATTTCTATCATCGTAGGATTAACGGCCTTCTGGATTTACATTAAGAACCCTATTGAGTTCACATCTTCAGATGCGCCTATCATATCGCAAGATTCACCGCCTTGCTTACAAATGTATTATCTTATTGAGAAATATGCTGAACAGTATAACATTCCTAAAAGATATGCATACGGTATAGCTTACTGTGAAACACGATATCGTAACCCTTTTCAATGGACTTATTATCACAAACAAACATCTTTTGCTGGAGCGGTTGGACCTATGCAAATTATGTATCCTACTGCAAAGTATATGTGGCCTGGTAAAAAGTTTACGAAAACTGAACTGCGTGATAACATTGCGCTTAATGTTGAGACGAGTATGAAATTCTTAAGACATTTACATAATCGTTATCACAATTGGAAAATCGTATTTGGTTATTATAATACGGGTAGACCTATGATCAACGGATATGCACTTAATGTGTATAACTACAAAATTCCTTTTTAATGAAAGAACATAAATCTATACAGCCGGTTGAAATTTTTGCAACCGGCTTAAATCCTATATCAATAGACGGAGAATATTTTACAACAACTACAGATTCTTGGTTTCCACTTTGGTCTTATATTACAATAGTTTGCGAAGACTTTTTATCTGAAGATGAAGAACAAATTGGATTCTATCCTAAACAATTAAGATCCCAAATCCCACAAGATATTTCAATTAAAATGGCAAGAGCTTTATTTTCTGAAATAGAAAATGGAAATGCAAAAGCCTTTGGTGAAAGTACATTCCCTAACGGTGACTTTACTTTTTCTGTTGATGAGTTAAGTAAGTTTGCTCATTTTTGTGGATTATCAGGCGGATTTAAACTTTCATAGTTGTTAATAACTTTTTTCTTAAATATTTGCATTTGTTATTTTTTTAGTTTAATTTTATACTATCAAATTAAAACAATATCAATATGGAAATTCGTAGATTTAACCGACATGAGAACATGGATTCCGAAACACGCGGAATGATTCTTGACACAATCATTGAAGTTGGCGATTTAAAAACAAATGTTTGTCATTTGGAAAACATGCTTTGGGGTTTATTTGACGGTTATGATTATTCTGAAAAGATAATCCTTTCAACAGAACTTGCACAAGTTACTCATGAAAATGCAGAATTAGGTGCAAAGATTTCTACTATCTGCGGAATTATTAAAAAGTATCCAACTGAAACATTTGCTTAATTATGTCTGACACTTATTTTTCTACACAAGCTGGTGCTTTAATACATGTTAATGAAAAAGTTAACCGTAAAGGTTATGAAATAGTTTACCCTGATAATTTATGGACTGAACATGTTGCGTACGGCAAAACGGTTAAGTATACATTTTCACTTAAATGGATAAAGACAGGAAATATGGTTAAACGTCATTTACACGTTTCTCTTTACAGAATGGATAGCGGTTCTTATGAATTAACTTATTACATAAATTAAGAACTATTTTAAAGACAGGAATATAAACATTACTAAATACTTATTCTATGAACAATCAATTGGTAATTGAGCAAATTAAGTCTGGAGTTGCTCAATTTATTGAAAAACTAACAGACCGTGAAACTCGTGAATTTAAGTTAAAAGACTTATCCATCACAGAAAAAGGATTATTTTTAAATGACATGCCAATTGACGGCATTGCTTTGTCAAAAGTCCTAAGTATCTTGCGTGTAAAGAAAGACTTTACAAAATTTGCTGACAAAATGACCGCTGAGGATTGGTTATCTGTCTCAGAAAAAATTAAAAATGCTGAAGGCAATGTTAAACTTTATGCCACAATCAGCAAAGATCCTCAAGGTAATCCTACTGTTACCGATGCACACCTTCATCGTGAAAACAAAAAACAATCTGATGATGCAAGTTACCAGCAATATCTTGACTGGATGTATGATGCATTAAGTGCTTCAGAGATTGATTATTCACTAAAGAGTCTTTCATTTAACGATCAAAATGAAATGACTGAAATCATTTTACTTAACGAAACCAATGAAATCGACGTATTCGGTACAGGTACTGATATGTGGAAAGGCGGAGAACGTTTTTACTTCAATGGTTTGCGTTTTAATCATGCGCCTTTCTTACAAAGACTTTCCTGCGCGAATGGTGCTACTGCTGCAGAATTTGGTTTTGGTGCTGATATCTCAAAAACCACTTTTAATAATAAAAGAATTCAATCTGTCATCAAGAAAGCTATTGAATTTGGTTCAGATAATTTGTCAGAGATTGTGCAACAAGCAGCTCAGCATTTAAGCAGAAACCAAGTATCTCTTCTTGAGTTTTATCAATACCGTGATTTCTTTGAAAAGAAAAATGAAAATGGTAAATATGACAAGATCGTTGATCAATACTTTAATGATCAGCCATTCTACAAAGGTTATGGAGTTAACATAACAGAAAAAAGTAGAAAATGGAAGTCTACTGCCAATACCGGGATTAACGCATATGATTTCTTTAACTTGTTAACTTATATCGCAAGTCACCCGGACGAAATCAAGGTAGATTCTGAAGATCGTATTGAGTTACAAATTAAGGCTTCTTCATTCTTGTTTAAGAAAGAACTTGACCTTGAAGATGTTGCCGGTGTTGCAAAAATCGATTATCCGAAACTTGCTATAATGAACTAATATCTCAAAGAATTTTTTCATTGAGATTTGTGTGTGGTCAGGACCCCTCTGTCAAAGGAGGGGTCTTTTTATGTTTAAAAGAAAGTAGATATATAAAGAAAAAGGATTTTGAATGTCTTTATTAACTTATAACGACTTTCTTCTTGAAGGTTACTCGGTTCATCATGAGCAAGAAAGTAAGAAAGCCTTACTAATTGCTTGTGCTGATGTTGCAGGTGCTTCAATCGAAGAAAAGGAGTCTTTATCATATTTTATTAATGAAGGATATGTTAATGAACTTTTTGATTTAGCAAGTGACATTAATGAAAGTTCTTTTGCTGAAAAGTTTAAACAGCTTGCAATTAATGCAAAAGAAAAGATTAAAGAAAAGGGAAAAGATTACGTAAAGAAACTCGGTGATAAAACACAAGCAGCTTTAAAATTTGGAGGAAATCTTTTAGCACCTCTTAAAATGGTTTTAGGTAAAATTAAAGAGGTTATCAAAAAAGCCTGGGATATTGCAAAAGATCAAACTAAAGCAGCTGTTGAAAAAGCAAAAGAAAAGATTCGTGAAAAAATAAAACCTCTTCTTCAAGATTCTGATAAAAGAAAGAGAATTATTGAAGAACTTAAAAACTTACAAGCAATGGCAAGTTCTTCTGTAAAATGGTTAGGTGGTGGTTTTATTGACGCAATTGAAAAATCTGGAGAAAAGGCTGCAATTACTGAGGAATCAGAGGATTACTTTAAAGCTTTTGAATCCGCATTTTATTATGCAGCTGCTGAAACTCTTTATGAAGGATATACATTGGAATCTGTATTAGAAGAACTTGCACTTTTTGAAGAAGAACATGGAAAAGCTAAAGGCGGTATTCATATTCCTTTTATTTCATCTGTTCTTTCTAAATTAGCTCATACTCCACCGTTTTCAGCATTTCACAAAATTGAAGATGCTGTAGCCGCTAAGGCTGAAAAAGGATTAAATGCGTTTTCAGTATTTATGACAAAAGTTGCATCAGCACCTGGCCCTTTTGAATTTCCTGTAATTGCGGGACTTGTAGGTATTGCTGCAGGTTATTTAGCAGAAACCCAATTCAAAAAAGGCTTACTCGATTTACAGTCTGTTGCTGAAAAATCATTAGGAATTGTTATACCTGGTTTTGGTATCATAATTAAAGTTCTTAAATACGGCGGTCTTGCACTTGTAATTCATGGGGTGATTAATGAAATTGTGGGTGGTGAAGGCAAAGAAGACAAAGAAGAAAAGAAAGAAGAAACTGTATAAAACAAATACATAAGAATTGAATATAAAAATAACAAAATATAAATGAAACACATTCCTACGTACGAACAATTTATAAATGAAACTGATGTAGTCGGACACGATGAAATCACTGCAACAAAACCAACCGCACTTTCTGAAGAAATGTGTGAAGCTGTAGACAAATGTATGGAAATGGCAATGAATGAAGCTATTGCTTGGAATGAAGATGAGCATAAAGAACATACAGCTGAAGGTTATATGAATGCTTGTGAAAATTACATTAAAGAATCTATGAATAAGATTCGTGAGCAATTTTCAAACATTGCTGGTTTTAATCGCACTGATGGCGATATGAGACAAGGCACTGTACAAGATGTACCAGTTATGAGCGGTGCAGTTCGTTAAAAATATGTGTAATAAAAATGGCAAGAGCTAAGAAATCTCAAAAGAAACCTAAAAGTAGAAAAAGTGCTTTAAAGCAACTTAAAAGGTTAGCAATTAATAATGAGATTCTATCAAGATTGAGTATTAACTAAAATCAAATTATATGAATCATTGGAACGTTAGAGTTAGAGTAACGACAGAAGACCTTGACACAGGTAAAATTAGAGGTAAAATGGAAAATTACCTTATTGAAGCAGAAACGATTGAAGCTGCGCAAACATTAATTCGTGAGTATTTTAGAGGGTTAACTATTGACCATGAAATTCGCGGAATTAGCAAAAGCGGTATCACAGAATATATTTCTGCTGAATCGTTAAGTAAATAATAACAAATAAACATGAGTTTAAAAGATTATAATAGCTGGATGTCAGTAAATGAAGGTACTGCCACAAAATCATTTCAATATTTAGAGGCATATGTTAATAGTGGTGGTAATACTAAAGTTATTAACTATGGTGATATCTTAAATGATAAAGCAAATGCTAAGAATGAAGGTGCTGTCTTAAATGAAATTAATTTCTTTGAGAACTTACTTAATGTTCTTGATAAAGATGCACGCGAAGTATCAAAGTATACCGAAGATCTTGTTGCTATTATTCTTAAAGGTGATAATTCAAATACTTACGGTGAAGCTGATACTATCTTTTCAGATGTGACTATGTCAAATGGAGAAAAGGTGTCTGTCAAATCATCAAAGCAAATAGGATTTAACAAGGTTCTGACAAGTTCAAGAATTAAAGTTAATCAAATTTTAAGTATCATTTATAGTGGAGGATTATCTCCAATCAGTGATAAACAAAAAGAGCAGTACTTTGCAGAGTTAAAAGAAGGTAAAGGACCTGCTGTTAAACCTGCTGGTCTATATTCAATTGCAGCATGTTATAAAAGTGGAAATGATTTTGTAATTGAAAAAACTGTTGCAGTAAGCGGTGTTGATTTACTTGACACATTCATTAAGAATGTTGACAAATTACATGGAGACGCAAAAGGTAGATTATCAGCTGCAAATGATATTCAAAGTATTTTAGGATTTAAGCCTGCTAATACATTTATCATAAAAGGAATTAGCGGAAGCGATATTCAAAAACTAGCTGACGAAAGAAAAATCATTCTTAAAGCTATTGAAAATTTACCTACAAACGATTTACGCGATATTGCTACTGAGTATCACATTAAATAGTGAAAATTGTTAATAACTTTAGTCCCATAAATTTTTATTTGTGGGACTTTTAGTTTAATTTTATACTATAATTCAAAAACAATTACTTATGGCAACCATGCAACAATTTTTAGAAATGGATGGAAACATTGGGTTTAACCTTGCAATCTATAATCGTTTCTCCACAATTGGTGATTCTGTATATGCTGAAATCTGTGGTGGATTTATTGACGGAGTTTATCAATGGGCAAATCATAATATTGATGATGTTTCCGAAGTTTCAAATGCTAAATATGTTGGTTGGATTATTCAGTTTTCTAATGGAGCTGAACGCAAAGTTTACATACCTCATTGGGTAATGGATAAACAGCCTGTTGACTGGAAGCACGCTAAAAACCTCTTCAACAAATACTTAAGAGTAGCACCAAATTGTTAATATCTTTTTGGTTATCTTTTTGCTATCTTAAATAAAATTGTATATTTTTATACTAACTAATCAAGTATACATAGGATTATCAAATATGACTTTAGATGAATCCTATCTATATTGTAAATTATTATCTAATGGGTGAAAATGTATTACACCAGATTACTTTAAATTTTCTAAACACTTTTAAGGTTATCGGCACTATTGATGCTAATGATCCAATGTATGAAAAGAAAATTAACGCTATCAAAAACATCTTACATGAAGATAGAATTGATACAATTCTGAAAATCATTGCCGAAAGATTACCTTCAAATGTAAGAGAATCCGCTATTAAGAAAATTGGCAGATTATTTAAAACTCACTATCAAGGTGGACCTGAAATGTTGGATCTTGTAGAAAACATGGTAGAAAATCCTTTCTATTTGGTAGCTGGTAATCTTTATGATGAACAGATGGATTTAATCCAAACACTCTCTAATCATTATAATTACTTGTCACCCATATTCTTTGAAGAAATCATTAAAGAGCAACCTGGTGATATGGGACCAGCCGAGTTAATGCTTGCTTCATTTACTACTTTAAGAAAAGGTAGTAAAGGTGATCTTTATGATGAGTATTCTGATCGTGCGATTGAAGTAAAAGGCAAAGACGGCCGCTTAGTAGCAATTAGTAAAGTTGCTAACGGTAATGATGCTCGTGAAACGATTAACCGCTTGCTTGGAATAAACTATGAGTGGCCAGGCATTTCATCTACTTACTTAAAGCGTTATGTATACCCTCTTGTTAAAAATGGATTATCGTATCCTGACGCAACAGTTTTTGTAAATGCGCTTTCACAGCATCCTGATACTTTTACTACTCATAAACATGAGATTATTCAAAAGGTTCATAAAGGATTTAAGAATGAGCGTGAAATAATGGAAGTTTTCTTAGCAATTCAAATCATGAGTTATTATGATGCTTCCAAATTTGATGATTTATTGTTATTCTCTGACGGTAAAGATGAATATCCAAAATGTAAACTATTTAAGATAACAGGTGCTACGATAGAAGAAATCTTTGAGTACGGTAAGCAAATATCTTATTCTGGGTGGTCGTTTGGTCAATCATCTTCAATAGGTGTTGCTCTTAAGAAATCTGATTGGTTACAAATTGAGATTAATAAGTATGGAAGAATGACCGTTGCTGAACGAGAAGAATACATTCAAGAAAATCCTGAGATGCTTGAGTATTCTGCTGAATTAGAACAGTCTATAATAACACAAAGAGAGAAAAGCCGTGAACAGTCAAGAGCACAAATGGAAAAGATTAAAGCGGATCCTGCTCGTTATGAAGAATATCGCAAAAAACAGCGTGAACAATCAAAAGCATTAATGGAAAAGATTAAAGCGGATCCTGTGCGATATGCTGAATATAAAAGAAAACAGCGTGAACAATCTCGTGCTGCTCTTGAAAGATTAAAAGCGGATCCTGTTCGTTATGCTGCTCATCGAGAAAAGCAAAGAGAAGCTGAAAGAAAAAGACGTTTGAAGAAAAAGATTTAGAAATAAGAAAACTGCATATTAAAAAATTGGGTCCAGAACCCAATTTTTTTGTCCCAAAACTATGTAAAAAAGATTGAATATAAATAAAACAAAATAAACACTTATGGAAGAACAAATTGTAAACCCTTGGGATAGACTTACTATTCAAATTGAACTGGGTGAAGAATATGGTGGAAAAGCAACTATGATGAAAGATGATATTGATAATCTTTGCGTTTTTCATAATATGTCAAGAGGGCAAGTAATTGATATGTTACTCGGTGCTTTAGAAACTACTCCTAAGAAAGAACTTACTGAGTAATGTGTTATGCCATTTCATCAAGACTTTTCTGAATTATATAGCATAGGAGAAATTAATGTGCATCCGTATGGCTGGAAAAAACTTGTAATTGAATATGGGTACGGTTACGTAGGTGATGTTCAAAATTTCTTTTGGAGAGTTAAAGAAACTCGACATACTTTTAGAATACCCTTAGTAACACTAAATGAAATGTCAAAAGGTAACTATGAAGAACATATTCAATACGTTCTTGAAAATTTTCGACAGGAATACTTATCATGGGCAGCCCAAGGATTCCCAGTTGAATGGATGGTTGAATACCACCACGAATACAAAAACTTCCTCGAAATCTAACTCAATATATACTAAAACAAACAAAATGAGTTTAACCACATATCAATGGATTAAAGGTGATCGCGCTGGTGATGTAGTGAAATCTGACGGAACTATCTTACAAGAAGGAGACATCAATTTCTTAGTATTCACTGACGGGACTCGATGTAACGAAAATCTTCTTGGTGATTTTATTATGTCAGTTGCAAGTGAAAATGAAGAAGACTTAATTCTTTTAAATGAAATTGCTCCGCAACCTTTACAAGTAGTTAATAAACCAAAACCTGAAGCAAAACCAACGGAAAAATCTAATCCTGTTAAGAAAGTAGATAGCCCATTAGTTTCTTTGTTGTCAACAGCAAAGAAAAACCCTAAGACAGTTAAAATTGAATTAACGATCGATGTACCACCTTATGATCTTATTCGTGTATTAGCAGGATCTTTTGAAGATGGGAATGAACAAATTTTAAATTACTTAATTAGTACTTTTACTCCAGAAGCGATCGATGAAATAACAAGAAAAGCTGCGCTTGATATTATGGCTGATATTTTGGAAGAAAAAGAAAATTTAGAAAAATATGAAAGAGTATAAAACATTACAAAAGTATAAAAACTTTGACATCATTGAAATTGAAGGTCACGAAAAAATTAAAATGAATCGTGTTTCGGTTGCTGTGATGCCGTATACCGTTGATGAACATGGAATGATTCACAACGTAGGCTTACTTAAAGAATATAACCCTCTTCGTGAAGGCGACTACTGTCATACATTAATCACAGGTACTATTGATTATGAAGATGATACTCTTTTGTATACAGCTAATCGTGAACTTCAGGAAGAAGGAGGCTTTGAGATACCCGCTAATGAAACCGAAAGATGGTTATATTTAGGTAATTTTTACCCCTATAAAGATAGTGATCGACAAGTGCCTACATTTGCTGTGGATGTAACAGGGTTAACTGCTGGTGAAGTAAAAGGTGATGGATCCAAAAAAGAAAAACTATCACAATTGGAATTTATTCCGTCTAATGATATTATGATAACTGAAGAACTATTACCATTAGGCGCTTTCTTAAGACTATTTAATTATTACTACTTAAAAACTATAGGACATGTATAACAGACAACAAAGACGAAAAATGGAAAAGCAGTTAGGTCTGCGTAAACAATTTGCAAATATGTCAGCCTCTGAAAAAGCTGAAATGCGTAAAAGAAGAATGGAAAGTGGAAAACAAATTCACTTGCAAAATGTTCAAGCACGCGAGCAGTATGAACAAGCTTTTGAAGCAGAAGTGTATCAAAAGAGAATTACTTCTTTTCAAGAAACAGGTATGACGATTGAAGAAGCAACCGCTCATGTAGATGAGTTATATGCTTTGGAAAATGCTAAATGGGAAAAGCGTCATATGAAAAAAATTACAACGGCACACGTACACCCTACTGAATAATGAATCTATACATAACTATAGAAAACCGAGCAAAACTTAAAAAAGCCTTTCTTAATTTAAGAAAGCAACAAATTATTGCGGTTGACGAAGTGGTCGTTGACTTAGGGTATTCTATAGAAAATATTGATTCTTATTCATCTTATATTGTAAACCAAAAGATTAAGAAAATCATTACATCGACTGCGTCAAGTAAAAAGATGCAGTCGATTATTTATGTTAATGAAAATCTTAATGATGAAATTATTCGTGGTTTAATTCACTTTTGTCAAGAACAGACACAAGTTCAAAAAGTAATCTTCTTAACAGAAAAAGGAAAGAATGAAGAATATTACGAACTCTTTGAAGAAGTCTTATTCTTTCCTAGTATTAAAAAAGTGCATATTATTGAATGCACACCTATTCAAGTTTGTTGGATGGATTCCGAAGTAGAAGAATAGTTTTCTTCTTTAATAACTTCCCACTGCTGACTACGCATTCTCAATATCAATCTTTTATTTAAACGCGGCTTTAGCGTATAAACAGAATCTTTTTGTTTTTTCTTAGGTGGTATAAGATTTTTAGTAAATTCTCTTTGTGAAGACTGTTTCATAATGTATAACTAGTTTTTCTATATATCCCAATCTTATGTATAATTGATTCTATGATATATAGAAAAAATAAGATATTCTATAAATGGCAGAAGCAGAAAAGTTTATTAGAAAACAAGGTCCAATCTTTTATTATAGAAACATTGATACTGAAAATCCAGAGTTATCAGCTACAGAAGATGTGATGATGATTCGTAGTGCTGTGGATGAAACTAAAGGTACTTGGAAAACAGCCCCTGAAACAAACTATCCACCAAATACTGTAATCATAGATTATCCTATTACGCCACCGCCTGCAGAACCACCACAGACAAATACAACTCCAGCAGCGCCACCACCTAGTATTGACGATCTTAGTCCTCAAGATCCACGACTTGTGTTTGCTGTAAATAGCGATACTGGAGCAGTTGTATATTCAATGAGCGCTGCAAATGAGCACCCTCTTATTGATGGTATGGCGTTCCCCAGCGACCCTAATGATGAAAAATCAGCTAAAGTTGCTGGACAAAATGCTCCTCCTGAAGTGGCAAATAAGTTTACAGAATTCTTTGGTGTACCTGCTTTAATTAACCCTAACTCATATATTAACCTACAAGCGGCGGGTGGTAAAGTAAATAATAAGTATTTAATTGATCGCGAGAATCAAATACGTTGGTATAATGTTTCTGAGCCTACAGTTGACGGTGGTGCTGGTGTTCAGCCATCAACTGCACCTACAACGCAAGAAATTGTAAATTGGTCAAGAACTCCTCTTAATGTAAATAAATTTCCTTATAAGTTTACAGACTTTGCATTTTTAAAATGGTGGAACAAAATTCCTAATAACTATCTTATTACTTTAAGAAGATATGCATTCCCTGTAAATGATGCGGTTTCCAGCGCTGAAGAAGTCCGTAACGAAGTTAAGGGAGAAAAACTAAAACCCGTAGCAACAATGCTTACTTTCTTAGGTGAAGATACGGGAAATAAAATGTCTACTATTTTAGGGCCTATTGAAACTGCACTTAAATGGAAAGATATTGAAGCTGCTGTTTGGGAAGTAAATACTGATAGTGATGGAGGATCTGTAAATAATCCTGCTCCAGGTTTATCAAAAGTTTTAGGATTCTTAACAAGTGGTGCTGCTGGTGCAAAAACAAAAACTCCAGGTCCTGAGCCAGTTGATCCTTATAACAACGGTCCTTATGCTAATAAGATTATTGGACCTGTAAATGTAATTGATAAAACTAAAGGTAGAGAAAGAGGTTTAGAATTTAAACATACGATTAATCTACAATTTGAATATAGTCTTAGAGCAATTGGTGGGATAAACACTAAAGCAGCTGGATTAGATATTATTGGTAACATTATGTTAATGTGTTCGGCAACAGCTCCATTCTGGGGTGGTGCTAACCGTCATATGCCTAATGCTGGTTTCGGTACGGCTGACCCTTTCTTAGGAGGCGCGGCAGGTAAAGCTGCTTGGATGCAAGGCAATCCTGAAGCATTCTTTTCCGCTCTTTCAGATCAATTCACAAAAGTGTTTCAGAACATGAGTGATTTATTTAATAAGTTATTAGGTGGTAGTCCTGAAGAAGGATTACAACAAATTGCATCTGGCGGTATGAAACAATTTATGAACTTGACATCTTCACAAGCAAGAACACGTGTTACGGGTATTCACTCTTTATTAACTGGAGCACCTGTGGGTGAATGGCACTTAATGATAGGACCTCCTCAAAATCCGATTATGATGATGGGTAATATGATATGTACTAATTGCAAACTTGAATTTAGTGATGAGCTTGGTCCTGATGATTTTCCAACAGAGATTAAAGCAACAATAACTCTTGAGCACGGTATGCCTCGAGATAAACCTGCAATTGAATCCATGTTTAACAAAGGTCGTGGACGAATTTATGCACTTCCTAAAGGATATGAAGAAAACTTAGCATCTACAACTCAATCACCAGTTGATACATCAATTCCAAGTAGATATAAGTATTACTCAAATGATCCTAAAGGTTCTGAAAAAGAAGCTACGGCAAGTAATCCAGATGTACAGCGTGAACAGCAAAACGATCCTGGGAATACTGCAAGTCAGCCTGTAGTAGCTAATAAGTTTGGTGCTTTATATGCTCAAGGATATGGTTATAACCCCGAAGCAGGAAAAGTAGCCGCTGCTAATGAAAATAATGCTAAGAAATAATGTTAAGTTTTACAAAAACCGTAGACAGTAAACCTCTTATTAAAGATAAAAAAGGTAACGATATAGTTGACTTACTAAAAAAAGATTTAGTAAAATCCGAGGAGGGTGTTTATCCGAGTGTAATTTCTTATTATTTAGTTACCGCTGATGATGTTATGAGGCCTGATTTAATTACACAAAAAATGTACGGTTATCTCGACTCAATGGAAGGTGTTCTTAAATTTAACGGAATCTCAAACCCTTTTGCGATTGATGAAGGGGAAACTTTATATACGTTTGATATACCTAGTATGGAAAGAAACATGAGATCCGGTAATGAATCAAAAATTGATAGGGCTGATATCCGTGATCAATATATTACCCCAGAGAAAAAATCAACAGTTGATCCTAACTTTAGAACATTTGATAAACGTGACACGCCAAGAAAACCTGATCCATCTAAAGGTAATCAGCCTGCATTACCACCTAACTATGCTGGGTTTGGAGATACTGAATTACAAGTTAGAAATGGTAAGATTATTTTTGGACCTAATGTTACAAAACAAGATGAAGACTGCGATAAGCCGCTATCTAAAAGTGAATTTATTTCAAGACTTATTAAGAATAGATTAAATACTAAATAATGGCACAAGACGAAAATACCATTGTAAGATCGCTATTTGATCCTAAAATCAAGATTGACCGTCTTGAAGTAGAAGATGTGTTTACAGGAACAAGTGATAAACTTAAAACACAAAAAGGTATAACTACTGGTGAACAGCATCAAAACCAACTTGGAGTTGATTACCCATTTCTTACAATTAATAACTATGTTTTTGATGCGGATGAAATTCAATCTTTTAGGATTGATGCAACAGGGTTTGTCCCTACATGCACCCTAGTATTTACATTAGTTAAAACTGATGCGTTTCGTTCACAATCATATCCTAAAGACGGTGATATCTTAAGTGTTTTTATTCGTGCTAAGAATGATGCTTTTAAACCTATTCGTAATGATTACATAATTAAACAGGTTCAATCTGGTGGTGGTGGAATTGAGAATCGTGGTGGTACAACTACAATTACTGGAGAATTATTCATACCACATATTAAAGATGAAATTATTACATCATATAACGGAAATTCATTTAATGTATTGCAAGATATTGCAAAAGAATTAGAATTAGGTTTTGCCACAAATGAAACTTCTACTGCAGATTCACAAGCCTGGATTTGTCCGGGTAGTACATGGGAACAATATATTGAAGACATTGTAAGCGCATCTTGGAAAGATGAACGTAGTTTTTATAAAGTATTTATTGATGTATATTATCACTTAAACTTTATAAATGTAAATAATCAGCTTGAAGGTGATGGGCAATTAGCGGCAGGCATTTTAGATTCTACTCTCTTTAGAGATTTTTATTCTAATGATGTAGGCAAAGTTGAAAGATCGCAAACACAGTCAGCTAAAATGCTAACAAACATTGGAAGTTTAAAAGGAACTAATATGTTTGTTCGCCAGTATAAAACGATTAACGAAAGTACTAAAATACATGAGCAGTATGGATATAAGTATCATGTACAATTCTTTGATATGAAAAGCTTAAAGTATTGGGATATTTTTATTGACCCAAAAACTTCAGATGGAGCTGAGAATAAAAAAATCATTCTTAAAGGTAGAACATTTCCTAAGAAAGAAGATGAAAAGGACGCAAGTGGAAAATCACCGTCTCAAGAAGAATATTGGAAAACTCAAAATCGTTTTGTATGGAAAGGAATTCAAAGTACAAATGTTCACGATAAATTTATTTATGCAAAAGCACATAATGAAAGAAACTTATTGGAAACTCGTAAGTTATATCTTGAAGTAAATGTTACAAGATGGAATCCTAACATTTATATGGGTGAAAAAATACCCATTGTTCTTATTTCACAAACTGATAAAATGAAAGCAATGGCTGATGCTACTGGAGAAGATGCAAAAGTTACAGAAGCTTCTTCTTATCAGGATTTTATTGTGATGGATCAATTTTATAGTGGGTATTATATGATAAACGGTATGAAACTTACATACACAGGTGAAGGTACAAGTTATTCACCTGTTAACTCTGGTGAAAATGCAGGCCCAACCATGTTTCAAACATTTATTATGACAAGACGTGAATGGCCGACTCCGTTGGGATAAAAAAGATATATAATTTAGAATATGTTTTACGCTGATAAAGTTACTAAGCAGTTTCATAACTATGGAAATAGTTTGGATCAAACAGCACCGAGTCCAATGAGTGACTATCAAGATCCTACTTATGTAGGGTTTCAGATACAGCTTGTAGAGATTCCAACAAGAAGCGTAAATAATTTATACGATATGAATGATTTACCTCATGGTCTATTTTCTCAAGACCCTGAAAAAGACATCTATTCTACATATAATTACTTAAAAAATAGAGGTGAATATAAAAGAGCTAATTACATATTACTTTTTGAAAAACATTTTAAACAACTAATTAATGAATGCCCGTGGTATTTTGTTAAAGTAAGTGGATTAGCAGATGCTTGGAAAATGGACCCTGCTCAAAATTGGAGAGGTAAAGATAAAAAGTTAACCATTGAAACTTTAGAGTCAATTGATTTAAAAATGAATTACATTATTGACTTATATCGTAAAGCTGTTTGGGATGCAAATTGGATGAGATGGGCAGTTCCTGACCACATGAGATATTTTAAAATGAATATTGTGGTAAGTGAAGTTAGACCTATGAAGTTTGGGGTAAAGAAAAGTGAAACTACAAATTCACCAGGTCAGCCAAAAAATGAACCACAATCAAAATTTGCAAAAGCAAAAGAAAAAATTGTTGATGGAGTAAATAATCGTATAGATTCTTTTAAAGCAAGCGTTGGATTATCTAATGCAAATCAAAGAGAGCAATATGGTTTATACGATCCTACGGTTCCGTGGTCTACAGCTACATTTGTTAAATTTTCTTTTGAGCAATGCGAAATTGATTTTTTTACTGAAGCACCTCCTTTTTTAGAAAGTGTTGGGATTTCGCCTGATGTAATGGCAACAAATAAACTTATAATTAAAACAAATGTAATTCGTGAAAGAAATGTTTATGGTTTATTAGGTGCTATTCTTGAAGACACTGCCACATATAGTGATTATGGTAAAGATGCCGCAAATAAAACAATTTATACCCCAAGTCCAATTCCTAATGAAAACGGAGTAATACCTGAATCTGTTGCAAATGAAGCTTCTGCAAAAGATGATTTTGGAAGTGGGTTACTTCAGCGCGACCAATCTCAAAAACAATTTAATTCTGATAATGGTTTACCCAATAGTAGTGGATTATTGGGTCAACTAGCCGGCCGAGCACTTAAAGGATTAGAAGCAGCAGCAACAGACTTTGTAAAAAATCAGGTAAATAGCTTTCTTTTAGGAAATGCATTTGGAGTATCTCCTACAAGTTTATTGGGTTCAGCTCAAGATATACTAAATAACCCTGCAGGCGCTATAGAAAATCTATTAAGAAAACACAGTAGTCCTACAATAGGTTCTGAGATAGCAAAAAAAGTTGAACTCACCGGAGCTGAAATAGAATTAGTACAAAACATTATTGGTCAAGGAAATATGCAAGGAAATATACCAATTCCAGGAAATTTAGGATCAGTTTCTTTTGAAAGCAATGCAAATGCTGGAGGGCCTTTAGGAAATGCAAATTTAACAACAGTGCCTGTTAACCCAGGCGTAGCAGGTAGAGCTGGTACAATTGCTGATAGCGGTAATGATATAACTACAGATTCCTCAAATATTGGAAATGCAAGTTTAGAGGCACCTAATGTAAATAGATCATCTCCACAAAAAACAAATTTAACAGCATTTGCGCAAGCAGGTACCAATCCTGGTAAAGCGGATTTAACCGCTCCATTTATTCCAAAAACAACATTAGGTAAAGCAGATTTATAATGATAAAAGGATTAAATAAAGATGAACTTGTAGGTAGAATTTTCTACGGTGAAGTTGTTGATAATAATGACCCATTACAAGAAGGGCGTTGTAAAGTAAATGTTTTTGGTATCTTTAATGATATACCAACCCAAGATTTACCTTGGGCTTCACCTGGATCTTCAAAAATGTTTGGTGGTGGAGCTGATGGTGGATTTGGTGATATTTCAATACCAAAGAACAAAGCTATTGTAAGAGTAACATTTTCAGAAGGAGAAATGTATAACCCTGAATGGCACTCACTTGCTTACATTAATCAAGCTGTAAAAGATGAAATAGCAGATTCATATCTTAATTCACATGTAATTATGTATGATGTTGATGAAGATATGAGAGTTTTTTATACACCATCTAAGGGATTTGAAATTTACTTTAAAAAATCGCACATTACAATTAATCCTGATGTAAGTATTACAATTGAACACGCTGACTCACAAAGTATTATTGAACTTGTAGGTCCTGACTGCAATATCACAACACAAAATAACATTAATATTACAGCTGCAAATAAGATTGAAGCAACTGCACAAACTTGTATCTATAACGGAACTACGTTAACACAATTAGGGCCAGTTGGTAATTTTAGTGCAGTAGGCGCAGAACCACTATGGGCATTCTTAAAATCTTTATCTGCAGCAGTTGATTTAAAATGGCCACCAAGTCCAGGCGCTAATGCGTCGGCAGCGGCAGCGGCAGAAACTGCATCTACATCAAATAACGTAACAGTAACAGTTCCTTAATAAAATATGATATGGCAAACCCAACAGCAGGAGCAGCATATATTCAACAACTACTTAGTTCTTTAAGTGGTAAAAAGGCTGTTGCAGATGCGATAGTTAATGAAATTAAGCAAAAAGCAAAAAGAATAGACGGAGTACCTTTTATACCTACAGGTGAAGAAGGTAAAAATATTAATGAATTAATGTCTATTGTAGCTGAAAAGTACGGCCCTCTTGCAAACATTTCATTTACAACAAAAGATAATGCAGTAGGGAATACTGGAGGATCGTTATCTAATTTTGATGATGAAGATAAAGAATCTATTTCTTTTACAGAAAGAAGTTCTGTTATAGAAGATATTGACATTACTGCTTGTCCTGCTGATACAACTACAATTTTACCGAACTACTCCCCAGAAGAAATTGAAAAGGTTATTCAAGACGTTTCAGTAGAATGTGAAATAAGAAAAGAAACACCAAACATACTTTCTGACGTTTCTCTTACTGAGGCGATTGATGCAAAATGTGACATTCAATTACCACAACCTGTAGAGCAATTAGATTTTACAGATGAATTGGTTATTACTCCACCACCTCAAGTAGAACCTGCAGATGCTTTACAAAAACCTCCTAAAACTGTTGTAGTTTTTTCAGGTGCTAAAGATTTACTTGACAAAAAAACTAAAACAGCAACCGTTAAGATTTTAAAAAATGAAGGAGATAGCGTTAACTGTGGAGAACCTATTTTAGAAGTAGGTGGAAAAGTTTTAACTTCACCTGTTAAGGAAGGTGTAATTAAAAAGATATATGTTAAGTCCACAACAAAGAAAGGTGATAATCTTATAATGATTGAAGAGCCTTCACCGGATGAAACAGTTACAAAAGTTTTTGCAGAGTCAGAAATTCTAAAACAAAAAATTGCTGAACTTAGTGATCTTAAAGATAAAATTGGTAAGCTTGAACCTGAAGTATATGTAAGAAAAATTATCTCAGGAATTTATGTAGGCCAGTATATGGGGGTTTCTAAATACACAGGTATTTTTTCAGAACTTGCAAAACAAAAGGATAAACTTTTTGAGACTTATAATAAAAACAAAAGTTTTCTTGATAAGATAACTAAGGAAGGCGCTGTTATTGTTAATGATAAGCTATCAGACAAGGTAAAAAAACAAGCCACTGATTTAATAACACAACAAGTTAAAATTGCAAATCAAATATTAGACATTAATGCACAATTACAATCTTTAGCAGAAGGAAAAGGCGGTGTTTATGTTAAAGAAGAAGATACAGCAGCCCTTGCAAGAGTGGATGTATCAGATATTAAAACAAAAGAAGGTGATGCTAAAAAATATGTGTTTATTAATTTTGAAAAAATTGAAAAAGAATCATATAAACCCATAGAAGAAATTCTGAGTGAATTGAGAGACATAATTCAACCTTTTACAAATAATATATTGTGTGGAGGCGATTATTTAAGTCTATGGGATCAAAAAATTGACCCACCATTTGGTTATGGCGTTAACTCGCAAAAAATTGATCGTGAGGTTAATACTAATTCTGTATTTACTTATTCATCTTTAAGAATTAATCCTAACAAAGTAGGTACTTATATTTTTAACGTAGACACAGGAATTAGAATATGGGAGGGTAGTTTACCCGATACTGAAAATGGTGTTTTGTTAAAAGCGTTATCTTTAAGCGAAAGTATAAAACCAGAGTCTGATGCTGGAAATGTAGAAAAAGAAATTGAAGATTTAAAATCTAAGGATCGTAATCTACCTGAAACAGTAAGAATTTTATCAGAGGATGTATATCAGCAAGTTGTTGAATATTCTAAAAATTTAGGTTATCATGCATTAAGATTACCGATTGAAAGCCGTAATAAAATAGAGACTTTACGTATCTCTACAGTTAATGCTTATGATACTTTACAAAAAAAATATGATGACCTCTTAAGTAAAATTAAAGAGTTAGAGTCATATATTGATAGTTTTCCTGCTCGTCTTGATATGATAGTTAAAAGTGGTTGTGTATTACCTGAAGGTAGTTCACCAACTTCCTCATTTATTAACGGTGATAAAGTTACTCTTATTAAGTGGCCTGTAAAAAATGAAATAGATGTAACTGAACCTCCTGAAGATATTAATTACGCAGGAAACCCAAGACCTAATTCACCGCCAGTTACTTCTTTAAAGTATTGGAAAAAATATTGTAACAATGCAACAATAGTTAACTTATTACCTTTATACTGGCCAATTGGGATTGTAATACCTACTCCAACTACATTAATTAAAATACCTCTTCCTATTATTTGGAAACCTATTGCTGTAATTCCTAATCCTATCTGTTTAATTGTAATAGGAATTGCAATTTGTGGTTTATGTCCTGCCCCGTTTGTTTATATAGTTAATCCGGGATGGCCGTTTTCAATTAAGATGGTTGGTTCTAAAGAATCTTGGCACACGACAGGAATTCGAGGTTCTGTCATAGTGGATGGTATAACTACTTCTGAACCTCTTGGCGCAATTCCTAAAATAACAATTCCATTAAAATACACAATAGAAGGTGTTGAAAAAACTCAACCTGTAACTGTTGATGCAGCACCTTTTGTTACTGCATTACTTCCATTTATTCAAGATGATTTGCCTTCATATGAAAGACTTTCTTTATCAAATCTTGCATATGTACTTTACTTAGGAAAATGGTGTGCGGCGGGTAAAAAGACTATGGGATTTTTTGAAAGTTAAAAAATGCCTATTTGATCTCAGATATATACAAAAATTCAATATATGGAACTAAAAAAACAAAATGACTTTTTCAGTGAGCTCGAGTGGGACGTGCTTGCAACAAATGGAAAGTTGATTCCCAACAAAAAACTATCTTCTAAATACAAAACCAACATATATTGTCATGAAGCATATGCAGAAGATCTTGCAAAGCTTTATGAAAATATTACTGAAGTAGCCAATAAAGAACCTAAGAATGGCGAAATGTACAAAATCGTTGATGTACGAGTTGGTAAAGAAAGAAATCTTAATGTAACGCTAACAGGATTTATTGATGCTGTAATTAATTTAGAACAAGAAAAGAAATTCTTTTCTATGTTAGGAATTACAGAAGGCGATCTTGTCTTAAGTTTATCTGATGAAGAAGGGCGTAGAAACTTTATTGCTCAAGATTATTGTACAATAGTTGAAATGGTAAAACCTTATGTAAAGGTTTCACTATATGAAGGACATCTTAAACATATTAAAGATGAATTCTTTTCACAAATTGCAAAACCTACAAGTGCTTACTATGGAAAAATTACAGGTAAGAATCAAGGTGGGTTTATTATTTCAGTTCAAGGCATTGACGGTTTCTTACCAGGATCTCTTGCTGCTGCTAATATTGTACGTGATTTTGATAGTATGATTGGGAAAACCGTTCCTGTGATGGTTGAAGATTACTTAACTGAAAGTAGTACATTTGTATTTTCATATAAGAAATATCTTACACACGTTCTTCCTACAAAAATTGAAGAACTTGATGTTGAGAAAAAATACACAGGTACTATTACAGGTCTTGCAAAGTATGGTATCTTTGTTGAGTTTGATGAAATCTTTACAGGGTTACTTCACAGTAGTAAAATGTCATCTGTTCTTAAAGATAAGTTTAAGAACTTTGAATTTAATGCAGGTGATGAAATTGAGTTTTGGATTAAAGAAATCACACCTGATAAGAAAATTATTCTTTCTGATGAAGATCCTTCTTTCAGAAGAAAAGAACTTGAAGAGTTTAAAGAACAAAACATTGGAATTATTCGCGGTGGAGAAGTTGTTTCAATTCAACCGTTTGGAGCACTTGTAAAATTACAGAAAGATATCGTGGGATTAATTGCACAGAAAGAAATTAAAACCAAGAAAAAATTCTTTAATGTGGGTGATACAGTGATGGTTTCAATTGATCGTGTACATAATGATAAAGTGTTTTTGTCATTGCCTAATGAATCTTAATTCTTAAAACAAATAAATGTAAATGGGACTGTTTAAAGCTGTCCCATTTTTTTATAAGTTTTTCTTAAAATCCAAAAACCAATTCTTTCTTAGAGATAAATAATATACAAAGATACAAAAGATACAAATCCCAATGAAAATTAAAAAGTCATATACTGATGCTGAGATCCTTGAGACTGGTAAAGTTGGAATCGAATTTGAATTTTATTCAAATTTACCACTTGTTGAAACTGCTCGTGAATTAGCAAAATATGTTAAGAAAAGAATTGTTATTCCAATGAATTTGAATAACATCACTGATCCAAAACCTTTGTATCATTCACCTATCACACCAACATCTGATGTATTTAAACTTGAACCTGACTATTCAGGTGGTAAAAATATGTGTGAACTTGTTACTGGTCCTATGGCTTATAAAGATGCACGTAATACAATCATTAAAGTATTTGAATGGATCGCTGATAATGGTTACACAAATGAAAGATGCTCAATACATGCAAATTGTAGCTTAGACGGTAATAAGATTCCTTTACCTATTGACATATCTAAAATGAATATTACAAAGTTTATTCTTGACTTTGATGAAAAGCGTGTTTATGATGTGTTTCCAAACAGAAAAGATTCTGTTTATGCAAGAAGTATTAAGGAAATCCGCCCTAATGATGTAATGTTTTATTCTCCATCACTTGAAGATTTTAGTAAAGCAACTTTAAGATTGCCTGATGAAAAGTACTACGGAGTAAACTTTACCAAAGCTGAAAAGGGTTATTTGGAGTATCGATATATGGGTGGTGAAAACTATCATAAGAAAACCCGAAAAATATTGGATCTTATTGACTACTACTTAATTCATTTGTATAAGACTATTAACTTTAATGGTAATTGGTCGGATTCAGACCGTGCTAAATTTAAAGACATCATGGGTAAACAAGAACCTATTTACAAATCATTTATTAAGTATGGTGAATTTAAAAGACACTTCCCTGATATTAAAGTTTCAATTGATTTAATTAATGATGATCAAACTTTACAGTCAGTATGGGGTATTTTACGAGATAAGTTATTTGCCTTGATAGTTACTGGAGGTATGACAAAAGGTGAATTTAATTATGACACAGAAACAGGACGTTTTCAAGTTCAAAATACCAAAGTTGTAAACTGTCGTGCAACTGATATCGAATTTATTAACTGTGAAGTTCAAGGAGTAATTGAAGGTTGTTGGTTTTATAATTGTACTATCTTAAACTCCAGAATTGCAAACTGTTATGCAATGAAATCAAACAAGTTTGAATTTTCTAAAGTTGCTGATACACCTTTGCATATTACAAATGTATGTAATGATTGTTTTATTGAGAACAAAAAAGATATGATTAACTGTGAAGTTAATCGTGGGGTTATTCGTAATGGTGAAATTGGTAAGTTAGCAAAAATATCCAAAGAAACCTTAATTGTAGAAACTATCAAGAAACCTGGAGAACAGGAAATTGAGAAAGACGAAGACAAAAAGAAAAAAGATAAAGAATAATGAAATACATAAAGTTATACGAAAATTTTCTTAATGAGGCTGAAAATCCAGAAGGTATGATGTTAGCCAATGATCTTGAGAAAGCAATGCTTTCCAATTTCAGAAACGTTTCTTACCAAATGAATGGTAAGAATGATAAGTACTATGATTACAAAAATGGATATGTTGGAGTTTCTAATCGTTACCAAACTGATGACTGGAGTTGGTTAGATCCTAAACGTGCTAAGATTTTACAAAATTGTAATATTAGCGGAATGTATATAAAAGCATCTGTTACATATTATGAAGTTATCAGTAATGCTTCTCCTAAAGAAGCAATGGGTGGTATTGGTGTTGCTGGAGTTGATTATATCAATAACTATAAAAGTTTTAACTTAAGTAACCCAAGAAAATCAAATATTTCAAAAGAGATTAAAGATTGGATTAGATTTTCTCAAAAACAGCCTCTTAATGATGATTTAATTAGAAGAATCTTACAATTCTGGAAACCTTCAACAGCAAATTATAAAACAATCAATACACGAGATCAAGGTATTGGTAGACATGCATCTACACATATTACAAAATCGTATGATAAGGCATATGTAATTAAGGATCTTAATATTGCTTTTGGGAAAACTGAAGAAGAAACTGAAAATATTATTAAGAATCACTTTTTCTTTAAGAAGGATCGTTTAGATTTTGATTGGAAACAAGGTGTTATGATTGTAGGTGGAACTTATACAGAAGTTTGGGATTAAAAAAATAAATGATTATGAAACATATACAATTATTTGAAGAATTTCTTAATGAAGGGGTAGAAGTAAATACTAATAAGTATCAAGGCGCACATGGCAAAAAACCAAGTGGTAAAGGTATGTGGGCATTTAAACTACAAGGTCATCAAACAGAAATGGATGTTTACACTCCTTCTGCAATGATGTATACTGATGCTGTAAAATGGGCAAAGGGTGAAGCTAAAAAAATAGGAGCAACAGAGATTGTTGTACTTTCTTAAAATATGACAAGAGCAGAACTTATAGATATGATGACTGCTGAAATCACAGGTAGTGGAGCACTTCCGTATTCTGTACCTGAGAGAGAAGCTAATCGTATAATTGACCAGGCACTTAATTGGTTTTATGCCAATTATGGTCCTGCTGTTGAAACACAATATTACATTATTGAAAGAAAATGGTTTTCAGATCCTGAGTTTAAAAAGTATCGTAGCATACTGTTACCTGATTGTGTAATTAGTGTATTTGAAGTTAAAGAAGTAACAGGTGGTGGTAGACTTGGTACTGTTGACCGTGATTTTTCTGATAATCGTCTTCTTGCTTCAGAATTATTCTTATCTCCGTTTCAATCCGATGACTTGGTTCTTAGAACTGCTCAATATTCTTATTGGGATTTAACACAAGCCTTTATTCTTGAAAGAATTTCATTTGACTTTAATCGTAATACAAAAAGATTAAAGATTTTAGGTAGAGATCCTAAAAGAAATGTTTTTATTCAGACATACTCTAAGATAGAAGAAAACAAATTATACGATGATTGGTTTTTTCAGCGTTGGGTGACAGCTCAAGCAAAAATATCTTTAGCAAGAATTCTTGGAACATTTACTTTTAATCTTCCGGGTGGGATTCAGATTGATGCTTCATCTATTCGTGATGAAGGTAAAGAAGAATTAGATGAAATTAAACAAAAAATAGATGATGAAAACTCACCAGATTGGTTCTTCATCTTCCACTAATATATGTTAAAGGAACTTTATTGTAGAAATATTAATGACCCCAGTTACAGACCTACCCAGTTAGAAACTTCAAGTGAATTAGAAGCACTTTTAACTAAAATCCGTATGATTATATTTACTACTCGTGGTGAAGTTCTTGGATTCCCTGGTTTGGGTTTAAACTTAGAAGAACAGTTATTTGAATTTCAAGCAAATACTGCACAGTTGCAAAGATCTTTTTATGATCAGCTTGCTGCATATGTACCTGAGTCCGGAAAATATGATGTAACGGTGGAAGTAAATTTCCAACCTGGAGAAGTAAGAGATTTTTGCTTCATAGATATATACATTAACGGGACAAAGTATATCGGAGTCATGGCAAAATAAAAAGATATAGATGGAAATTTTTAAAGTTAATAGGATAACTTTTGAGCAGTTGTATACTGATGTTAGAAGTTATCTTACTACACAATTTCAACAAGTAGGTGAAGTGTTTAGCCCAGCAAGTGCCTATGGACAGTTACTGTCCGTAATACTTGACATGGGTAAACTTATTTTTTATTACATTGAAGACAGCATCACTGAACTAAACATTTACACTGCATCTCGAGAAGTTTCCATTAAAGGTCTTGCAAGAATCGCGGGACATAATCCTACACGTGCAATTTCAGCCACAGGAACAGCTATATTATCTTACAGCGGTAATGAAATTGATATGTACGGAAATACTGTCATTATACCTAATTATACCCGATTAGTTAATGCAGGCACTGGGTTACCGTATCTAATAGTTCTAAACACAGAAGAAACTCGTCTTGAACTTACAGGAAACAAATCTGTTGAAGTTAAAGTTGTGCAAGGTGAAATTGAATCGCAACAAGTAACATCTACAGGGTTGCCTATGCAATCATATACAATTAAACCTAAAAAAGGTTATCAGATGGACAACAACATAATTAATGTTTTTGTAAATAATGAAAGATGGAAAGTATATGATTCTCTTTATGACATTCCTTACGAAGGAAAAGGCGTAGTGGTTAAGACAGGAATTAGCGATGGTGTTGATATTTACTTTGGAAATGGTTACTTCGGGAATATACCAAATTTAGGTTTTACAATTCGTGTTGAATACTTAACAACTGCGGGTAATGGCGGAAACATTTTTAATAATTCACAACCTAAATTTACTTTTCTGGATGATGGGTTTGATCTTGCAGGTGAAACTGTTGATTTAAACCAAGCACTTAATATTCGTATTGGTTTGCCTATTAACTTTGGTGCTGACAGTGAACCATTGTTCTTAACAAGGATTCTTGCTCCTAAAACTAGTCGTGCGTATGTTTTAGCAAATGCTGATAACTATGTATATTTCTTAGAAAGATTTAATATGTTTAGTGTTATTGATGCATTTAGTACGTTTAGCGATAATGACATATCTGATGATAATGTAGTTTATCTTTTCTTAATACCTGACGTAAATAAAAGAAAACCTACAAATGCTGATTATTTTAACACCCCTCTTAATTTATTCTTATTATCCGAAGAAGAAAAAACCAAGATCTATAATCTGATAGAGGAAAGTGGGCAAAAGATTTTAACGACAGTTGTAAAAATTGTTGATCCTATTGTTAAGAAGTATGTAGTTAACATTAAAATTGCTGCTTATGAAGGATATAGTAAAGATATCATTCGTCAAGCGGTAGTTTCTAAATGTTCTGACTATTTCTTAAAGAATCGTAGACGTGATAAAATTCCTAAGTCTGACTTAGTTTCTATTATAGAATCTGTTGAAGGTGTGGATTCTGTAAATGTTTGGTTTGTAAGTGAAGAGAATGAAGCATTTAAAACTGACATAGCAAATGCAAACGAGCCACCTAAAGGTCTTGATGAATATGGAGACATATTAATAGGTCGTGGTGAGTATGCACTTATTCGTGGTGGTTGGAAAGATCGTAAAGGATTTGAATATTATGATACTACCGATGCGTCAAAACCTGGTAGTATTAATATTGTTTTTGGTAAAGATTCAGAGTTTACAATAAATATGGAATTGCATAGAATTAATGTAGACGCAATAAAAAATCAATAAGATATGGCTGATCCAAGAAAAGGTAGATATTTAGTTCGTCAAAGTTATTATCAATATATGATACATCTACAAGATAATTTAAAGTACACGGGTTATGACTGGAGAACTAACCTATTTAATAAGTCGGTTTCTTCATATCTTTTATCTGATAAAAAGAGAGAGAATTTCATAAACCAAATGAAAATTTTAATGGTTTATATGATTGATCGTGTAAGTCTTATAAAAAAAGCAATGAATTACACAGTTGATAAAAACTACAAGTATCTTAACTAATGTTAATAAATAATCAATTTAAGTTTTTTAATAAGAAAGGAAATAACATTAATCCTTCAACTATTGATGAGACAACTGCAATAGCAATTGATCCCAGAGGTGAAGGTAAAAATGCTGTCTTAAAAGTTTATTCAAATTATGAAGGCAAGATAGTTCATTTATCTATTATTGATGGAGGTTTTGGATATAGCGCTGATACTTATATTCAAGTACAAAATATGTCATTATTAAATACTGATTTAACAGCTACTACTTTAACAACTTTTAAGATTGATTCTTCATATATAACTTTTACAGCAGGTGGAAGCATACAGTCTGTTGATATAGTTTCTTCTTCTTTGGTAAATAAATTTTACTTTAAGTATCCTACTATTTCAGGGTTTTCAGCTTACTTTCTTGAACCTGTTTCTGCTGGCTTAATTCAGTCAGATAGCTTATTTTTAATTGAAAAAGTATGGGAATATATTGGTACTTCAACTTGGAATACTGTTATTGATTCAAACATTATTACCCCAACTTTTACGCTTATTGACACAAGTTTAGTAGGTGTAAGAATAGCAGGTATTAGCTTAAATGACGATACTTATATTACACAGGTCGATTTGCTTAATCAAACAGTTACAATTAATAAACCTGCTATTTCTACGCAAACAAATACTCCAATAGATAAGTATAGAATAGGTTATACACACCCTCGTGTTGAAGAATACGGTCCTTTTTATATCGATTCTTATGCGGCAAATGGCACATCAGCAACCGTCGCAATCGCCACATACACAACTACAGGTAATGTACATGGCAAATCTCTAAATAAGATCAATGAACTTAATTTAGGAGTAACAGGTAATCTTATAGTAGGTATGACAGTTTTTGGTAACGGTGTCCCAGATGGAACTGTTATAAAAAATATTGAACCTACTATAGGCGAAGTTACATTAAATAACGATGTTGCTGAAGGCACAAATATTAGTTTTACTTTTTATGTTAGTCATAATTTAAAAGTAGGATCTAAAATTAACATTAATGCAGGGCCTCTTGCAGGAATTCATACAATTACTGCATTAAGCACTTATACATTATCTTTTAGTAGTACTTTAAATTCATCAGCATCATATTTTACATATTATAGTGTTATTCCACAATTTACAGCATCTCTTGATAGATCATCTGACCCAGAATGGTTTTTATATGAAGTAGAATATGGCACAGATTACCCTACGATTCAAAAGTCAAAAGAGATTAGTTTTGAGTTAACTGATGCCAGTCTTGCCACAATGCCTGATTCATTTACAGCCCAAAATGATGAATGGATACGTATTGTGTTTGAAGATTTAGAAAAAAGGTTACTACAAATTAACTATGGGATTCAAGCTGATGTGGAAGGCTCTTACGTAGGGTATCTAAAAATCTCTGATACTACTTTTAGCAATTACAGTCCAATATTATTAGAAATCCCTATTGAATGTGAAGTAATTGCTGAAGACGAAAGATTAGGATTACTTTTAGAAAACTTTGGTAGAGACATCACAATTGACCAAGAATTAATATTAAGAGATTCTGATATTAATGAAGATAATCCTGATTATATTCTGTTAAACCAGAAAAGAAAAGAAATGCTATTACAAGGAGACCAAATATGGCCGTATGTAGGTTCGTATAAAGGTCTTGTAAATATCATTAATTGGTTTGGTTATTATGATATTCGTATTAAAGAATATTGGTTAAATGTAAATGCAGATGATACTTATTTTAATAGATATCGTCAAGTTCCTATAACTTTACAACTTAAGAATAAAAAGGTAAGTCCAGAACAGATTAATCTTTTACCAAGTAAACACTATAAGAAAACAAATCTTTTTGGTTTATTTTATGACATTAATCGTGATTCTGGAGATACTGATGAATTCGGTATCCCAATTACTGAAGATGCATTTGCCTACACCAATGAAGAAGTTCTTATTAAGCTATTTGCTTTAAAGGCCTACTTAAAAGAAAAATTCTTACCACTTAATACAAGAATTGTTGATATTACTGGTGAAGGTGTTTATTATGAAAGATACGCAATTAATTCTTGGAGTGATCGAAATGACAGATTAATTGTAAACTCTGGTAAGAAACTTGATTTTACGTATGATAAAAAATCTCAAATTATTGATCTTAGACCGTATGACCGTTTAGGAGGATTACTTACACCTGAAGTTGACAATTCACTTTTACCTTATTCCACTTATTATGATATTAATGATGTAATAGTAACAGGGGCGGGTGGTAACTTTTATGGAGAAATCCCACAAGTTACTTTTCCAGGATCAGCTGTTCAGCAAGCAAGAGGTCGTTGTCGAGTTAAAGCAATGGCAATCGCTTCATATTCAATTACTCCTGCTGGTGCTGATTATCAAGCAGGTGATATTATAACATTAAGTGGTGGTTCCTATGAAATACCGTTTCGTATTGAAGTAACCGCTGTAGATGTTAATGGGTCTGTCACTGATATACAGATTAATGCAGGTCCTCAACAAGGAAGCAATTATACGAGTTTACCAACTACGTTTTCTCAAAGAACAGTTGTTAGACCTGTAGGTAATCAATATGAAATTCCTGTCGATGCAATAGGTTTTGAAATAGCAGCTACTGAAATACCTTTTGAATTACAAGAAGTTACCCTCTTTGATTTAGGTAAAAGATATGCAACATATCCTACGATTCAATTCTTATGGGATAGTATTACAGGCTTAACACCAACAGCAACTCTTACTGTTAAAGAATATGAATCAGCACCTATAAGTTACTTTAATGATTCCGACACAGTTAAACCTTATAGTGATGCACCTAATATTCCAGTAGGTGCACTTGTAAATGTGTCTACTACATTTGATGTTACTTGGGATGAGTTAGTGTATCCTTGGAATACTTTTACAGGTAGTAATGATGCAACACTTAAAGCTTGGGTTTATTCATTACCTGCAGGTACTGGAGATCTTATTGCTGTTGAAATTATAAGTCAAGGTTCTGATTACAACTTTGCTCCTACATTTACCGTTAATGGAGGTGGAGGATTCGGTGCAACTGTTGTGAGTAATAGTTTAAGAAGTGGTAAACTTAATATTGTTGAATATGAAGTACAAAATTTATCTTCAACAGTATCACCAGGTGCTTTTAACGATATTATTACTGTTACTCCAGCATTACCTGCAGGTGGTTTAAATTTTATCACAGCTGGTAAAATTATCAAATCAGATACTAATATACCTGAAGGAACAATTATTGATAGTATTATTGGTAATGACTTGTACTTATTGAGTTATGATGGTAGTTCAATCGCAACATCTTTATCTATAGGAGATAAGATTTATATTCATCAAGGAGTTTCTGTGACAGCAGGTGGTGTGGGCTATACATCAGAACCTACAATCTCTCCTAATGGCGGACATACAAGTAGTTTATACACTTGGGCTGAAATTGGCAGAGGCGATTTTTACCAAATGGAATGGCTTGCATATCTTGATGAACCTACAGTACCAGGAACAGTTTACAATTATCGTTCAGGTATTAATACAATTGATTCTTTAATTAATCATACCATAACTTTACCATATACAGGTAAGTATACATTAGAGTTAAATGTTTATGATACAAATAATACCAAGTCAAATGCAATAAAAGTAAAAGCTGTTGATGTGTATATGCCTGAAGCTGACTTTGCTTATATTGCAAAAACTGTTGAAGAGTGTAAAGATACTTGGAAAGAATTTGAACAAATACCAACTCCACCTTCTGACAATAGCTTTATGCTAAGTACTCCAAATGATAAACCAAATCCTGTTGAATATACATGGGATAATGCAGTAGGTAGATGGGTTAATATAACATTTAATGATACAAGATGGGATGATTATGATATTAACTGGGATAGTTTAAGTATTTCTGATTTATCTTATATTAATAGTCCTACGTTCCCAACTTGTTTAGATATGGAAATCTTACAGATAAGTTCTGAAGATGTTTATGAAGGTTCTATTATATCTTACACGGATAATACTACTGTTCCTGTGTCTACGATAAACCCTACCATTACGGTAGCAGGACAGTATGATTTGCCAAAACTTGACCCTATATATGATCCTAATGATGTAATCTATATAAGAAGAGACGGAGTTGTTTATAACTATCAAGTTATTAGTGCTGACTATTCATCGCCGGGAATTACCAAGATTGAAATATCTCAAGTACCACCTCTTGCTTTTACACAAAGTCCTACCACATGGGAAGTGTTAAGAGAAGTGGGTGGAACATTCGTTGTTGCAGGAAACCAAATTTATAATGAAGAAACTAATCCTACAGGTTTAAAAATAGGCAACAATGTAGTAATTACAAAAGAAGGAAATACTCCTGTTTCTGCAAGAAATATTGTTTCTGCAAGAAATGCTGATGGGTTTGATATCTTTAATGGTTCTACAAATGCAGTACTACAAAAACCGGGTGCTTATGGTCGCATTTACAAAATAAGAGATTATGTAAATGTAAATGGTAATTTAGTATGGGGTCCAATTACAACTTCTTGGGTATTTAAAGAAGTGCTTGAACAAAGCCAACAAGTATCAGATTATAAAGGTCAGTTAATTCTTGACCCATCATCTATATTGATTAATCCTTTAAATGAAATTCGCCCAGGATTTACAAGAATTAAACTATATGTATACGACGGATCCGAACTTATATATAAGCAAATATTTAGAACTGTACATGCATATGAAAGCACAAGTAATGTTGGAGATATTTATAACATTTTTTCTGGTAATGCTTATGTAATTGATGTATTAGGAATTAGTGGTGGTAAATTATCAGAACTCAATTCTAATCTTTCATCATATTGGTCTACATTAGCTTCACCGAGTATTTTTCTTGAATATGAATATGATGAATTTACAACACAAGAAAGATACTTTGCCACAAACGGTTCTGATGAAACAATATATGCAAATTATAATAAGTTTCCTGCTAATGGTTCTTTCCTATCAAGTACTAATTTTGGTCCAAGTTATGTAACAGATCATACAAATTGGTTTTACGATCATGGGATTGTTTCAAATTCATACTCTATGAAAATCACAAATACTGGAGTATGGAATGGCGGTATTGGAACACTTGTTACTGTTGATGATTTAAGCGCGGAACTTTATCGTAGTGATACTTTCTTTACAGCATGTCAGCAAACATTTGATCAAGATTATGCTGAAGAGCATTTAGGTACACGTGTACAAACTTGGAGAAACTACAAAGAAATGGTATGGTCCGAATTTTGTGGTAATACTTGGGACACTCTTGATTTTACTGATAGTTTATGGTGTGGATATGTAATTAATAATGTTGATTCAAATGGCGGTATCAAATTTAATGAATATCCTACATTTAACTTTCAAGGTATAATTGGAGGTATGTCAGTAGCACAAAAATATTCACAGGCTCTATATGAATTAAATGCAACAAATAATCCTGGTGTTAGTAAATTTAACTATGCTATTTATGGAGGTTCCATTTCAGGTTTATATGTTGACAATGATTATTCAGATGATTATTTAGTTTCTTATGCTACTCAAGATCAAATAAGTGCATCTGCTTTAAATACTTATGCATTACCCGATGCAATCATTACAAAAACTTCTGCATTGGTATCTCCTGGTGATGCTTACTATGGTTACTTTGTTGAACCAGCAACAACCGTTACATCTGTTGTACCTGGATCTACTGTTGATCCAATGTTTACTGGATATAACGTTGTTTATGTAGATAAAAATATTCCTAAGAAAGCAACATTTGTAGGTGACACAACTTCAGGAAAGTATGTTATTAAAAACGTTAAAGGTTTACAATCAGGTGACTTACGAGTTGGTGAATATCTTTCTGGAGATTTTCTACCGTCTTACCCATCAAATCCTGCAAAAGTTTTACAACTTCTTGTTAGAGACGGTAAAATTAGAGAGATTGTTCTTGACACACCACTTTCAGGAACCAAATTAAATGGTAGTTTTAATGTTGAGTGGATAACAGCCGCAAATACGTTTATAACGATTCCTTGGTTAGTAAGCACAATTACAAACGCGGACGTACAAATTATTGCTTCTGCTAAAAACCCAAGTACTGATAACTTAGGGTATCTTGTAGGTACAAACGGTGTTCAATTTTTACCACCTCAAATTAGTTCTACTAATATAAGTACTACAACTGCGCATACATACCCTGTAGGTAATTACTATAAATGGTTTGGTTACGGAGAAAACCGAGTAGGTGCTTTTAAACGTGGGTTACAGGATTTCTTAACTAATTATAGATATGCACAAACTTATTTATATGAAGGAACTTCACCATACGGAACTCCAGGATGGTATCCTTCTGATGATCTTTCATATAATTATTCTTATAGCAACAGTCCTACATTTAGTAATTACTTAGAAGCAAAAGCACAATCTGAAAGATTACCTTATAGCCGTGCAATAGGTGGTGTTTATACATGGGAAGAAACGCGAGTAGGTAAATATAATGGAAAGTTACCTGCAGGTACTTCTGTCTTACTTAGTGCTAATGCAAGTGATATCGTAGGTAAGACTCAATATTATTGGAAACTTATAGATGGTGAAACTACTTTAGCTGAAGTAATTGATGAACAACTATTATGGACATTTGAATATCCTGGTAATTTTGATGTAGAATTAACTATCACTGACACAAATGGTAATAAGAAAACACAACTGAAAAAATCATTTTTAACTATATATGATTCCGCAGAGTAAAAAATCAAGTAGACAGCGAGACCTTGAAACTAATCTTGTGGTTAATCCAATAGAAGATGGTAATACACCTGCTGATTCAATTAATCAGGGATATATTTACACTTCTGAAATTAATCAAAGTGGTTATGAATACGCTTATAAGTCTTTAATTTATTCAATCACGCAAGAAAAAGGAACTACAGGTACAAACTATTATTATGTACTTGAAGTAGGATATACATTAGAGCAAGAAGGTCCTCTTGACACTCCAGAAGGGTTCTTTGGATCAAATCTTATTAAGAATGGTGAGCCTTTTACAATTGTGTCTGATGCTAACATATTTACCAGTTATTTTAATTATATAAAAGGATATGTGGTAAATGTTATAGATGTATATCCAGGACTAAATGTGTGGCCAACTGAAGAATTAGTATATAAGATAAGAATAGCAATTACAGAAGGTGATATGTCATCTCTTGATGACGGTGGGACAGGGTTATATCCAGGATTCTTTTGTACAAATCGTAGAATTTTTACAGATAACAATTTACAAGCGCCTGTTAATTTAGATATTAGTGTTAATCAAACAACTGATAAAGTTTTATTTTCTTGGTCTGACCCTACTAATTTAGCAGTATCTTATAGATTTCGTCTAAGATCTGAAGATACTGTTACTAATGATATTTATGATGTAACGGGAAACAATCCTAATTTTAATGGAGTTCTTGAACCAATACTTGAAGGCGGTAGTTTAAAATCTGTTAAGATAGTAGATCCAGGATATTCATATTCATTAAATGTACCATTTTTTGGAGGGTCCCCAATTAATGTGCAATGTAATGAAGGAGCAACGTTTCCACCAATCGTATTATTATATCCTAGTAATTGTGGAAGTTTAACTATTGACGATTATGTAATAGTTGATGTTACAAACGTAACAACTAATCAAGTAACATGTATTTTAAAGAAAAATAATAATAGCATTTCTCCTAATGCTTTTAATTTACCAAATCCTTCTATGTATATTGAATTTGGTAATGAATTTGGTGATGGGTATGTTATTACAGCGTCATTATTAGATGAAAAGATATCTACAACTATTAAGTTACTTAATAATATAACATATACATTGTCACAGGCTCAAGAAGCGCTAATTGGAAAAACCATTAAGGTACACACCGGAGTATGGAACACTCCAGGTAGTTCAAATATATCTAAGATTAAGTTTTCATATGATAAATATAAAGAAGGTATTAAGTTTTACATCCCAGCTTCATATTTTGGACTATTATATAATCAAGGCACATATTACTTTTCAATATCTTCAGTATTTGATTGCGAACAAAAAACATATTCAGAATGGTCAGAGGAAACGAAATTCATCATATAAATGAAGTAACAATTAAAGGTAAAAAGTCTGATAAACTTGCTGTCTTTGATCTTGATGATACTCTTATCATATCTTCAGCAATGATACAAGTTCTTGATATAAATACACACAAAGTTATTAAAACTTTGACACCCTCACAGTTTAATTTTTTTAAACCCACAAAGAAAACCAGCTTATCATTTTCAGAATTTGAAGATTACGAAATATTGAAAAAGTCTCAATTTATTGTTGAGATTCTTGATAAGTTATTAGCTTATTATAAGCAAGGAGTTCATGTTGCTATTGTAACAGCAAGATCTAATAGTGATATGATTCGACGATTTTTTCTAGAAAATGGAATTGACATTCATCCTAGTTTAGTGATAGCTGTTAATGACCCACGTTATAAGTACACTGGAAATATTGCACAAAGAAAAAAGCAAGCGCTTCATCAACTTGTAGAACAAGGATATTCTGATTTTATCTTCTTTGATGACAATCACGAAAACTTAGAACTGGCTAAGGAAATTGAAAAAGAAAAAGATGTTAAAGTTAAAACTGTTAAAGTTTAACATATGTCAATATTACATATAGCGGAAGGCTGGTTTAATAGTTTCTTAGATTCCCTCAATCTTCTTGACACACAGATTAAAGAACTTGGGCAAAAACGCATGTCTATTTGTTCCAAATGTCCTGTACGTACTCAAAACATCTGTGATGAAAACAAAAAACACACTAATTCTTGGGGCTCACCTTTTACAGGTTGCGGATGTTACATAGATAAAAAAGTTCTGTGTAAAGAATGCACCTGCCCAGGCGGCTACTGGTAAAAACACAACATTATGGCAGTAAGAAAGAAAACTAAAGCAGACGTAGAAGAAGTTAATTCTAATAAGATTGAATTAACACCTCAACAAAAAATTATCTCAAAGATTAAAGTTATTCTTAAATGCAAAACTGATCGCCAAAAAAAGTTTGCTAAACTTATTAATACAAAAGACATAACAATCTGCGCAGGACCGGCAGGAACAGGAAAAACTTATGTTGCTGTTGCTGAAGCGCTAAGATTACTCTCAACACAAAGTCATCTATACAATAAAATTATTATTGTCAAATCTGTAAATGTTTTGGAAGGTGAAGAAATTGGCTTCTTAAGAGGCACCATGAAAGAAAAAATGGAACCTTTTATGATATCCTTTATGGATAACTTTCATAAAATCATTGGTAAAGATTTAACTGTTGCTATGCAACAAACAGATTTAATTGAAGTTATGCCACTTGCTTATATCCGTGGTAGAAGTATTGATAACACAATTATTATTGTAGATGAAGCTCAAAACATTTCTTTAAGAAATATGAGATCCACAATGACAAGACTAGGTGAAGATTCAAAAATGATCATAATTGGTGATACAAAGCAGATTGACATTAAAAAGTCGGAGATATCTTCACTTGACAAAGTAATTCAATTCTTTAATAATGTAGAAGAAATTGGAGTAATGGAATTTCTTAGAGAAGATATTGTAAGACATCCTCTAATTATTAAGATAGAGGATATCTTTGAAAGTAATTCTTAAATCTTTTGAATATATGACTTTTTGGATTCAAACCATCCAGAGCCATAACTTATAAAAATTTGTGAATCAGCAGGAATAGGTTGCGTAGTCTTTACAGCAACCTTTCTTTCTGATATAAAAGTTAATTCAGCATTTGGATTATCACTATGATTATAGATGCTTAAGTATCCAAGCATGATAGCGCATTTATCATAATTACCAGGTAGTAAAAGAGAATATTGATCTAACTTAAATTCTCCAGGTTGAGCCCCTTCAGCCATTAAAATGTAATAAGCAGTATCTATTACTTGTCGTGGGTATGTAAAAATAGGAGATACTTCTATTAAACAATCTTTATCAATATCTTGAGTAGTAAAAACTCCAAATCCCATATCAGGTACATCTCTTACATCAATAAAATCTGATATAAAAGGATTCATTATGAATTTTTTGCAATTAACTCTTCAGGTATTCCTTTTACTTTATTTGCATAGAACTCAGGTATCTTACCACAAGATCTGCAGATAATCATATCAGCAGGTATCATTTCTTCTCTTCCAGTAGGACTGAGTAAAGCTGAAACTTTCTTGACCATGACAGCTGAATCAAAGATCATCCCTCCACATGAACAACTAATCCAAGGTAATGAGTCTAAGTTTAAGTTTGGTTGTTTGATGTTTTCCATTATATTAAGTTATTTGTCTATCCTTTCCTTTCCCTAATTGAGATATTAGTTTTATACACAATTTGAATTTAGTTCTTAAAACTTTAATCGCTATAAAGTATATAATCATCAAAAAATATCTATATGTTTACTCAAAGTTACCTCTCAAAGCTACTATTTTTTGATATTGAAACATGCGGTCAATATCCTACATTTGAAGAATTTCAATCTCAAGAACCTGATGGTGCAAAAATATTTGAAGGCAAATGCAAAAGACTTAATCTTGGAGATCCTTCAGAAGCATATTTAAGACAAGTCTCATTATTCCCAGAATATGGAAGAATCGCTTGCTTATCTTATGGGATTTATAAAAATGGAGAACTACAAGTTTCAACTATATATGAATTGAATGAAGCTGATCTTGTAAAGAAAGTTGCTAATCTTTTTCATAAAGCAACAGCAAGCGGATTAATCCCTTGCGGTTGGAATATTAAGAATTTTGATATTCCTTGGGTTTATCGAAAATTCTTAATATACGGTTTACAAGTACCTGAATGTTTAAATACTTGGGGTAAGAAGCCTTGGGAAGTTAATATTGTTGATTTAAAAGAATGGTGGAAATCTTTTTCAAATCTCGATGTTACATTTGAAGAAGCAATGTATTCTTTAGGATTACCATCGCCCAAAGATGAAATGAATGGATCTCAGGTACATGAAGAATTTTGGGCAAACCACAATGAAAGCGGAATCATTAAGTACTGTGAAAAAGATGTTATTGGTATGATTCGCATGATAGAAAAAGTACATCACATTTATTATAAGCCAAGTCTTGGCACACAATTAATCTAATATGGAAAAGGTTATTCAAACAATGAAAGAGGAACTTATAGGTAAAGAATTTATCTATAAGTCAAAATATGGAGGTCATATCAAAAGTAAAATTACTGACATATCTGTAACATATAAAATTATCTTTGATGAAGAAACTGAAAAACGTTTATCAAAAACAATAAGTAAGAATAAAATTTCTACTCCAAAGAAAGACGTTGATAATGCTACAAAAGGATGCACATATTCAGCCGAAAAAGCTGAATTTTCTGTTGTATCAGAAAATAGAAATTTTTATAAGTTAGACGAAGTTTATATCTTAAGACAAAAAATATGCCAGAATTAGCAGAAGTAAAAATAATGGGAGATTTTGTGAATCATATAGTTCAACAAGATCCTTATATTGAAAGAATAGAAAAATCACCAGTATCAAAAGTAAAAACAGATCTTAATGCTTTTGAAGGTGGAGTCTTTACGATGTATGCAAAAACCCGAGGTAAAGAAATGCGTCTCCACATGGAATTAATTGGAGGTGATTTAAACGGAGCAGTTACAAAAAATTTATTTCTCTCAATGGGTATGAGTGGAAACTGGGTTTATTTAAGAAAAGACAGTGAACATTTACAAGAAGTACTGAAACACGCTCATTTAAGATTTATTACCACTCGTGGTAACTATCTTGTTTTGCATGATGTAAGAAGATTTGCTAAATGGAAATGGGGTGAAGATTGGACACCAGGTAGAGGCCCTTGCCCATTAACAGAATACAATGAATTTCAAGAATTCTTAAAAACTAAATGGTATACACATAAACATTTTAAGTCAAGAATTAATGAACTCTTAATGGACCAAAGATACTTTAATGGTATTGGTAATTATTTAAGGGCTGAAATTCTTTGGCGTCTTGATATTAATCCTTTTACTCCAGCAAATGAAATCCCATCTAATAAAGTTGATGAATTGATTAGTCTATGTTATTCTTGTACTTCTGATGCATATGAATTAGGTGGTGGTCAATTAAAAGACTGGGAAAATCCTAATAAGACAGATGCAAAATCTTTTAAAGAATGGATGAAATGTTACGGAATTAAATCTTCTGTAGTTGACAATTCTGGTAGGCGTTTTTGGTACGATCCTATTTGGGAAGAATATGTTCCAAAGGAGTACTTAGAAAAATAACCTATGATATATAGAAAAAAGGATTAGAAAAAATATCATTTTACATGGCAACAATTACAATTACGGAAATGCTTGGCAGCGATAATGTCGCAGGTTCAAGAATTACGATTAACGAAAACTTTAAGAAAGTCGCTGATGCTATTAATACAATTGAAAATTATTTAGATACTTCATTTGTACCTGGTGCAGCACTTAATGTAGGTAGTGCTCTTGTTAAAAAATACACAAGACCTATCACTGATCAAATATTTACTTGTGAAGCTACAGGTTTATTTGGAGGTAACTTAAATGTATCTCAAGATTTAGGTGTTACACGTGATGCTGTAACAGGAAGACATCATACAATTCATGGTAATCTTGTTCTTGATGGAACAAATGCTGTAGGAAATAAAGTAACAGCATCGATACCATTTGATGTAAACGCTGCATTTAGTAGTCCTCAATTTTATGCCTCAGCTACATCAAACTCATTAGTAATTGATCCGCAAACGTTAACAACTCCTACTACCACAAGTACTACGAGAAATATTGTAACCACATCAACATTTCCTAAAACAAGTGTAATTCGTTTAAATTGGAGTAACTATACTGGAGCAACTACCTTTAATTGTGATAGTATTATTTTACCAGCTGTGACGGATCCTAATGTAACACAAGGTCAAATTCTTACTGTAATGGTAGATAACCCTGCACCAAGTGGAACTACAGGTATTGATTTATCAATTGATGTTACTAATTTAGACAGCTCATATTCATCAATTACTTTTAATACAGATCCTGGTGTTCCTGCTGACGATGCACGTCTAAGACAAGCTGTAATTACTTTTGTAGCAGATACAAATGGTTGGAGAGTATTACACGCAGTAGGAGCTACTGTTACGATAGCATAAAAATATCAAATCTATAAATGGTAGCACCATTAATTAAACCTATCCGAGTACAAGGTGGAACTTTTTATACGTTCTCATCTGCCTCTGAGGACTTAGGTCTTTCCTTTAATGATTCTCAAAAGAAGTTTAGATTTTCAAAATTTTCTTTACTTAACATACCTGATATAGGTAACCCTGCGTTAGGAGAAAACCTAATTAACTTTTCAAATTCACCTGGAGCTTTTGCTTCAATTGACGGATCAAAAACACTTAATGATTACTTAGCGGAATCATTTCAAAATTATTGTCTTAACTTAGAGACAATGATATCTTCATCAGAAGATTATGATGCAAATGTGGATACTACTGTTAGTGAAAGAGTTTTCTTTAAGTGGTTAAAGGAAATGGGTGCAATTCGTTTTCGTGAAGCAGTTGTAGGAACAGAGCAATCAGCATCTTTATATGGTACTCATTATGTAGAGGAAGATGAATCAACAACATACTCAAGAGTAATTCGTTACATTGGTGATATTAACATTTTAAATAACATCAAGAATAATGCAAATGCGTTTTCAGAAGTTTATGTTTATATCCCTACTTCTCACGGTAATACGCCAACAGTTTTATTTAAGTCAGTATCTGATGCAAACTATTTTCCGGGTCAAGTAATTACAAATACACCAACAGATCCTTTAAATAATGAATACATATACGGTAGAAACGGAGCAACCGTTCAACCTGCAGGATTAAGTATTGAAGCATTTTTTGATAGTGACACAAGTACTTACGGTGTAAATGACCCATTTGGTGCTCCGGGTACTTTTTATTACCAAGACCCAACAACAGGTACTTATTATAGTTCAACTACTCCAGGATTTCAGTGGTGGTATTCTAATCCTATTGCCAATACATATTTCACTGAACCAAGTTCTTTCTTAGATGTAACTAATGATAAGTTTAAAATTGAAAGTGTAAATAAAGAAGTAGCTTTTACACGTTCAAGACTCGATGGTATTACAATGGAATTTGATCCTGCTGTATATGCAGGTATTAGTTCAACGGGTGCTTCAACTGATTTTGGAACATTTAATGAAACGCCAGCTGCACAAACTTTTGATTTTAATGCTGTACTTGTTTATTATGACTTATATGATCCGGCATCTGGAGCTGTAAGTGCCACTAACTTGTTCGGTGTTTTATTCTTGGATAATGTAGATATTCTTGCAACTGGTGGAGGATATATTCCAAGATTAACCAAGTATAAACCTAATTCTTTTACAGGAGATAACGGTAATTCATATGCATTTAGAATTAATGTTAAGTTTGATGTCAATTCACAAGATGTTGCGATTGAAACTTCAGTAAATGATTATAACCCATATTCATTAGAGTTATACATGGACGCATTAAATAAGATGACAGATTCTTATGATATAATGCTACAGAATAATGCAATTCTTGCAAACCTTACAACTGAAGTTGCAAACTTAAGATCATTAGTATTAACATCTTCAGGTATTTCTGAAATTAATGAACAGATACAAAATGTTCAAACTTTAATTACAGAAAATCAAGGAGTTTTTGCAAATAATGCAAACTTATTAAGTTTAATTCAAAGAAACTATGATGAGATAACAAATATCTATAAGAACTTCACAAGTGTTCAGATGTCATATAATATTGACTTGCTAACAAGTGGGCGTGGTATCTTTTTAGATAAATCACAAGCAGGTTCTGTTCGTGTTGTTAATACAAATCAAATGATAAATGTAGGAACAAAACCAATTGTGTCAATCGCAAATGATTTTTCTGTTAATCCTTCAAGTTTTTCTTACATACATAAATTGGTTAACTTTACAAATTACCTAAAATTAACTGATGGGACAGCAAGTACAATGTATGCACCAGATCGTGATGTAATCATTTATATTAATGATGCTGATTTACCTTGGGAGGCTGGACAAACAATGAGATTTTCATTCAAATATGGATTAGATTTATCAAACACAAGCGGTAACTTTAACTTTATCGTTTATACCGATGCAAATGATAAACTTGACACAGGATTCCCATATTCAGCAGAAGCTGCCTATGTAACATATCTTGATTTTGAAAATAAAGGAAATTCACCAATAATTGAAGTTATCTGTATTGACCCAGCAACATTTCAATTTGCGGTTGACATTTACTAAAAACTAATTACAAACTTAAATGGCAAACACATCAAACAGTTTTGCAACTATACTTGCAGATTTTATAAGATTGCAGAATAATTCACTTGAGCAGTTACAAAAAGTTTCACAAGCTGTAACTACTAATGCTGATACTATTACTGTTACACAAACGAATGCAGATGGAACAACATCTACATTTACATTACCATCTTTTGGGTGGTTAAAGTCAAGTGTTGAAAGAATTGACAAAACAGTTAGTACGATGCTTGGGTTTGATGGTTCAGATGCCTATATTCGTATGCCTGATGGATCTTTAAAGAAGATTTACCAAGCAAAAACAGTAACAGACCCATCACCAGTAGGTCAAGTAACAGTTCCTGCAAAATTTATAGCTGAAAACAATTGGTTCTTTGAGAGTTTGCTTTCACCTGCTCTTAAAGTTAGCGTTGATGTTTCTAAATATGTACCACAGCAAGAATCAAAAATCTTTGTTAAAAGAATGATTCTTACTCTTGATACTCCTGATAAACTTGCCTACTTTAATGATTCAGTTAGAGGAAAAAATGATATTGATTATGTTCAATTCTTAATTGAACTACAAAAAAGAAACATTACATATTTTCTTGATGAAGGCGTAGTTGACTTACCTCTTTCAGTTGTAAGATACACAGGTGATTTCGTTGTAGTTAATATTGAAGATAGAACTTTTTCAAATCCTGACGGAAGTACAAGTACTAAAAGATGGTATTTATTTAATACCTTAAAGTATAATGATAACTTGTCATTATCAAAAGAAACGATGGTTTTAAAACCTGGTGATAAACTTTTAAAAGGTGAATCAATATATGAAATTTCTGAAATTGATAATGCTACAAATTTTATAAGAGTAAAAAGAACATCAGGGTATGATCCTTTTGTAATAGGTGAACCTGTAGCTTTTTATTCTGAAACGTATTCACCTAAAGTTGCAAATGTAGGTATTGGTTATGATGAATATGAAGTTCTTTTCTTTAAGAGTGTAAATGATGAAGCAAATTTACTTTCTTCCAAATATTCTCCAGGTATTGCCTTTTACACAAATGACTTAACAATTGATTTAACAAGCGGAACCAAAACCCTTAACGATTTCTATAAAGAGTCAGTTCTTGATTTTGGTAGTATGTTAATGGCAAGTGCCAAAGAAAACAAAATATCCGCAGTTGACGGTTTAGTACCTAATGCGCCGGTTTTAAATGAAGCTAACTTTAAAGTAGTTTCAATTAACGATCACAAATTAAACCAGGCTGAAATTGAAGCTATACGTAAAAAGCAATCGGATAAAGTTAAGTTACAATCCGAAATCACAGAACTACAAAAGTCAATTGATAAAAAGAAAGACGAATTAAACACAACCAAATTTAATTCTGATACAGAACGTCGAGCTGTAAAAAATCAATTAGACATCCTTATTCGTGAAAAAGATACAAAGACAGCATTATACGCTTCAATCGTGAAAGAGTTAGCAGTAACAGCGCAACAAAAACCTGCTGCACTTGATACGCCTAAATATCGTATACGAGGATTCTTTGCTATTCCTGACCCAGTAAAAGATACTACAGGTAGGGAACAAAGTGTAATACAATTTTACACATATTATCGTTATGTAAGACCTGATGGTAGTGCATCGGATGTTAAGCAATATGATTATACAGATACAAGCGGAGCCATTAAGAGAGCTACTTACAGTAACTTAAATGAAATCAAATCAGATATTCGTAAAAAAGAATATGACCCTGTATCAGGTAAGTATTTTTGGTTAACTGAAAACATTGAAGATCCTGATGCGGTAAACATTAATCAAGTAGACATTCCAATATCTAATGGTGAAAAAGTTGAGTTTTATGTTGTTTCAGTTTCTGAAGCTGGGTGGCCTGATAACCCAATGCTTTCAATACCTTCAAACTTAATTGCTATTACATTTCCAAACGATCTTGTGGTTGAAGATGAAGCAACTATTGCTCTTAAAGAAGCATCACAAGATGCTGTAAGAGTGGATCTTGAAAATGATTTAGCTGCTAAAGGATTAGATGTTCACCTTGCTTCTTCCTTTAATGCTATTGAAAAATACTATGCACACGATACATCAGTAATCTCTTCAAATTTTTATACAGCTCAAGGAACTGTAATTTCATTAGAAGATTACATAAAATCATTAACACTAAGAATTCAAGATCTTGAAAACCGTCTGAATAAAGTTGTAGGCGATGTTAAAGTTTATCTTGTTGATGAAGATAAAAACGCCAAACTTCCTGTTAAAGCAGGTGATGTTGTTACATTGTTTGCCGGTTATTATACTGATGCAGTTAATTTACTTCCTGCGGCAAATCGTAGAGGTGCTATTATTTCAAAATCTTATAAGATATATCTTGAAAATGAAGAAGCTTCACCACTTCAACTTATTTCAAGAATCCCAGGCGGTATTGCTGAAAATTTACCTGTAAGTGGAACAGGAACAGTTCCTCCAGGTATTAATGATCCTGACTATAATAATTATAGAAAATATGATATAACACCTATTGTTAATCCTTCTGTGAATCCTGCTGATACAAATAATGCAAACAAAATAGCATCAGCATTTTATCAAAGTGGTCAATTAAAAGGGCAGTTCTTATATAATCGATACACAGATATTGGGTTAGTTAATAATCTTTATCAAGGCATAACTGCATCAAGTAGAGCAATTCTACCAAGTACAGGTACAGGCTTAGGTGTAACACAACCGTGGATTTGGGATAAGACAACAGTTTCTCCAGGTATTGCACCTGCTGGTGGTGGTACAGCTAATGCATTTTGTATACATACTGACCATCCGGTAATTAACATACCTACGAATGGTGCAACTGCAACATTTACAAGTTTACAAACTCCAACTATATCAATAGATTTTGTAACAGGAAATCCGCAATCTCCAGAAGCAGTAAGTGCTTTTAGGCATTCTTATGGATTTAATGCTCTTGGTGATAGAAACATACCTGCTAAACAATTAGAGTATAAAAATAACTGGCCTGGTATAACAGGTGGGACAACTTCTACATACGTTCCTGCAATAACAGATTTACCTGACAAGTATGGATTTATAGACAATGATAGATATTTAATAGGATCTGATACCTGTGGTGCTTACTTATTTTTAGGACCTGTAACATATAATCAGTTACTTGTAAACGGAGTAGACGCAAGAGCAAATCGTCAGCTTGAACCTGGTTTAAATAATGCAATTGTAATACCTGTGATATTCCAATACAGAATGACAGATTATTATGGTCCTTCAATATCTTCTTCGTCTACAGCGGGTGGCGATGGTATTTTAGGTGGGTATAACCCAGCAATTACAGTACCACCTAAAAATTTAACTTATGTTAGACAATTAGGTATTGACTTATATCAAATGGATAAACAAGTATTCTCATTTGATATTCAAGTATCAGCTACATATCAGAAAGACTCGTTAGTACAACTTTATGAAACAGGATTACCTACTGCTATTAAAGATGTTAAACAAGTAACTTATGATAAAGCAACTATTAAACGAATCTATTCATAATGACAGGACCTAATTTCTATAGTATTGATTTTTCGCGAGAACAAGTTTTACAAGGAAAGTCAACTACTTTTATAACTATTGGTAGAAACGATTCCGTTCTTGGGAATAATGCATTATATGTTCTTGTGTTTCCACATGCAAGAACATTTGATGCCTATGCTACTGCAGATGCAAAATTTACAAACAGTTTAACAGGGACACAAGTGTCAGGCGTTGAATTAACTACATCAACATATCCCAATACAAATGAATTAAGTTTTTCAAATGTTCAGCCTGGAATGTTTGTTAAAAATTCACATGATTATGCAAATGTAGGACCAACTGGTCTTGGTGAATTAGGGCCTATACTTGTAGGCAATACTGGTGGTACAGGTGTTATAAACATTCCTAACCAGCCTGGTTCATATATAACAGACTTATCAGGAGTTACAGGTTCCTCAATTATAATTGAACCTTCTATGGGCGTAGGTGTTACTGGCACTATGCATGTAGGTTTCTGGGATGAGAACGCAAATGAAAGATGGTCTTTAAATGGAAAATCAATATCTGAATATGAATACATTTCATATACTACTCCTTGGATATCTTCACAAAATGTGGTATCTTTAAAGAACTTATTTGATGGCACAGTTGAAAATTTTTCAACAAACTTTCTTGAAGGCACCGGGTTTGTAGGTAGAAAAGTAAGTTCTGGTTTAGGTGGAGCAGTTCGTATAGCTAAAGATAATAACGTGCCAAATGCTTCAGCAACATTAAGAATAGATTATGATGGGGTTGATGATAGTCATTTAAAATTTAATATGATTATCATTTCAGCTCCACCCGCAGCTGTGGTAGGAGCTTTAACACCCCCATTAGATACTTTATCAAATAATACTACGTCATACGGTTTAAAATCAGCTGCTACTTTATCAACTTCTTATGATTATCAAGAAGTTCACTTTATGGGATATAAAGAAACTAGCATTAGACCTACAAGAACTACCTGGCAAAATGATTATAAGTCAGAAATAAAAGTTTATGATGATCGTTCTTCTTACGGTGTTTTAAAAACTAATCCTAAACTTTCAGGGAATGTTAAAATAACTCTGGATTCAACAGGAAATCTTTGGTTAAATTCTATTGATGCAAATAATGAGTTAGCTGATTCAGCATATAAAAAGTATGCAATATCTCCACTATCTACATATGCAAGAGATTTGTATAAGTTCTTTAAAAATGGGCAAACCCCAACATCAATCATATTTGATTTATACCAAACAGACAATCAATATGAAAATACTAAAAGAACTCTTGCCGAACAATATGATAACTTTTATAACTACGGAGTAGAACAACTTAAAAGTAAATATTATGATGAAGGATTTTCTTTCTTTGCGCCTCTTTGGTTAAGAAAAGTAATACCTGACTATTTTATCATATTTAGATTAGATCACCCATTATCTGTTGAAAGTTATATGTCAGCGGATAATACACAAATTTATGATTCTTTCTTTAAAGATGCACGTATTGTAAAAACTTTTGATATGCGTGAAACTTCTAAATTAGGTTCATATTTAAGAAAGATTGTAAATGATCCTCGTTACAAAGAAAGACCTCTTGATGTTAGTTTTGATACTGATATTGCAACAACCTGGAATGGGATTTCTTATGTAGATGGTACAATGACAGGCAAAGGTGAGTTTTTAAATGACTACTATACTAAAGATAGACCTATTATTGAATTTGAGGAATATATTACTGGTGGGTTTGAACGTCAAGGTATAATTAGTACAAATCTTGTTAACTTGGAATTCTTATTTGATGATTCCGAGGCAGCACCTTATTCTATTAATCGTTACTTTGGATTATATGTAACAGAAAATCAATTAGCAAATTTTGAGATTGATCCAATTTCTTTAGCAAAAATACCAAATCAAACTCCAATACCTAAAGCAGGGATTGACGGACAGCCATATAGCACAAAAGAATTTGTACAGACAAATCCTGAAGGTATTCAAATACCTGTTCATTATTATCATAATCCAACAAGTATTGTAAATAATACGAATGTTCCAACTTTTCAAGGAGAAGTAGTAGGTAAGTTTCCTTTACCATCTTTAGTAGAAGACCCATTAAGAATCTTCTACATTAAAGATCGCAATGATGCGTTTAAAAGAATTACCGAGCTAAAAGAAGTTGATTATGGAAATCCGGGTACTGAAGATTATCGTCGAGTATCTCAACTTAAACTTTTTGATACACAAGAAGATATTAGTAATTATGCAGGTGTTAATCAAATAACATCTCAATTTGATGCAAAGTTATTAGATAAAGGATATTCACAATTAAGACTTCATTTAGCCCAGGTTACTTCTGACCCCGTATTTGCTGATGAAGAAGAACTTGAACTTACAATTAATACGTATGTTCACGGACCACGTTTACATACATATTACTTAAAAACACAAAATGTTTCACCAACAAATGTTTCATTTACAGTCTTTAAAGATCAATATACAAGAAGGCTTGGATCATCACTTACAATGCCTGCTGTTGGTGGTACATTAAGTGGTGTATTTGTTAATGAAATTGATAATTTTTTTATTGGTCAGCAAGTATACATAACAACTCCTGGTCTTACAATAAACAGTGAAGTTACATTTGGAAGTTATTTTACAGTCACGGGAATTAATCCTAATATTCTTACGATTGATATAGTTAACGATGGTAATCCAACGAATGTTGCTCCACTTACACTCATTTCTGTAGATGAATTAATTTCAACGGCTGGTCCTACTTATAACATTACTTATAATTATAACCCATTATCAAATAATCTTGCAGTTGATACTCTTTTAAGTTTACAGCTTGAACCACTAACATCTTATACAGGTAATGAATCATATAGAATAGATGTTAATTCAACAGAACTAAATATTACATTCTTGGGTGGCACACTTGCAAACTTAACACCTATTCTTATGCCTTCGTATCAACAGTTTCGCTGGAGAATGATTGCAAAAAGTACAGGAATGCAAGCCGGTGATGCTTGGGATTATCCTATAGCGGATCCCAATGGTTATGATTACATATCAACATTTAGCAATGAAGGCACAGCTACACAAGTTGCTTCTGCTTTAGCAAAATGTATTAACACATTTGAAAATGGGCCATGTTATGCAGTTGCTTTAGGTGAAGAAGTTTACTTAAAAGCTAAAAGACCAGGTCTTGAAGGTAACGCAATTCAGCTTACTCGTAGAATGGTAAATGGAGAAAGTTTAATATTTAATTTAGGATTTTTTGAAAAAGGAAACATTGATGTTAACACATCTGTAAATGTTGAAGTAGCAAGCAATACCAATTACGACTTACCTGTAGAAATAATCAATAACACTGGAATTGCTGGTGACATATATTATTATTTAGAAATATCAAAAACGATTGGAGGGTCAGCTATTAAAATTAGAACGGATGTTAATCCTACTAATTTAATAACTGCATCAACTACAGGAGACGGCTACTATTATGTTACTGTTCCGAGTTTAGATGTATTTAGTTATTCAGTTATTCCATTTTCTGTTAACATGAGTAATTTGCCAATTAACAGTGTTTATGAATATATCATTAAAGTTTCTACTACGCCTAATGAAATTAAGCAATTATTTATTGGTGGAGTACAGCGTGAAAGAAATCGTGCAAGAATAGGATATGTAGATTCACAAAGATACTTTGCAGATCGTAGTGTTAAATTAACGGGTAATATTATATCAGGATCTAAAGTTATCACTAATGTACTATTAGATAACCTCTATGTAGGTGCAAAAGTTACAGGCAAAGGTATTCCTAATGATTCATACATAACTTATATAGATTATGCAGCAAACGCAATTACTATTTCTAATGCAGCAACTTTAGGAACTACTACTTCTCCAGTTACTACAGTTATTACTTCTTCTGAGTTATCAATCCTAAATCTTGAAAAGATTCAAGATCAGTGGTATCAGGCACAAAAAGGCAAGTACTCACCAATGAAAGGTTGGGAAGTTCAAGGTAAATATGTTTACTCACTTCCATATCTTGAAGAGCCTGTCTTTAATGAAATGAATGACATTGTTGATTTTACAAATCTTAATCAGTATAGTGTTATTCAGCTAAATGATAGTACTCAAGAATTTTATCAGACTGGTGATAAACGAGTAGTTGCATATAACATATATCGTCCTATATTGGGAATCTTTTCAATTTTCCCGGTCAAAGAATTTGACTTTGATTTTTACTTTTCTGATTATTCGTATACGCCTATTCTTGAAGCATTAAGATATTACTTTAATGAAACTTTACAACAAGGCGGTGAACTAATATTGCCTGCGGATGAAAATTACTTATTAAGTTTTATTGATGAAGACAAAAATCCTGTTAACACAAATGCAGTACTAGATATTTATGGACTTAATCCTAATACTAAAGAATGGAATAAGATTGAAGAAATAACTTTTAACGGTGCATCTTCAGGATATCCTACAGAACTTATTCTTAACACATATTATCCTTTTTATGTATACGATGAATTTGAGCACCCAAGAACTTGGGAAGATGCGCCTTCATATTTCCCAGAAGGTGTAGGTTTAAGAAATTACATGAGAAGAAGAATTTCTGTTACTAACGATTCAGGAGCGGTAACAGAAGCAAAACCTCTTTCATATAAAATTGTAGTTAACAGTTTATCAAATACTAATGCAAGAGTAAAAATTGTTAAGAATGACTATTATTTTGATAAAGACTTAAAGACGTTTTCGGGATTCTCTGCTATTAGCGACTTATATTCACCTGAAGATGCTGAAGCTATTCGCGGTTTACTTAATGACGAGTTATATGTAGATGCTTTCTTAAGACAGTCATTACGTTCAGAATACGATAGACTTAGAGAAAACTTTAATAAAGATTATGCACTTAAATCAAAAGTGGTTCCTTACATTAATAAGTGGGTTCAAGAAGGAACTGATGCAAGAGATAATTACTATCGCCTTAACATATCAAAAGCTTTTGGTATAACTAACTTTTCACCTGACACAAGTGTTAAGTTTGCTGAACCTTCTTTATTAACTAATGAATTCCCTTATCTTGATACTGTTCCTAAAGATTATCCTACAGAATCTTTAGAAGGATCACGTTCTTATATGTTTGCAAAACTTAGTGATATTGCAAAAGGAAATTCTACGTGGTATGATTTACTAACGAGTGATGATACTGATGACTGGTTTACTAAATACTTTGCATTAGGATATCCTAATGAGATTAACGATCTAAATGAATTAATAACTAAATCACGCGATGAAAGATATACTTTTATGCAATATTCTGATGGCGTTAAAAGATCACAAACATTATTCAGAGGTGCAAAAGTACAAGTAATTGATATTAATAATGCACTTGGAGAAGAAGTATCAGAATCTAAAAAGTATAATGATTATAAATTTGCATCTATTGCAAGAATAGTTCCTGTCACACCTTTATTAGCTGAAAAACCTGTTGATATTGAAGTTTATCGTAATGATAAGTTCAAATCAATTGTGATGATTATTAACATTCATATTCAAGATTATCGTGTACAGTCAGGATTAAACGATTACTTATTCTTTTATGCAATGAATGATCAATTAAAGAATATTAATCAAAAGCAAGTTCCATTAGGTGGTTTATTTAACAGCGGAAATACTTTGGCATCACAAGATATCTTAAGCATTAATCAGTTCTTGCCTTATGCACCAACTACAACATCATATGAAGATCTTTCAATACTTAGACCTCGACAAGGTTTTTTAGGTGGAGGCTATCTTGAACTTGGTGATACTCGTATTGGTGGGTATATCATTGATAGTTTAACCAATTCCTTAAAGCCGGTATTTAATGGAGGCAAGATTACAATGAATTGGGAGCCTATTAAACCTTCATATAACTTTTCGGTTATTAATGAAATTGTACCTACATATGATAATTACACAAATAAAGATAATGCGTTTACAGTAACAGGTGGGTTAAATGTGGTTCCTACTTCATTTACAAAAGATGGTTCCTTATTTAAACTTATTGAGGTTGTAAAATTAGGATCTCAATATAGACATATAGATAGAACAAATTCAAGAATTTACAATGATAGTTACCTACCTGTACAGACTACTTTTGGTGGAAGTAATAACCCAATTTACTCAAGTATAACTCCAGGAAGTTTAAATATTGTACAGTTCTTAATGACAACAATGAATGTTGCATTATCAACGATAAACCCAGAGCCTCTTGAAACTTATAACATTAAAGGTGGTACATCAGCATATCTACATATTAAAAACTTATTAACATACGCATCAATTAAAGAACTTGTTAATTACGTGCCTGTAGACAATAATGCACACCCTTCATCTATTGAATACTATAAAGTTGAAAATAATACTACAGTAGCAGTAACTGACTACCGCTTACAATTTATAGACCCTGATCAAATTATTAAAACAGGAGTTCTTGCTTATGTAAATGATGAAGATAAACCTATCGAATATTTAGGTGCAGCAAACATTGGTTATAATATAGTTGATACAAATCAAAACGAAGTAATTTATCGTCATCGTGGGTCTTATGAACCACGTGCAAATGATGTGCTTTCATTTTGGGTTCGTGAAGATGAAACTTTTACAAAACATTTTGAAAAAGATTATCTTTTAGTAAATACACACTTTAATGACAAATCATCATTAACAGGAATTTTAAGAAATTACGGAATAAATAAAGTTGCTGATGCAGAGATACTAAAAATTGCAAGAGGTTCCGCATATAAAAGTGTTTACCCTCTTGTAGGTGAAGTATCTGTTGATACTAAAGAACAATTTGTCTTAAACAGTACATGGGATAAAAATTACTATCGTAAGTATTATGATACACAAAATTGGAATCCTATAGACGGTTTTAATGAAATGAAAGAATTTAAGTCATTCTTAGGTTCTAAAGTAATGAATATCCCTAATACTCATATACTTGATACTTTCTTAGATACTGAAGCTACTTTTACTGTTACAGCTCCTTCTGAAGAAGTTGGGGTTAAGTTATTATCTAAAAAAGAAATTCAATTAACTGATGTAGAAGGTACAAGTAAACCTACATTAACGGTTAACTTGGATTTAAGAGCAAGACTTCTTAGAAAATTACTTGATGATATTGAATTACCAACTAGCTTCGATGAGTTTGATTGGTTAACTACTTTAGGGATAACCGAATTACAAAGTTTAACAACTGTTGACATAGAAAATCTTAAAAAGGATTATCTAAATAAGAATATCATACAGTTATATGAAATCGGTGAAATAAAATTGTATGCTCTTTCTGAAGAAGGCATTCCTATATTTGATATTACACTTGACGATATTGAAAAAGCGGATGCTGGATACCGTGTTGATAAAGATTGTAAAGTTATTAATATTGATGAGTTTACAGTAAGAATTGATAAACAACTTGATACTAAGAAACCATTTGGTTATTCTGTAACAGCTATTATAAAGCGAATATAGATATATACCTATATAGGATCATATAAGGTGATGAATAAATAATTTGTATAAAAAGATAAACCAAATAAAGAATGTTAACTTTACAAAGACTACTTGAAAACGACAGTATATCTGATCTTATTTCCAAGTTAAATAATAACTTCCAAACAGTTAGCCTTTACGGTGGTGGACCACAAGGATTACCAGGTGAACAAGGATTACCAGGTATTCCGGGTAAGCAAGGACCAATCGGTCCTACTGGAGTACAAGGTCCTACAGGAACAGTAATGGGTATCATACCATTTGGTAGTACTGCTGGTGGTCAAACTGGACCGTCTTCAGTTGGAGGGCCCTGGAATAGCTATTCATTAGAATACTTAAATACATATGTAGGCACAGGTTCTAATGTAGTAGGGCAAATTTGGGTAGATCATTGGAATCAAGGGTTTTGGAAATTTCTTGATACTAATGACGCTGTTACAGCTTATACAAATAGCCCTTATTCAAATGTATTTGCAGGAACATATCCTCCAGGCGGAACAGGCTATTATAGCGGAACGGGTTGGTATTTTTACCCACTTAATGTAACATCTGGTGGGGTTGCTGGTGATGTGTGGGTAAACGATATTACTACATACCAAACTGCACCTCCGTATGCAACAGGTCCGTTTTCATCAAACGCGTCTTCTCCACTAACCGTAAAAAATGCAAGAATGCTAAGTAAGTACGGTACTGTGTGGATTTCTTCTGGTAATGCTATCGATTCTGGAGGTAACGATGATGACAGCACATTAGATTCGCCTACAATATATGACTGGGGTGCTAACGATTCGTTAACATTACCACAGCCTGCAAGATATAATGCAGGTATAGATCGCCTTTACTTTAAACAAAGTATTGATACTTTACCATATTTTTCAAATGTAACCGCTAGAAGCTGGACATACCCATCAGGATTAACAAGCCAATACCCATCTGAACCTACTATAGGGTTTCCTATACAAAATGGCAATTGGATTGAAGGAGATCAATATTGGGTAAAACCTTTATACGATGTTACATTAGATAAGTTTTCACCTATTCAGTATTTTACTGAAAGAAGAAATGATGAAACTTACACACCAGGAACAGAATATGTATTTGGGTCTTTAGGTATGTACTTATATTCAGGTGTAGGTTCATATGATGGTGTAACAGGAACTCAGATTAAGAAATCACTATCTGTATTTTCATCAAGATATTCATTAAACCCTGTTAATAATCAATTTGGTACTCCATTAACATATAATGATACGGTTAATATTGGAGAAATGTTATTAGATGTTAAAAAATTAATAACATCTAATCAATATGTATGTTCTTTACCTGAAGATATGTACGGCTCTTCTGATTATATCACAGGAGGTAATTACGCTGAATCTAATATCGGTAATATAGTATCTTATACTGTAACACAAGGATATATTAGTTCAATAAATGGTAAGTCACTTATAGGATCTACTGTAGCGCCACTTAATTATGGTAACCTAACCGATACACCTACTACTTTTGCAACAGGAAACTATACAAGATCATCTTGGTATGGATCAGCTGCAACCGTTTCACCAGATCTATGGTCAACTTTATTGGATTCTGGTGATCCTTCAAATCTTGATACACATACGGCTGATAGAACATACCGTATTGCAGGTATGCGTGAAAGAGGTAAAAAGAACTGGGATGGTTCAAATTATACAAACTTTTTAAGTGAATTAATTTTTTACACATCTCAATTTCAGCAACAAAGTATTCAACACGAAGCAACACCTAATTTAACTGCAAACCAGCAAAACTCATTACCTGTATTTTACGTATCTCCATTTAGAAATCTTGGAGTTGGTACATTTACGACTGATGATTCTGGTGTTTATGAGCCTGCTGCAAGATTACATATAAATGCGTTTATTCGTTCTAATGATATTGATGTAAGCAGCATTAATCCTGCAGTTATAGATAGAACTTCTGTTTGGTCAAACTATCCTACAAAGGTAATGAAAGTAGGTGCCTTTACACAAGATTTTGCTACAGGGTTAACAGCTACATATACCGATGTTTACTTAGGCGGAGTTATACCAGCTGCTAATGAAACAGCAAATCCTTACCTATCAAGTGGTAAACGTAATAATGTAGCAACTACAAATCTTGATACTGCTATTCGTAGAGAAACTTGGGTAAACCTAGCAGGAAATAAACAAACAAGTATTTTAAGACTTGGTGTTTCAGCAAATAGCGCTGGAGAAATTAGTCTTGTTGCATCGCATGTTGCTACAGAATTTCCTGTAGGTCTTTCACCGCTTAACCCTAATATGTATGGACCTACTTATAAAACTACAACAGAAACTCCGGTAGGTGTAGGTATTCATAATCTTTATCCAAGATCTCGAGTTCACTTATTTGGTAAAAACACAAATAACGAAGGCCGAGATGGTAATGATCCGTGGTCACCAGGATATGCTTTTCTTGCAGGACAAACAGGAAATGTAGTTGGAATAACGGGATACTATCCTGGAGCAGGTTATGCAGGGCAACAAGTAATCGTTGATTATCTTGACTATAATCATGTGTGGACATATAACGTTGGATTTAGAGATTATCCTTATGAAGCTTATGGAGTTGTAGGAGCAACAGCTCTTATGGGTAGTCGTCCAGCAACAGGATCTAGTGGATCACCTAATGCTGCTAACTATGCTTGGAGAGAATATCAAGCACCTACAAGACAGGTTACTCCGTGGGCATTAAGCACAAGAAATATTGCTGCTTATAGTGGTACAGCCGCACTTAATGGTTCATTCCCACATGGAAATATCTTTGATAATTTATGGACTGCCCGACATTACGTTGGATTTAACTTATTTAGAGATCTTCTTAATCAGGGAGATAGTGTAGATACAGTTTGGAGAACAGGTACTACTTTTGATAATGGTGGTTCGGCAATCATTGGTTCTAATGGTGGTGATCTTGCATTTGTAAATATTTCGTCAGGTCGTGATGGTGGTTTACTTTATAGAACTTTTGAGCAACAAGGTTTAAGTACTCGTGATGTTTTAAATAACATTACGATGATGATGACTCGTGATGGGGATATTGGTATTGGTAATCGTCCTGGATTTGATAGTGATACTTATTCATCTCGTGAACGTGGAGTAAATGGATATGTACATTATGTAAGAACCTCCGCAGAAGGTGATGCAAGACAATTATTCCCATATCCTAATCCATATTCTTCTGGTACAGCAACAATGGGTACGGGTTCTAACCAAAATAAACCTTATGGATTAATCAGCTATGAAGGATTAAGTGCTACATATGCTGAAACAATTTCAAGTAGTCCTGCTGCTGAAATTAATCGTGCTACTTCAATGGGTGATTATATAAGACTTGAAGTTGGTGCTGGTAAAGTATATGGAAGTAACTCAAGATCAACCCTAAAAGCTGGATACGGTTATCCACCTTTACAGACTTTAACAATTACAGGTAGCAGTATTCGCAATTACTTATTCTTAGATTGGGCAGCATATACAACAGCAGGTGGCAATATTTTTACAATGTCACTAGATACTGACTTTGAAGGTAGAATCATCAAAATCAAGTTACAAAATGCAACAAGTAGTGGTGCATTGGTAGACTTTAAACCTTATTTTTATAACTTTGTCTTACCTCACCCAACCGAATTTAATGCTGGTAGTGGAACTCCTTGGGCTCAAGTTGGATTTACAGCAACACAAGGTGCTTGTGCAGCTGAACTTTGGAATTATGATATTGATTCTAATTGGGTAATCAATGAATACAATACACAAGGTTATTGGGATATCACAAATGAAAGTTTTGTACAAACTCAAAAACAATATGCAAACTTAAGATTAAATAACTTTGTTCTTGGTGAAGGTATGAACGTTTCTACCGAGCAACAATGGGTTAGAGATCAAATTAAAGAAGCAAGACAAGAATCACCAAAACTTATTCTTTCATTCCTTGAAGCTGATAACACAGTTATACCAGGTTCTCGTGCAATTAACACAACAGAAACAATAGGTCAGAATCGTCCTGTGAGTGGTACTGATGCTTATCGTAAAGTAAACACGGTTATTGCATCTGCACAAAATGAATCATCATTGCGTGAATATTGGATTCCTAAAGCGGATAATTCTGGTGGTACATTTATGGTATGGACAGATCATTACGGAGAAAAGGAAAAGGATTCTGGATTTGACACAAACACAATCGCAACAAGCAGATTCTATGTTGAAGAAGTAGTAGCTCTTGAATTTGTACCGAGTTATACAGGAACAACAGCTGGTAATGAGTATATTAGTTCAACTGCCACAAATGCAAGTGGTAAATTTGATAACGATTATCCTCTACACGTTAAGTATTATAATACTTTAATGGGAGTACCAAAATATGGAATTACTGGTAATACTGGAGGAAATGCCTTTACGCCTTCTCAATACGGTAGAAAAGTTAATTTATTTGGACAGCCATTAGGTGTAACAGGCGGTCCAACTACACAATATAATTATGGATTTTCTTTTCAAAATGCAGGTTTAACAGGACCTAATTATACCCAACTTGGTCCATTTACGCAAGCTCTTTCAAGTACAGCTGGCTCCACACCAATTGTTATTTCTGCAACAGGAAAGCCTATACAATTAACAGCTGAAGGAACTACTAATGGTAACGAAAATTATTATCTTATGCAATTCCAAAGATCCCCTGATGGGACTACTTGGACCAATATAGGACCTATATTTGGGGCGGATACAGGGTCGCATGATCAAGCCAATTTTTATCTACATTGGGTAGATAATCCTGTTTCAGGAAATTGGTATTATAGAATAATCAGAACTGATGGGTTTAGTCCTATGACTTTTACAGAGATAACTTTAATAGCATACGAATTAAGTTCTGGTAATTTATTTTATACTACATCAAATACCGGCCCATATAGAGGAGTTGCATCTGGTGCAACCGGTCTTGCACTTTTACGTAATGTTGACAAATATTATTCAATCTATAACCCAACAACTAATTTTGATAACGGATGGAATAGCAACGGTGAAATAGAAAATAGAGCATCACAATTTAGATTTAAGCGTATTAACTCAGAGTTTGCGCTAATTGACTTCAACATGACGATTGAGGTTAAGAATCCTGATTTAAGCGCTGGTTTTTCATATGATGATTGTGGAGAAACACAATTAATTGACTGGGGGTCTCCAAGATGGACACAATACATAAGATTATCATATCTTCCTTCATTATACACAGCAGATAATTATGATTATTTTATGAGACTATTTGGTAATTCATTATCATTGATGAATTGGTCTTCATTTAATCAGTGGTACCCAGGTACCGCTATCACAAGCGACCCTGAAACAGTTTTCCCTACAACTACACCAGCAATTTATCCTGGAGATTCTTTAAGCAATACAGGTGGCCCTAATTATACAATGAATCATGTATATGACCCTGCACATACGCAAAATCTTGTATGGAGTGGTAATTTCTATGATGCTACTATGAGTTCTTCTGTAAACTCGAACATGGGTAATCTTAATAATGGGGAAATATTTAATAAAATAGTATCTAATCAAACTCTTGTGCAACCTAACGGATATCTTACTCCTTTCTTTGCAAATCAATTCTTTAATGCAAATATTGCCAAGATGTTAATTTGGGATGCGCCATCTAATTTTGATGGATCAAAATCATATGTATTTGGTAGTTTTATGGGTAAAGCTTATTCTATCTTAGGAAACGATTATCTTTCTCGAGTAAGAAACTGTACATGGAGAGTAGTTCCACGATTAGGTAATCATTACGGTACTGGAGCTGATCTTGCTGAACCTACAAATTTAAAGAATGCTTCATTTACATTAGAGATTATGTTTGATAAGCCTATTTTACATATAGATACTCCGTTTGCTAATTATAACTTTAGTTCTTTAGGTAATACGGATCCTGCTCATCCGTATAAATATTTAACAGTAAATGGACAAGCAATCGTAAGATACTCTGATTCAACTAATACAGCCTTAAATGGACCAGAAGTTATTCTTGAAAGTGAAATATCATAAAAATAAAAAATAAGATGTCAATTAACATTTTAAGTAATAGCTCAGCAAATCTATCAACAGAATTAAGTGGTGGAATTCTACCATATGACCTGTGTACAAGATGGGCAGGAGGATATACTGCAAGCAATGGTGCAACAGGGCTAATTTCTGCAACTGGTACAACTGCTGCAACAGGTACTCCTTACATTAATTCCAGTAACGTTCCTTGTGCAATACCAGGAACAAATAAAGCATCACTAACAGGAATCTTTTATCCTAATGGGTTTACAGGAACAGCTGAAGTTTGGATTTACGTAAAAGATGCTTCAGGCGTTGAAGGAGAGTCCAATCATTTAAATTATACTGCTTTACCTAGTACATCTCTAGTGGTTTATGCTGGTCCTGATCAATCGATTACTAGTCCGCCAGCGACAATAACTTTAAGTGGTGCTACCGCATCAAATGCAACAGGAGTTACTGTGTGGCAATGGTCCGCAGACCCTCTTAATCCTGAACCTACTTATTTTACTCCGGATGAGTTTCAAATATCACCAGATGTAGGTGATTTTTTAACAAATGGAGTTTATACATTTAACTTATTGGTAACAGACTCAATTGGTCAAACAGGAACAGATTCTATGACTGTCACCGTTACAGGTAATGAGCCTTCTCCTTCTGCATTAGACTGGACTGCAGGATTAACAGGGGTGAATAACTTACCATCTTTTTATATTCAACGTAGAAGAGGAGGAGTAACAACATATTTGGTGAATCCAATAAACACATTGGGTAATACCGGCGGTTCTATCCCAATTGGTAGTGGTTCTAATGAATTACAAAATGGTGATCAAATTAGATCTTTTATTTCAGCTGTAAATGGCGGTGAAAGCTCAGGAGAGTCCAGTGTATTTTTAAGATTAGAACAACAATTAAGAATACCACCTTACACAATAAACATTGTTACAAACGGCCAGTATAATGATACAGATCCACTTGGAAGTATTGTTCAAGGTTACGTTAAGACAGTCGCGCCTCATTGGCACACAATTGATACCACTAATTATCGTTACATAATAACAGCTACATCAAGTGTAATATAAAAAATAAGTTATATGAAAAAACAACATTTTTACATCGGAGTTTTCATTGCTATTTTAATAGCGATTCTTTGCGTACAACAATGTTCATTATCAAATCTTAAAACAGATCTGGCTATGAAAGATAATAATATGCGAGCTCTTCAAGATACAATTGAAGAAACTAAAAATGATCTTGGACAAGTTCAATTTGAAAAAAGTGTTCTTATAAGTAGTGAAGCAGGATTAAAAGAATTAAACTCTGAAATTGCTGCAGAAGTAAAAGCGCAATCAGGAAAAGTTGCTTATCTTGCAAAAATTGTTTCAGGAATCCAAACACAACACGATGGTCCTACCAATATAGATACTGGGCTTATAGGTAAAAGTGGTAATCCTTGTGATTCTATTGCAAACTACACTCTACCTTGGAATTCTGATAAAACATTTGATGCAAATAATTCTAGAAAATTAAACGGAGTTACCTCATTTACTATGAATAAAGGTGCTATCACAAATGCAACGAATGAAGTTAAACAAGATGAAATGAATTTTGATATTGTTACAGGTCTTGAAAAGAAAGACGATCACTACGAAATCTTTATTCGTTCAAACTATCCAGGATTTAAGCCTTCAAAAATAGACGGTGCTTTTATCCCACAAAAAGATTTATTCCCACCACAAAAGAAACAAAAATGGAGCATAGGTCCAACATTTAACGGTGGACTAGGCGCTGCTTTTACACCTACTGGAGTACAGCCTGCTTTATATGTAGGAGTTGGATTGGGTATAAACTATGGATTCATTAAATTCTAAAAAATCATAAACAGGAATGCCAGGAACATCTACATATGTACAGCTTTCGAATTACGCATTAGTTGAATATACTTACAGCAGTGAGACTATTACAACAACTAAGGCAAGACCTTTGCGTCTTAAAAATGGCTATACAGACGAGTATCAATTTCTTAATTCATCGACTGCTGTTAATATTACAGGAAACGTTCTTGACCGTAGTGCAAGTAGATTAGGTATTGATTCAACTACTTGGGCATACCAAGATATTGATTCTACTACTCCAATTGTACAAATTGATTCTAATTTTACACTTAACGATTTAACGTCTCTTTTAATCGTTAATCAAAAATATGATACTGTTAAAGTTCACTTTGTTGCAGGATATGATTTTCCCGGAATTGACGGTATAATCATAGAATTACAATGGGAAGAGTGGACAGCTCGTGGTACAGGTGGAAAAAGATTTACAGCAGGTGCACAAGTTTACTTAAAGAGTGAACAGACAATTAACTTTAACACAAGTCCTTTATTTTTAGGTGATCGTTTTTATGATCGTTACGTAGAATTTAAAGTACCTTCACTTGCCGAAGCAAATAACGATTTTTGGAATTCGCCATCAGCAAGTAATACATTAGGATATCAGTATACTTTTGATAATGTAGGCTTTAACAAAAACTCACAGATCTATACTAATATCTATGAAATTAACTCTACTTCAACTACAAATGATAATCGTTACTTTACAACAGGTAACGTATATCGTTCATCATTTAATGCAGCTGATATCTATTCTTATTTAGGTTGTGTAGTTAAAGAGAATGCTGAAAATGATTACATAGAATATTACCCAACATTTAACGGTGGTTTTTTAGAAGATTATATTGCAGAACTTAATGCTGCTCCAGGTGGTGATTGGATTGTAATTAATCAACTAAATGTTTACGAACAAGCAGGTACCAATATGTTAAGAACATCAAGTAATACTTTGTTACAAGATGATAACTTTAATGAACCTGGAATATTTCGTCCAGTAATACGAAACGCTGCTTTTGTGTATTCATTTACTGTTGAGTACATTATGCGCTTGATGAATAAAGTTGATAACCAAGAAATTATTCGTAAGTCAACATTTACATCAACCGAACCTAAGAAATATGGTCTTTCATTAGAAAAGATTAACGTACTTGAAGGTTTCCGCCCAGTTAAAGTGTATAACAAAATTGAAAAAATTCAAAGTAATGCACTCACAAACAGTATAGCTGATAATGAAGGCGCTTATGGATTTGGAACTCCTAAGATAATTACACAAAACATTTATGTCAATAATTATTTTGATGTAAATAACATTTCAGTTGATAGTACTACTAACATTGGAGATGTAATTGGGCAAACTGTCTACCCACAAGGTTTAAACTACATATTTATTAATAAGTTTGATAATTATGTTAAGTTTAAAGTTTTTTCTAAGTCTGCTGACAGAAAACAAAACGTTACACTTGACTTTGCTTCAACTGGAATGAATGCAAAGCTGGCTTTTATTCTTGATGACGATACTAAAATCTATCTTGACCCAGTACAAGATATGGGTGCAGCGAATCCAGGTGCTGGTGAATTACTTTTTAGAATTGATGATACTTTAAGTTTAAAATTACTTAAAGGAGTAACACGTGACTATTACATTGTAAATAAAAATGACAAAGGTGATGAAGTTTTAATTTATGCTGGTAAGTTTGATTCTCAAGATAAGAAAGTTGAAATGATGGCAAAAATTAATCAGACTTTAATTAGTGATCTTAATGCACAAATTGCTAAGTTACAAAAAGCACAAGAACAGCTAACAAAACCAACTGTTAAAACTGTTGCGAGTACAACTGTTGCCAATGCAGTAGCAGCGGCATCACAAAGTAGTCCAGCAAACGCAGTAGTTTCTCAAAATCAACAAACAGCAACACAAGTAATTGATGAATCAACAACATTTGTAACAAATACTGTTAAAGGTATTGATAATGCAATTAAACAAGCCGCGGCAGAATCCACAAAAGAAACTCCAACAGTAAATTTAAACATTCCTGAAGTACCTGGAGTTACGCCTTCTTTAGGAGCACCTATTACATTATCAGTAATACCAAAAGTTATTCGTCCATCAAAACCTAAATCAAGTGGAGAACTTTATCAAAGACTATCAGAGGGAGATATAAAAGATATTGCAAATAACCAATCAATCTAATACATGATCTTAAATCATAAAATTAAAAATACGCTAAGATCTATTAAAACATTAGTAACCAAAAATAAACAGAACGCCTTATCATACTAAATTCAAAAAATAACAACTTTATCGTTACGCTAAATCGTGGATTTATCTATCCTGATATTACTAAGCGTTATGAAACTTATCTTAAAAGATTACCTATACCGTATGAAAACTTACATGATTATGTAACTGCATCAATTCAAGCAATTACATTTCCGCAGTTAAGTGTAGAACCGGTTGAACAAACTCTTTATGAAGATCCCGTATCTTTCAAAGGTGGTAAAAGATTTGAAACTTATCTTGATAGAACTTTTACAATTACGTTTAAGACATATGAAGGGTACATAAATTATTGGGTGATGTTTGATCTTTTTCGTGCTTTTTATGATTTAGACAACAAAGAAGAATTTTTGCCTGATGTAAATATATCCTTTCTTGACCAAACAGGATTTGAGTTTATTACATTAAACTTTCATCAAATATTAATGACTTCTATTTCTGAACTTGAGCTTAACTATTCATCAAACACGGCTGAATTTAGAACATTTACAGTAACCTTTAAGTATAACTACTTTAAGGTTCAAAAAAGATTACAGTAGCAATGTGGGAAGTAATTAAGAACCTTAATCCAACTCAGAAGTTTTACGCATTCTTGGTTGCAACAGTATTAACAACTGTCACATCATTTTTAACGTCATACTTAGCAACTGATGATTGTAGAGGTTTATCAGATCAATATGAAACACTTGTTAATAATCATACAAGACTTATGAAAATTAACAATGAATTAATAACTGATAACAATCAAAAACAAGAAGACATTTTAAAAATTGCAAAACTTCTTGAAGACGCAAACAAATGCAAGACACCAACTGTTTACGAAACTCGTAAAGAGAAAACTGATGAATTTGTTTATAACCCAAGATACAGTGATGTAGTTTCTGAAACACGTGTTGATTCAACGGTTGCAATGTCACCGCCACCTGTTGAAGAGCCACAACCTGTAAAAAAGGTCACTAAGAAGAAAAGAATAATTAAAAACGATGTTGAGCAGCAACAGAAAAAAGCAATAGATTCTGCTTTACAGATTGTGAATAAATATAAACAAAATAAGTAAATGAAAACCTTTAACGAAATACTTAGTGACACTTCAGTTTTTGAAGGTATTGATGTATCTTATCTTACAGAAGCAGAATTACACAAATCAGTAGAAATTTATCATAAGTTAAATGAAGCTTATGAAGAAGGAGGTATTGAACTTGTGGAAGCAAAAATAGAAGAAGGTCTTCTTGGTGGTATTGCAGGTTTTTTAATAGGACCATCTGTAGGAAAAGTTATTGCTCGTGCTTTAGGTGTTGAAAAAGGAATTCTTTACGATATGTTAACCTCTCGATTAGTATCAGCCGCACTTGGCTCTGCTATTCAGAAAAATCTTTAATTTATGATATTAGGAATCGACTATTCGATTAAGTCACCGGCCGCTACTTTAAAATCCGGCGATACATATACTTTTTATACTTTTGCCCGTAAGTCAGTTGTAAAAGGAGATACAGAATTAGCTTTAAAGGCAGCAGGCGTTATTGTAGAACTTATACCTGATGAGCCTACACTACCTAAAAAAGCAAGTATTACAGATAGGGAAAGATCCTCATTGCTTGATGCAAATCAACAAATTCCAAGTATTATTAAGTACTTTTCTGATTTACCTTTAATAGCTTATGGAATTGAAGGATTTTCATTTGCTTCTACAGGTAATCGCCTTGCGCAGTTAAGTGGTTATCAATGGGTACTTCGTTGGGAATTACTTAAACTTGGCATGTCTTCAGATAGTTTTTGGGTTTTTTCACCAATGACTGTTAAAGCAACAGCAGGTAAAGGTAACTTTAAGAAAGAGGAAATGATACAAGCTTTTATTGATTGTGAAGATCCACAATTACAAGCAACAGGGTTTCACAAAGCAATGAAAACCCAACCAGAACTATTTCAAACAAAACGCGGAGCCTGGTTAAAACCTATAGATGATATCGTTGATAGCTGGTGGGTTATGAAAACCACAGAACATCATAAAGAACTATAAAGTCTTGTATGTATATTAATATGGCAATATCTTTATAAGATAAAAAAGTCTTAGACAAGTAACAATTTTAAACATAATGAGTACGATATTTACCACAGAAGAAGAAAATCAATTACATACAGTAATTAATGACTACCGAGCAATTTATGAAAGAGCAGCATTTCTATCAATTGAAATGACAAAGATGGAAGATGAAATGAAAACCTTGCTTGAAAAGATGGAATCTTTAAAATCTATTGAACAACAAGTATATGAAAGCGCTACTCAAAGAACAGGTAAAGATTCTTTGGAAATTCGTAAAGAAGCAGCAACTCTTGTTTTAAACAAAATTAATGAAGAGGGCGGAGAAAATTTAGCAAAAAATGCTGAAACTAATGAAACCTTAATGAATAAATAATATCTCAACTAAATAATTTTTTAACTAACAAAAAACAACCATTATGAAAAAAGTATTTTTAGCTTTAGCGGTTATTGCAACAATTACTGCAGTATCTTGCAAAAATGTAAACTCAACAGAAACTCAAACTAGCACTGACAGCACAGAGGTACAAGCTGACACAACTGCTGTACAAGCTGATAGCACTGCTGTAGATACTACAAAAACTGTAAAGTAATATAGTATCACACCAGTCAACTCAGTTACTTTTATTACTTAAAGGTACCTTAATTTTTTACTAACAATTTCTAAAAAAATCTAAAAGAACATGGAAAATCTAAACGACATTTTTAATCTTTCACTTGATGACTTCAAAGAACCAGAAAAAACAGGCGGTTCAGGTCGTAATACATTTAAACCTGAAGCAAAATCTGGTAAAGACGGTGTTTACAAAGCCGTAGTTCGTTTCTTGCCTTGGCATAAAGACGTAAAAAAATCAGTGATGAAAAAATGGTCAAGTTGGATGGTTAATCCAGCTACCAATGAAGGTAAGTATATTGACTGTCCTTCAACTATCGGCCAAAAATCTATAATCCAAGACCTGTTTTGGAAATTCAAAAAATCTGATTCTGTTGCTGAACAGAAATTGGCCGAAACTTTCTCTCGTCGTCAAAGATTTGCTTCTCTTGTGCAAATCCTTAAAGATGACAACAATCCTGAAAACGTAGGTAAAATCATGATCTGGCCTTACGGAGTTAAAATTTACAATAAACTCCAAGCAGAAATGAAACCTGAATTTGGTAAACCTCATATACCATTTGACTTGTTTGATGGGAAACCTTTCTTTGTGCATATTACACAAGTAGCAGGTTATAACAATTACGATAACTGCCGATTCTTAGATGAAAAAGCACCTCTTACAATTGACGGTGCTCAAATGGAAAAAACTCCAGAGAGCTTGGCAAAAATCAAAGAATTCTTAGAAACTTCTCCTGATTTAGGTGCTTATGATTACCAAGAATGGGATCAGCAAACTGAAGATTTCGTAAATGAAGTGATTCGCAATACTGTCCCAGGAGGCAGAATGATTGAGTCCGTTGAAAAAAGTAACCGTACTTCCGTTGCTTCAGCTCCGGTAGTTTCATCTCCGGCGCCAGCTGCACCTGCAGCACCTGCAGCTCCAGCATCTTCATCTCTTGATTTAGATTTTGGTTCAGGTATGGATGATTTAGGAATTGATGAATTAAATAGCGGTTCTTTTGATGACGAACTTTATGGATCACTATAATCAAAATACTGACAAAATATCTAAAGAGAACGAGAATTTACTCTCGTTCTCTTTTTCTTTAGACGAAAATCAAAAGGCATCACCTGAACAGTTATTAAATACTGTCAAGACGGAATTACAATCTATTCTTAATGAAAGATTTAATGATTCTGAAAAACGCAGGATAGATCCTAAGATTAATCGTCTTAACTTTGCTTGTCCTTATTGTGGAGATTCACATTTTGATACACACAAGAAAAGAGGTAACATTTATACATTAACATATTACTTTAAGTGTTATAATTGTGGTAAGTATCGAAATCTTGAAGGATTCTTAAAAGATTTTAAGAAAGAATTAAGTACTAATGAACTTGTTCTTGCTCGTGAATTTTTTGAAAGTGGTAAGCCTGAGCAAAGATTCGTTGACCCAATGATGCTACATAACATAGATGAATTAATGAAATGGAGTATCGATCGTACAGAGATTGAAGAAAAGTTTAATCTTGTGCAGGTAGACAAAGCAGCTATTTCTACTTATTTATACAAAAGATTACAACCTGACATGCGTAGGTTTTCTTGGAGCGCAGAGAGGGAACAGCTATACATATTTCATTTAATTCCTAACACAACCCGTGTATTAGGTTATCAAATTCGTAATTTTAAGTCAACTCCCAAATACTTGACTTTTAAGCTATCGAGAATTTATGAAGAATTGGGCAGAACAGTTACAGAAGAAGTTTTATCTTATGATGATATTTCAACTTCATTTGGTATTCTTGAAATGGACATTACACAACCTGTGACAGTATTTGAAGGCCCTCTTGATTCTTTTCTTTATAAAAATTCAATTGCAACTTGTTCATCAAATATTGATTCTCCAATTCAATTAAGTACGTTGAGATATATGTATGATTATGATAAAGCAGGTCGAGATGTTGCCTTGGAAAAACTTCACTCAGGCAAAAGTGTGTTCTTATGGAAAAAGTTATTTACAGAAGCAGGTATTGAAGAACCAATGAAAAAGATGGACTTAACTGATTTATTGATTTATTGTAAAAGAAAACGAATAAAGTTACCAAGACTTTCACAGTATTTTTCAAACGATAAGTTTGATGCGTACTGGATTTAAAAAACAAAACCTATGTGGCTGTATAAAATAGATTATATGGAACACAAAGATTCTGACATAATAGGATTAGACGAAGAAGGTAAAAAGATTCGTGGTATTGCTGAATTTTCATTTAGTAACCATGAAAAGATTGATCTTAATCCTATTTTACCTGATGTAGTTCCAAAGAAAAAAAGAAAACATGAAATTGTAATTAAAGATGGAAGAAAACCAAAATCTCGAAAAGGCTCAGAACTCTTCTAACGATGCAATCTTTGTAAGATTTAAAAACGAACGTGAAGAGTGGAGTAAAAAAGTCAGTGATATGTCAAATCGTTTACGTGACATTTATCAAATAGCTGATTTACAGACTGATTTGTATTCTAACCGTCAAATTGCAGCGGATTACACACACGCCTTAATGGCAAACTTAACAAAAATTAATCGTATATTTCGTGAAAAGAAAATTGAAAGATGGGAACATTACACACGAAATTATGATTTAAGAATGGATAAAGATCCTAAAGAATTACATATTTATGTTGATATTGCTGATATTGTAGAACGTAAAGATTTAGTTCAAAATCATTTAGAATTCTTTAGAGAAACTATCCGAACAATTGACGCAATGTGCTACGGTATTAAACATCGTATAGCACTTGAAGAATATAAAAGAGGATAATGCAAAGAAGAGTAAAAAGAATTGACACACCTTACGGCCGAGTATACGCTTACGGCAAAGGAGCGGATGCAATACTTATGCCATCTGTTACAACAATATTAGGTTCAGAACCTTCACAATATCTTACAGATTTAGAAGAAAAGATTGGAAAAGAAGAACTTGCTAAAATTAGTGAACGTGCTGCATTTCGTGGAACAGCAATGCATAAGTTTTTAGAAAACTACTTTATTTGCATTCAACAAGGTGGTGACAGTGATCGTTGTCTTTTATACACACAAAAGAAAACTCCAGTAGAATTAAAGGAAGAGGGTATTGCTGATGATAGAATTGCATATGGGCGAGATCTTTTTTATAACTTCATTCATGAAAATGTATTTGAGGACATTAAAGGAGTTTTATTTACTGAGCAATTTTTATGGTCATTACATAATAAATATGCAGGTACTGCTGACTTTGGGTTTATATGTTTAACCGATGAAAACATTATTACAGATTTTAAAAGCGCAAGTGGGTATCGCGGTGAAGAAACAGTTCGTAAATATAAGAAACAGGGTGCTGCGTATGTCATAGCTTTTGAGGAGATATATAAAAAACCAATAAAGAACTTTCAAATCTGGATTTCTACTCCAGAAGGTATGCAAATTGAGATTCTTGAAGGTGAAGAATTGGAAATAATGAAAAAGGAATTTTTATCATTATGTAAAACATTTCATGATAATTGGAATGTTCAACCTATCCGTGAGTATTACTTACAAAACTATTGCACGGATTCAAAATAATGAATATGGAAGTGAGAGCAAGGGTTACACCTGATAATCGATTTATACAACTTACTGACTATACGGAGCTTGAGCTTGAACAAATAAGACATTCTTTTAAACGTAGAATTTCTAATTGGCGCTTTCACCCACTTGTGAAGAAAAAGATATGGGACGGCTACATATCTTTTATCGATAAGTACCAGAGAATTCCCGTTGGTTTATGGAATGAGCTTAACGAAGTATGTAAGAAGTACGGATTTACATTAGGTATTGATGATATGCAAAATGTAATTGACTATGACTTTGATGAGCATGACTTTCGTCAATGGGTTGACGAGTTCTTTAGAGATCATCCTAAAGTAAAAGCTCGTGATTATCAAATCGATGCTGCTGTACCTATCTTAAGATACCGTAGAAGTATTTCTGAAATTGCTACATCAGCAGGAAAGACTTTCATTATCTTTATGATATTTGCTTATTTACATGCAAGAGGCAAAACCAATAAATTTCTAATGGTGGTACCTAACACCAACTTAATATTACAGTCTATTGAAGATTTTGAGTTTTACAATAACGGTAAGTTAAACTTTACTACTCAAATGATTCATGGTGGCACTGATAAAACCAAGAAAGATGTAAACTTTATTATTGGTACGTATCAATCTCTCGTGAAACGTGATATGAATTTCTTTGATGATGTTGACTCAATTTGTATTGACGAGGCACATGGAACGCAAGCAAGTTCTATCAAGAAGATTATTGTAAACTGTATGAATACTCGTTATGCTTTTGGAGTTTCAGGTACTCTAATGCAAAATGGTAGTACTGAAGCTTTAACAATCCAGGCATATCTTGGCCCACTTGTAAATAATATTAGTGCTTCTTACTTAACTTCAAATAAGTACGCAACACCTATTGTTGTAAAAGTAGTAATGTTAGATTATTTAGAGCGTGAATCACGAGAAAAACTTGAAGAGCTTCGTAGTCGTAAGTCAGAAATTGACGGATCTAAATTACTTGATATTGAAAAAAGACTTGTAGTTGAAAATCGCGGTAGATTTACGTATATATGTAACTTCATTTCCAAAACTACTAAAAACACACTTGTTCTTTTTCAGAATGTTAAGGATCAATATGGTAGAAGAATTTATGATTACTTAAGAGAACACACAAGTGATAAGACAGTTTTTTATGTAGATGGTTCTACTCCTACTTCATTACGTGATGAATATATTGCAAGAATGGAAGAAGGTAATGATAAAATCCTGGTTGCATCATTTGGTACTTTTAGTACAGGTATTTCAATTAATAACATTCATAATGTATTCTTTGTTGAATCTTATAAGAGTGAAAAAATAGTTCGCCAATCAATTGGTCGAGGTATGCGTCTTTGTGAAGGCAAAGAAAAAGTAAACATTATAGATTTTGTTGATGATTACTCCTTACCTCGAGGTGGTAAAAATTACTTACTTAAACACGGAGAAGAACGTATGAAAATCTATAAAGAGCAAGGTTTCCCGTTTAAAAAGTACACGGTTCAGTTTTAGATCTTGGATATATAGAAAAAATATATCCAAGATGTCACATGTCTTAAACTTTACGGATTTCTTATTAGAGGCAGATTTATCTGAACCTATTAAACAACCGTTGACTTTAAATTACTCTGATGAAACTCTTGAAGGATTAAGAAGACATTTTCTTGACAAATATCTGGGAGATCTTGATAAAGAAAAGCAAGAAACCGTAAATAAGTGTATTAGCACATATGTGTATGCGCTTGATAAAAAACTTAAAATTGACGGTGATATTGTGGATCTTCTTGCTGATGCTTTAGGTAAAGATTCTGAGGCAATGGCAAAAGAACTTGCAGATGATACTCGAGAATTTTATGACAAGAAACCAAATATCATAGGATAAATTAAAAAGACAATTTAAAATGAAAAAGTTTTCACAATCAATTACGGCTATTCATGAAGCGGAAACCGCTGCAAAGTCAGAATTACAAAAATCCTATCAAGACTACTTTACTGCAAAGTTAAGCAAGTTTGGTGTAAAATCGCCGGCTGATCTTGATGATGCAAAAAAATCTGAATTCTTTAGTGAAATTTCAAAAGACTGGGAAAGTGGTAAAGGAGCAACTAAAGCTGGACAAGCTGATGTTGAAAAACATGGCGTTAAAGAATCTGAGGAAGTTAATGAAGGCAAAGAAGTTCAGTTAATTTATGATGCTACTACAAATCGCAAATCTGAACTTGAAGAATTTAAGTCTCAAATTCATTCAACAATCGATAAGTCAATTAAAGTTGATATCAACAGCGCTCATAACAGTATCTTAATTAGAACAGATGCTAAATTTGCTTCTAAGATTGAAGACTTGGCAAAATCTTTTGAAATTGAAAATGTTTCAGAATCTGAAGTAAATGAAGCTGACATGACTAAATTTTATGATGGATTTATTGTTCTAGATTTTAAAAACAAAAAGTCATATAAGTTTAAATATGTTAAAGGAACTAGCAATGTTAGTGTTGAAAACGCTGCTATTGATAAGTTAGTAAAGGCAACCGGAATAACACAAGCAAATTTCACAGTTCACGGTTTTGTTAGAAAAGGTGAATGGGATAAAGATGATACTCCTGTATTAGAATCTTATGTTAATGAAGCAGTTATTAAAGAAGAAGATGTAAAATCAGAAGCTGACTTTAAAGAATATGCAATGGCAGTTTTAAAGAAAGCACACCCAGATGATTTTGATAAAGACAAAGCCAACGATACGATTAATGGAATCTTAAAGAAATGTGATGGGGATTACGGCGCAGCTATAGGAATGCTTACAAGTTCTCTTGGTGAATCTTCTACTAATGAAGGTGAAGAATGCCCAATGTGCAAATGCGATCCTTGTGAATGTTATCAAGAAAAAGAAACTAATGAAAATGTAGACATTAATGAAGCTGCTGATGTAACACCTTATCTTGATGAAGTAAAAAAGGCATTACCTCAATTAGAAGAACTTATCAAGAAAAAACTTGGTTTTAAACCAGCATTAAACGCTGGAATTGAAAGAGGCGTTATTAAGATAACTTCTAATGATATTATTAATGAATTAGGTAGAACTTTGGTTAAAACAATCTTTACTAAAGTAGAAATTGGGTTCTGGGGTGGAAATGTAACTGGTGATGGAAAATCAATCTGGTTTAACCCTAAACTTTGGTATGAACACCCATCTGGAGGCTCTAACGGAACTGATTTTGTTTGGGATTCACTTTGGTGGGACTTAAACGCAAAAAAATGGATTGAAGGAAGATCAATCGTTAAATAATCATGAGTTTACTAAGCTACAATCAATTCATACTAAATGAATCGTTAAATGAAGGTGTCATTAATGAAGGAGGTGCCTATGGTCATCTTTCACACCCGTTTGATGATTTTGGTTTGACTATGGGTGATTTGCAGAAAATGATAACCACAACTGTAAATGGTGCCTTTGGGCCAGAGAATTTCGTACAAGAAAAGACAGACGGTCAAAATATTATGATTTCTTGGAAAAATGGTAAACTTATTGCCGCAAGAAACAAATCACATCTAAAAGATGCCGGCGCGAATGCTTTAGATTCTGCCGGCATTGCTTCTTTATTTGCAGGGCGTGGAGATATTGAAAAAGCTTATAACTCAGCAATGAAAGATCTTACATCATCTATCAGTAAACTTTCTGACGCTGATAAGAAAAGATTTTTTGAAGAGGGTAAAAAGTTTGCTTCTGTTGAAGTAATCACTCCTATTACACAAAACACTGTCCCATACGGTCAAAATATTTTGGTATTTCATGGAATAGTAGAAATGGACCCTGCAGGCAACCCTATAGGCGAAGACAAGCAGGCAGGAAGAGATATTGGTAAATTAATATCTGATGCAAATGCAGCGTCTCAGGAAACTTTCTATGTACGTGGTCCACAAGATATTGCTTCTAAACCTTTCCCAAATACCAAAACCCGATTATCATATTATCAGAAAAAACTTGCTGATGTAATGAAAGACAGCGGTAGTACTTTAAGTTCTACTGTAGGTGACTATGCCTTAGGTATGGGTAAAAGAATTTTAATGGCAGAAGCAAATTCCGCAAGAGTTAATCTTCCAGAAATAAGTATTGACGGTCTTGCCCGTAGAATTGCTGACATTGACAAATCTTACAGTGTTCCACAAATTAAGAAAGATCTTGGTGATGCTGCTGATTGGTTTATTAACCTGGAAAAGAACAAAGGAAAAGATCTTAAACGTCGAGTTTATGCGCCTCTTGAAAATTTATTCTTAGAGGTAGGTACTGAAATGATGAAGAATCTTTCAGCTTTCTTATCAGCAAACCCAACCGCGGCTGCAGAATCTATGAGAAAAGATATTGATAAAACAATTTCAACAATTAGAACAAATGGTGATGAAGCAGATGTTTCTAAATTAGAACATGAATTATCTCGTGTTGCTGCAGCAGGTGGATTAGAAGCAATCGTACCTACTGAAGGAATTACTTTCTTATATAATGGAAAACTTTATAAGTACACAGGCATTTTTGCGCCATTACATCAAATAAGAAGCATACTTGCTTATAAAAAATAAATTATGAAACAAATACCTACATACAAAGAATTTGTTAACGAAGCTGAGGAAGTATCAGTTGATAAAGTTTTAACACCAGCTGATAAGAAAAAACTTAAAACAGCTTTTGAAACTGTTATAACTGGCATAGATAAATTAACATTTAAAAAAGACGGTACTATTGAAGGGCGCCGTGGGTATTTTTATAGACACGGTCAATCCCCAAAAAGTGTTGCAGATCAACTTAAAAAAGCTTTAAGTGGGGAAGGAATCGAAATACAAATCATCGATTCATATGATGATTTTAAACCTTGGCCAAAAGATAGTAACTTTGTAGTCGTATTTAAACTTATATAATCATTATGAATCAAATACCAACTTATAAGGAATTTTTAAATGAAGAAGCACAAAACTATATGTTTTTTGCCAATTTAGAAACAATTAAAAGACATGCTGAAATGCTTCTTGCCCTTGATCCTGCACAAGTAGACAGTATTTTACAAAATGGGCATAACTGGGCAGCGGATCATATTGCAACGAGTAAAGATGATATTGAAGAAGTTTGCAATTTCTTTCAAACAGAAATGAAAAACTTAACAACTGCAAAATAAAATTAGATAATCATGTACACAGAACCAACGGTTCCGTACACTGTAATTGCAATCATTGTAGCAATTATGGCTATAACAGTACTCGTTAGAGATTTTAAAAACTAAAAGGAATTTATAACTTTTAAACTTTATATAATGAACAATGCAAAAAAACTAAAAGGGTTATCTACTGAAGAAACTTTTAGTTATATTTATGAAACTGCTTATTGGAAAGCAGGTGAAAATAAATCATTCTCTGGAAAAGGGTCTGATTTAAAACATACACAAAACACGCGTTCTTTATTACCTGAAATCTGTCAAAAGTACGGTATTAAAAGAATTTTGGATTGTGCATGTGGTGATTTTAATTGGATGAAAGAAATTGTATCTACATTTGAGTATTATAAAGGTGTAGACATTGTTAAAGATCTTATTGAAGATAATCATAAAAAATATTTTCAAAAAGACTTAATTGAATTTGAACATGGAAATGCTATAGAAAAAATTGTCAATGACAAAAACTTTGACGCTGTTATCTTAAGAGATGTTTTAGTTCATTTACCTGCTGAAGACATTCAAAAAATTATTACTAATTTAAGAAACTCAGGTATACAGTATGTGTTTGCTACCAATTTTAAAACCATTGATAGAAACACAAATTTAAAAATAGCCGGTCAATGGAGGCCAGTGAATCTTTTATTAGAGCCTTTTAATTTTGATAAACCTCTTGAAGAAATTGAAGAAATATCAGAAGCTTATCGAATTTATAGAAATGGTAAGTACATAAAATTACAAGATAAGACATTATCTTTATGGAAAATATGAAACATATACATACATTTAATCAATTCTTAAATGAATCATTTCATATGCCTGATGGCACTCCGATTGGAGTCGATTATATGCATAGACCTGTGGTATACAGACCAAATATTGATGAATCCAAGATTGGTGAAATTCATATTATGGCACAAGAATCGGATTCGTTTACAGCATTCAGAAAGGCATTTATGGATGAATATGGAAAACCTAAATCTGTAAAAGAACTTAAAGAATTAGAAGCTTGGCTACAAACTGTGTGGAATGAAAATAAGTAAAAAAGTTTCACAAAAATTTTGCTATGTCAATTTTTTTGTTTAATTTTATACAAATATTAATAACATATGAAAACACTTCCATCATTTAATGAATTCTTAAATGAATACCAAACATACGCTGATTATCGCAAAGGGTCTTGGGGAACTCCTCAGGACCTTAAAGATGATGTTTTAATAAGCGTTAAACATTTAATCCCTGTTGATTGGCGTGAATCTGAAAAGTACATAAAATCTACAGTTGATCAAAGCGATGATAAGCAAGGTATTAAATTTGAAATTCAGCTTAAAACCGGAGATGCAATTCATGCGTATAAGTTAGGTAGTTTTCGTGGATCTTGGGAATGGTACTTAAATAAGAAAAAAACATCTAAGCAAGATATCTTAAATTATCTTGAAGACAAGATTTACACACCATATCAAAAATGGCAAAGACATTATGATATGAGTGATAAAACTTATATGTATGCTGATGATAATCGTGCTTATACATCGGGAAGAACTCATGCTGAATATATAGATAAACTATATAAAGCACTTTCTTCTGCGGATAAGAAAAATGCTGATGAATATAAAAAGAAATAAAGAAATGAAACATATACCTACATTTGAGCAGTTCGTAAATGAAGGGTTTGACGCTAAGTACTGGGAAGGCTATCATAATAGCGGAGAAAAAGGTAAAATTAAAAATCCGAATGATTTACAAATTCAACACGAAGTTGAAGCTTGTGTTGAAGAATGGAACGATAATAACGAAGAAGGTCCAAGCAATGAAGTTAAACCTGCTGGTGAAAAGAAAGTCATAGCTTTAGCAAAACAATTTGCTAAAGCAAAAGGTTGGATATCTTCTGATGTTATTGACGCAATGATAGCACAAGAATCTTAAAAAATAAAACATATATACATGAGCAAATTGCCATCATTCGAACAATTTAATGAAAGCTTAAAAGTTGCTGAAGTTAACGAAGGAGTTTTTTATAGACTTCCTAAAGATGTAATCAGTAATGAGTTATATCTTGTTGCAAAAAATTTAATGAACTTTTATCAAAACACATCTGCAGGTAGAGATATTGATCCTGGAGTACTTGATACCGTTACCAGAAACTTGGATAAAGTTAAAAAGGCAGTAAAACGATTTAACAGCAAAGAAGAAGTGATGGGGACCATTTATGAATTTGAAGAAGTTAATGAAGCATCAGTTCAAGTTGCTGGTCACGGTAAACCATCTGGAGCTAAAGTTCTTGCTACTGTTATTGTTGACATGTTAGATAAACAAAACTTTTTACATCCAGATACAAAGAAATCACAAAAACAATTAATTGATATGGTTGCTAATGTAATCATGGATTCTACATTCTAATGAAAACGTTTTCAGAACATATTAACGAAAACAAAATAGCTGAATTGGGCGCTATTGGGGTTACACTTAAAAGTGCTGACCTAAAAGACGCTGATATTGCAATGACAGCAAAATCTTTAACAACAGAATCTGTTATCATTGATATTGCTGTGAAAAAATTAACCGGCGATCAACTTATGATCTTATGTAAAGGCGGCTTAAAACATATTACGCCATCATCAAAAGGATTTACACTTACATTTTAAGATGAAGCATATTAAACTATTTGAGGAATTCATTTCTGAAGTAAACAGCGGAGAAAAAGTAGCAATCTTTCCAGGCCGCTTTATGCCTGTGCACAATGGACACATTGAGGCATTTAAGAGAACTTCTAAAGAATTTGGAAATAAGAGAGTTATACCAATTCAAATTGTAAAAGCAGGGCCGGATTCTCCATTTCCTATTGAGCTGTTACAAAGAATCGGTAAAGCTGTCGCTGCTGAATATCGTAACATTCTTGCTGATTGGATAATTTTCCCGGATCACTTAAAAACAGTGATTCCTCAAATGGCAAAAGTTGTTATGAAGGCTGGTTATGATCCTGTTGCTATGGGCTGTGGTGCTGATCGTCTTAAAGATTATCAGCGTCAAGTAGATTATTTAGTATCACCTAAGAGTGATGTTAAGGTTAATGAGTTTTCACTTGAGAGCGTAATGAATCGTGATGAAGATGGTCCAAGTGGTACAAAAGTTCGTGAAACATTAAAAACAGGAACCGAAAAAGATTTTCAGAAACTTGTGCCAAAAAGTGTTTGGCCTTTTTATGAAGAATTAAAATCATACATATAAGATGGAATCATTTAAAGAGTTTTTAAACGAGGCAAACGTTGAATACATTAATAAAGATAATGAAGATAAAAAGATTGCTATTCAAAGTAACAATCATTATGTTAAATTGATGCAAATGCCATTTATTGGCAAAACTCAAGTAGAGTTTATCATAGATAAAGATCAGATTGATGAGCTTTGTAAAATTTTAAAAAAAATGAAGTAATGAAACATATACCAACATTTGACCAATTCATAAATGAAAACCTTAATGAAGGAATGCCCGTTCGTGGGTTAGAAGCAGCAGGGCGTACTATAGCACAGCAAATAAAAGGTAAAAAATATACTGAGGCTGATTTAAGAAGCAGATTAGATTCAATGCCTATAAGTAGATTAATTTCCGATGAAGAAAAAGAAATCATTATAAATTCTGCTAAAAAGGCTTTAGGGTTAACCGAATCTTTAGTTAATGAAGGTAAATATGATTTTATGGTAGGATCCGCAATTCAATTTAATGGATTTTCATATATCATAAGTTCTGTTGAAGATGATCTTGTTAATGTAATGGATTCCAAGAAAAATAAAAAATCCTTTAGATTATCCGCAGTTGTAGCACAAAATCCTGGTGTTGACGTAAAACCTAAAAAACCTAGACCTGCAGCTTGGAATAAAGGAATGAAATCAGATGCTTATTCTCCACAAGAATATCAAAGAATTTTAAAAGGTGCTATTAGCGATGCAGGTGGGAATGAATATGCTCATGATATGGCTCAATCAATGATATACGATCCAGGAATTCGTGCAAGAATTGAAAAAGATTATCCAATGTTAAGAACGACTAATCAAATGATCCAACGATTACAATGGGACTTAGAAGCTTACGATTAAATTTAAGTTTTTAGTAAAATATATAATAAGATGAAACACATACCATCATTTAATGAATTTATTACAGAAGCTTATAAACAAGTTGGGCCTCTGGTTAAGATAGCGGGAAAATATGAAGTGATTATTGGAGGAAACAAAGAAAACATAACTGTTGCTGGATTTGAAAGACAAAATGACGATTCTGATAGTCTCTATTTAATGGACAGTGATAAACTAAAGCCTATTATAGGATCACTTATTGTAAAAAATAGTGATATGTTTAAGTTAGAAAAAGGAACCACTGTCAAAGCAATTACATCAAAAGGAAATCAAGATGTAAAAATCAAAAGAATCGGAAATTTATAATGGAAGAATTTAAGACATTTAGAAAAAACAAAGTTCAAGCTATTAATGAAGCAATGAACTTTAATATCAATCCTATCAAACCAAAGCCGCTTGAAGAAGATATTGAAAAAATGCTTAACGAAAGGTTAGGTGATGAGTATACTGCTTATTATTTTTATCGTAATGCTGCTAACTGGTGTAAAAATGCAAATTATAAAAAAGCTGCTGACTTTTTTAATGCAGAAGCTGAAGGAGAACTTAGTCACGCACAAGGAATTCAAGATTACTTAACTCAATGGAATTTAATTCCGGTAATACCGAGTGTTCCAACATCTTTAACTTTCAGCGGTCTTGTTGAAATTATTAACCGTGCTTATGAATTAGAATATGGACTGTTAATGAAATACTCAGATGATCAAAAAGTAGTTCTTGATAGGGACCCTGCTACGTTTAACTTTATTCAAAAATATGTTGATATTCAAGTAGGAGAAGTATCCGAGTATTCAGATTACTTAAACGCTCTTGAATTAATTAACCCAACTAATAAATTTGAAGTATTATATTTTGAACAGACGTACTTTTAATTAAAATCATAAGTAAAGTAATGAAAAAAGATCAATTCATTAATAGATTTAATCATTCACAAATTAGTCAAGCAGAACTTGAAAGAAAGTGGAGATTATATCAAGAACAGCTTGAGTATGATCAAATGCTAGAAGCTATTCAAGTAAATAATCAAAGTCAGTCTACATCAACAGGCGCAGGAGGTGGTGGTGCCATAGATAGTCTACCTGGAAATTGCATACAACTTGTGGTAGATACTACAGAAGGAACTAATTTTTATTTTAACTTTAATACAACAGGTCCTATTAATTTTACGATTGACTGGGGTGATGGTACAACACATGATGATTCAGGTTACGGCGGATTTTATGAGGAATTTCATGAATTCCCAGAATCTGACCAACAGTACACAGTTAGAATTTGCTTTGATGATGCAAGTATTGTTACTGAATTTTATTCATCAAACGATTAAAAAATAATATGATATGGCACAAATAACATCAATAATAGGTTTACAAAATCTCGTAAACTTACAAAGTATAAATTTAGAATTTCATTCTCTGGAATCTATTGATTTATCAAATCTTCCTAATTTATTATATGTTGACATTAGTGATTGTGATTTTCCAGGCACAAGTATAAGTAGTTTAACATCTATAAATTTATCAGGTTGCGATTCACTCGAAGAGTTGCGTGTAGATGATAGTGATTTTTCTGATGGTTTTCCTGATCTTAGTGAATTAAATAATTTACGTTACATAGATTTTGACGATTGTGACTTAGTTGGATCCATAGATATATCTTATCTTCCTTTATTAGAACGTTTTGACTTTAGCCAAAATGAAGAATTAACTGAATTAATAATATCATCTTCTCAGCCATTAGGCTTTGATGGTAATGAATTATATGTACATAATTGTGCTCTTACTCAAACCGCAGTAGATAATATACTTGTAACATTAAGTGAAAGTGAAGTAACTAATGGGTATATAGATCTTTCAGGTGGAACTAATGCAATACCGGGTACTGCTGGTGATGCAGCTCTTGTAATTTTAGGTGAAAAGGGTTGGTCTTGGGATGTAAACACACCGCCCCCTGGACATGTTACTGTAGCTGCAAGTACAGACTTTGATATTGCTGGAGATTTTACAATTGAAATGTTTATTAATGCAACGGATATTCCTGGTGTATTTGGTGGTTTTCCGCGTTTATATAGCTTTGGTTCATATCCAGCAGCAAATGCAATATCTATTGAAGCAGGGGGGACTCTATTATACTTCTGGGCAAATAATAACGATGTAATTGCTGGTACATTTGAACCAACTCCAGGAACGTGGCATCATATTTGTATACAAAGATCAGAAACAACTCTTTATATGTATGCTGATGGAGTTCTATTAAACCAAACAACATATAGTGTTCCAATTTCTAGTCAAAATTTACCATTAACAATAGGATATGGTAATGAGTCTCAGTCAGAGTTTAAAGGATTAATGAGTAACTTTAGATGGTCTGACACTGTAATATATAACACGTCAGGATTTACTGTACCAACAGCACCTTTAACTAATGGGCCTGAAACCGTAATGCTAATTTTTACGGGATCTTCTGAAAATGGGCAGTTATTAGATATTAGTGGTAATAATCATAACGCAACAAATGTAGGTGCAATTTATTCAGCATTAAACCCATTCGTTGGTGATAATCCAGGCTCATTACAAATGGGTACAATAATATAACAAAAAATATGAAGCATATAACTACGTTCGAACAATTCGTATTTGAGAATCAGCTTGAAGAAATCTTTTTAAATGAAGCTGATGATGACGATAAGAAATCAACCGATAGATCGCCAATTGATAATGATGCCATTGAGAAAGGATTAAAGAAAAAGGCAGATGAAACAGGGGTTCCTATTGGAATTATTCGTGCTGTTATGAGACGAGGTATGGCTGCTTGGAAATCTGGTCATCGTCCTGGAGCAGGGCAAGAGCAGTGGGGTTATGCTCGTGTAAACTCATTTTTAACTAAAGGAAAAGGTACTTGGGGCAAAGCTGACGCTGATCTTGCAAAAGAAGTGCGTGATGGTGGTCATGATCCTAAAGCAAAAAATGAAGCTCGTGAATATTTTGTAGGTATCAGTAAAAGTACTGAGGCAAAGAAAAAGGCACAAATGGCAAAGCAAGCAGCAATGGACGATGATGATCCTGATGCTTATAAAGAAATGCCTGGTGATACAAAAGGCAAAAAGAACTTAAAACCCTCAACACATACAAAAAAATACCATGAACTTTACGGAGATGAATAATATAAAATCCTTTAACGAGTGGTTAAATGAAAAGAAAAAACCTGCTGGTGCACCTGAATGGAAAGATTCTGATGCACCTGATGCAGAAGGCCGTTTTCGTGATTTAAGTATTAAAGACTTAGCAGCTTGGTTAATCAAAACTCGTAAAAAGGATGTAAAGAAAATTAGCGGTAGTTTAACTCAGCAAATTGTGTTTAACCGAAATGACGATCCTGAGTATGCTGAAAAAATGGAAAAAACTCGTAAAGAGGTTTATCGTCAATTAGGTAGAGAAGATCTTCTTGATGAGAAAGAATCTCCATATAAAAAGGAAACTCTTCTTAAGTATAAAAAAGAATATGAAGAGGGTAAAGAAATTCCGTTTGGTATAAAAACTTCTCTGATTGCTCAAGGTATGATTCCTCATGAAGGAGGCCCTGATAAAGGAAAGAAAAAGAAAACAGAATTGTATGAAGCACAAATGGGTATTCTTGATACACAAGTAGAGATTAATTCTGTTAACTATGGGAATCCGCCACTTGAGTATATAGAAATCATGCAAAAACCTGATGACTATATTAAGAATTGGTTTATTGAAAACGGATTAACTGAAAAATTTAAACAAGAAGCACCGCTAAATAACAGTGAAATTACTCAAAGTGATTTACAAATTCTTGTTGATAAAACTACTAAAGCAACAGCTGAAGAAATCACCTTTGCACGTTTTGTGGATGACCCAAGTAACATTGCACAAATGTTTATTGATATTCTTAAAGAACACGATGTAGAAATTACTATGGGTGATTTCTTTAGAATTGATAGTCAATCTGAAGGTATATTACATTTTCTTAAAGATATCATAAATCGTCCAAGACCTTATCAATTAGCAAAATACTATAACTATCCTATCTATCCGCTAATTCGTACAGATGCAATGAGTGCTTCATATCCAAGTGGTCATGCTCTTCTTGGTTTTATGACGAGTGAGTACTATACTCGTAAATATCCACAAGTAGGTGATAAGCTATTAGAACTTGGTAAAAAGATTGCAAATAGCCGAGAACTGACAGGAATACATTACCCATCAGATACACAAGTTTCACGAGAAATTTGCGATATTATAATAAAGAACAATCTAATACAAGAATGATGAAATACATTAAAGATTTTAACGATTTTGTAGTATCAGAAGGTTTTCGTTACCACATGGAAAATGGGTTAGACATTACCAATTCTGTTTATCGTATAGGCAGTCAAGCTTATAAAGAACTTTTTGAAGAAACAAAAAAATACTGGGATGAAGGTAATATCATACTTAAAGATAAAGCAGCATGGATGGCGGCAAATCTTGAAGTAGGTAAAGATGCTGTAGATTCTGATGGTCGTAAAATTGAACTTGATACACCTAAACGTGGTGGAGATAAAAAGTTTTATGTATATCATAACAGCGGTAAAAAAGATGATGAAGGTAACATCATTGGAACAAGAATTGAGTGGGGAGATGCTACAGGATTAAGTATTAAAAACGACGATCCCGGAGCAGCTGCAAGTTTTTGGGCAAGACAACAATGTGATCTTAAAAAATCAATGGATCCACTAACTCCTAAGTTCTGGGCTTGTTACGGTCCGAGCTTGTTCGGAAAAGCTCTCGGTTTATCTTCTGATAAACCTTGGTAAGATGATAAATAGAAAAAATTACAAACTGTAATGAAACATATACCAACATTTGAAAGTTTCTTAGGTGAAACAACGTTAGAAGAAGGTGCTACAATTAGCGGAAAAAGAATTGATGATGCAGTACATGCAGCTGAATATGCTTTCTGGAGTGAAGTTGCTGGTTCTTTTCCAGAAGTAAAGACGGGTGACTTTTCACCCAGCGATTCCGTAAAATTACAAAAAGCTATGAAAGAAGCTATACTTTCATGGGTAAAAATAAATTCTTAAGATGAAGCATATACATACATTTGAAAGTTTCTTAAATGAAAACTTAAACGAAGCAAAAATGGATTTAGGATTATCCACATTTGATAACCCGTCTGGAGTAGTTGCAAGATATAGAATAGACTCAACAAAGATTAATCTTAAAAAACTTATTAATCTATCACGCGATTCCTGGTCTAAAAATGCAAGAGCATTTGATGATAACGAAATAGGATTTGAATCAGCCGGTGAAAGAAGAACTGCCTTGGCTGCTATCCAAAAATCTTTTGATAGTGGGCAAAGTGATATTCGTGAGTTTTCTTTAAATGAATCTGTAAATGAAGCTATTGAAATTGTTTACTATTCAGAAGTTCTTGATAACTGGGGCAGAACAGAATCCTCGGAAAAACCTGACGTAATTGCAAAAGTTTTACAGACTCCTGATGAATGGACTGATGATATGATGTTTCAAGATAAAGGTGGTAAAAAATATGATATTGATGAATTGATAGGAAAACAAGTAAAAGTAGGATCTAAAACTTTTACTATTAAAGAAAGTGTAATGTTTAACGAAGAAACAGAAGAATAAGTGAAACCTTATAAAGAACATAAAATTTCAGAGTCCGTAATAATACGGACTTTTTCTGTTAATATACCTGAAGAAGAACTTCAATGGCATTGGGACGAAGAAGATCGTTTAGTTGAAGCTCTTAATAAAAATGATTGGCAATTTCAGTTTGATAATCAGCTTCCAATCCCATTTGAAAAAATGATAAATATACCAGCTGGGGAAATTCACCGTGTAATTAAGGGAACAGTTCCACTAATTGTTAAAATAACAAAAAAGAATGAAACATATACAAACATTTGAAAGCTTTTTAAATGAGTCTGCTAATGGTTATGACCTCAGTATTAAGAAACTTGATGACAATGAATATGTAATAAAAGCAACTAAAGGTGGCAAAGAGGTAGGTGAACTCCGCTTTATTAAGAGTAAATTTAAACCCGTACTAAAGGCTACAATTGTTTCGGTAGATCCTAATCACAGGCGCCAAGGAATAGCCACTTCAATGTATGTATATGCTGAAAAAGAACTTAAGACAAAGTTTGTTCAAAATGATGAAGTACTAACACCTGATGGCAAGGCTCTTTGGAATAGTGCTAATAAAAAATGGGGGGTAAATAAAATATGAAACATATTCAACTATTTGAAGAGTTTATCAATGAAGGAGCTGACTACAAGTATTTAGTGGATCTTCTTCTGAATGCAAAACCATCTTATGATGTATACTACAATGATAGCTGGAATGTTGTAAACATAGGTGGTGTAGGGTATGATAAAGGTGATCTTGTTAAAAACTTTAATGCTAAACCAGGTGAATCTGATAAAATCAAAAGTATTTTTTACCACGCAAGTAAAACTCCAGAAGTTACAAAGAAAGAAGTTGAAAAACTATCAAAAGGCAAAATCACTGTCGAGATAGAGGGTAAGCTTGTAAAATACAAATTAAAATAGAATGAAGTACATAAAACTATTTGAGCAATTCATTAATGAAAGTGGTAACAGCATAGATAATGCTCAACCAATTCCACAAGCAGATGTAATCCCTACTGCTAAGTGGGTAGAAAAAACTATCTTCCCTAAAATTGGATTAGTTGGTCTTGATGATGATGCTGCAATTATTGGAAGTGCGGGTAAGAAATTACCAGAACAAACTAGCGGTGATATTGATTTAGCGGTTTCTGCTGATAAAATTGCTGCGCATTTAGGCTCTTCATTGCAAAACGTTCTTTTTGCGCTTAACGATAAACTTAAGTCATTAGGATATTCTACCAAAATGGCACCAGGTTTCAATCAAGTAAGTATAGGTGCTCCAATCGCAGGTGATACAAAAAAAGGAATTGCACAAGTTGACTTGATGTTATCAACAGATCTTGACTGGAGCCGTTTCATTTATCATTCACCTGATTTTCGTATTGCTGAATCTCGTTATAAAGGTGCTTATCGTAACCTATTACTTATGTCAGCAATTGGAAATTCTTTTAAGAAAATAGTTTCACAAACAGAAGCTGGCGAAACTAAAGAATTTGAAGCTTACGTAGTTCGCCTCAATCAAGGAATCGTTCAAGTAAGAAAATCTTTTGAAGGTAAGAAAGGATTATTGAAAAACGCGGCACTGTTAAAAGAATTTGATAAATTTGTCACCAACACACCGTCTGATGTAGTAAAATTACTTTTTAGAGGTGATCATTCTCCAACAGATATAAATACATACGAGAAATTAAAGTCGTTGATTGACACTTCAGATTTCTTATACCCTGAAGTAAGAAGCGCTATTTATAAAGATTTTGAAAGAAAACTTATAGATGCTAAATTACCGCTGCCTGATGACATCGGATAAATATATCATAAAATAAATGAAACATATACAAACATTTGAATCTTTTATGAATGAAAGCTATATTAGCACCCACATAGGCAACATTGTTGAATTTGTAGTGCCTGGTACTAAAATAGTTCATACAGGTAAAGTGGTAAAGAAAACAAGTAAGGAAATTGTTGTTATTGATGATAAAACAGGAAAAGAAGTAAATGTTCCTATTACTGCAGTAGCAGCAACATATGAAAACAAATAATTAGGTAAAACACAACCTTTAAAGCCGAAAAACAAATGGCAGGAATTAAACATATATCAGACCTTTATAAAAAGTATGGGGAAAAAGAATTAAGAGAGATACTTAATCGCCCTGTTCGCATTACAGAAAAATTTGATGCTTTTCGTTTTTCTTTTGAAAAAAGCGCAAAAACATATAAGCTGTTCTTTTACGGAAAGAACGGTAAAACTTCAATCAGCAAAATAGATCGTACTCTTAGTGATCTTTATGAAAGCGCAATTAATTATATTGAATCGTTACCTTACGAAATTCGTAAAGACCTACCAGTTCGTCACCGTTTTGGATTCTCTTGGTTTCCTACTTCAAAACCAATTCATACAGAATATGAAAGAAGACCTAAAAACGGTTTAATACTTACAGATATTACAATTCGTGATAGAAAGAATGATGTAACTCGTGAAGTTACGGAGTCTGAGGTTTATGAAAGATACGCAAAGATTCTAAATGTGGAATACGCAAAGCCTGTTTTTGAAGGAATTCTTGATGAATCCATAGTTAACACATTAATCAGTATTGGCAAAAATCATCAAGTACCAGGTTTATTAACAGAAAGTTTTGATACTAAAGGATATCTTAATCAAATACATCCTAATGTAGAAGCTTTAATCTTTGAAAGTGAAAACCAACTTTTTAAAGTTTCTCAAAATGAAGAACATATAATATCCGAAAAGAGAAGTCATATGTTTGACATTTTACTTTTAGATATTTTAGAACATTTAGAAACTTATAACATATTGGGTACCCGATGTGTTTCCACTTCGATTGATGAAGCATACATCGAGACGGTTTCAGAAATCTTTAATGATTATGTAGATAAACGTGGAAAGAATTACTTAGAGTCAGGAATGAAAAAACCTGTCTTTTTAGAAAAAACTGGTAAGTTTAATAATAAGTGGATTAAGAATCCTAAAACACGAGCAATAATTGAAAAGAATTCTCAATATGAATATCTTCTTTCAGTGTTTATTGCAAACTTAAGAAAACCTAAATTTGCAAGTGGGTTACTTAATGAATCTGTTGCAAATCGTTTTAATTCTAAGATTGAAGAAATTGATAAAGTAATTGGTGATGATTACAGTTTCTTAGAGTTTAACACAATTCTTAAAGAAGACAAAGTATTAACAACACCATCACAACAAGATCCTGACTATGAAAAAGGTGTACATTTATTAACTAAAGTTTTTAATCCTGAAAGAAAATTTGTAACAGGCAAAACTCCAATTAATGTAATTGTGTTAAATGGTGGGTGTATTACAAATCGTGTAGTTCAAGAAGCAGTTAATCTTTTTGATAAAACAAAAACTAAAACCGTCATTATACACGCTAAAGATTTATATAAAAGAAACTTTGGTGCTAATAAAGATAGCGTTGAAAAAATCATTGCTCGTCTTGTCGTAGATAATCCTGATGTGTTTGAAGGATACTATAAGATACCTTATGTCTCGATGTCAAATATACTAAAAAAGTTGAGACCTAAATATGAGCCTTTAATGATTCATTCAGAACATAATACTATTAGCTTACAAAAAGAAGCTGAAGGTATGAATGCAGTTTATTCAAATCCTGTTGGTTTTATGAAAGGTATTAAAATAGGAATGTTTAAAAATCTTGATAGACAAAAGTTTCAAGATTCTTTAACTAACGATTCTTATAAAGATTTTTGTAAATATACTCCGCCATGTATGCATCCTTATTGGAATGAAGTTAAAAGTTCATTTGATAAGTATACTTACAATTGATATATAAGAAAAGAACAATTTTAACAAATTATGACAGACTTTGTTGCTACATATGAGGAATTTTTAAATGAAGGTAAAGTTTCAGTTAAAAGAAAATACACTGAAAATTATCCTGCAAAATATGTAAATACAAATGGCCCTATTCGTGAAAAGATATTATCGTTTCTTAAAGAAAAGGGATCCGTTACATATTCTGAAATGATGGAGTTTGTTAAAAGTATTAACGAAGAAACAGGTGGTAACACATCCAGAAAATGGTTAAACAAAAATACCAAATACTTTAAAGTAACCGAAAAGAATGGCGTAAAAACTTATAAGTTATCATCCTTTGGAGAAAAAGTACATAACGCAATTCAAAAATTAAATAGCATATAAGATATGAAACATGTAAAACTATATGAGGAGTTTGTAAATGAAGATATGGGAATGGTTGTAGACGTTGCGATGGGTGTTGCAGTTGGTCTGATGGGTCTTTGGGCAGTAGTCCAAGGCACTAGTGCAGTAAATAAAGTTCTTGGAGATGTAGCAGAAACTTTAGCGGACAAAGCTGCTGCAAAAGCTAAACAGGCTGCAAAAGGTCAAAGAAAAGAACTAATTGGAGAAATCATTAAGAAATTTGATGGCGATGAAAAGCTTAAGAAAATGTATCAAGATCTTACTCCTTACACACAAGGCCTAAACAAAAATCAAATTTTAGATAATAAAGTTAGACAAAAACAATTAACTGAAATTGGTAAATACATTAAGTCTAAATTAACTCCTGAAGAAATGAAATATTTTACCGATATATCTTCTATGCTAAGAACGGGAGACATAAGATAAAAACAAGTAAGTAAAATGAAACATATTAAACTTTTTGAAGAGTTCTTAAATGAATCCTTAAATGAAGAACTTGTATCTAAAGGTTTATTTAAAGGATTTGAACAATTAAAAAATAAAGTATCTATTCCTTTAGGTATAGATCCGATAAGTTATAACATAAGCAGAGTTGATATACCTAAAGCAACAGTTGGTATAGGGTTAGAATTGAATAAAAATTTTAAATTTCCATACGATTATTTTGATATAGATATTTTGAAAAATGAACTCTGTGTTTTAGTTAATAACAAAGGGAAATCTAGACTGAAAGTTAATATTGAAAAAGGAAATTATACATTAAACGATTTTATTGGCAAAGTTAAAGATGCATCAATAGCTTACCTAGAAAGATTAAACAATAAATAAAATAAGATGAAACATATTAAAGAATTTGACAGCTTCATAAATGAAGCACTTTCAATGGAGGCTGTCTACATCCACCAAATCACTGGTAGTGGTCAAACATCCGCACAAAACTTTATAGATGATAATAATATAGATGGTAAGAAACTTGCCGACTATGTTAAACAACACAAAGACTCAAAAGAGAAATACGAGGTTCGTGATATGATTGCAGGAACAGGTATGGGTGCAGATAAGAAACGCAGAGAAAAGTTTATTGAGCAATTTGTAAATGAGTCTGATACTAATGAAAGTTCTATAACAAAATTTAAAGTAGGCCACGTTTATAAGCATCCAAGATATGGTAAGTTTGAAGTTATTGAGTTAGGTAAAAATCAAAATACAAAGGTTAAATTTTTAGAAGGTTCAGCAAAAGGAGATGTATCATTTATAGCTGGTTGGAGTGATGAAGGATATCCTCTTATAGAATCTGAAGATAATCTTAATGAAGACACTTTAGAAATATCAGGTCATGCATATAATATATGGAATGACAGAAAAGTTCAAAAAGAGTTAGATCAAATTAAGTTTAAGATTATTGGAAATATGAAAGGGGTTTTAACTTTATCAGGTGAAAAAACTGAATTGGATAAAGTTAAAGATATCTTCGGTATTAAAGAATCCAAAGATATGATAAATGAAGCTAATGATAAACCATCATTGGATTCTCAAACCGGGTTAATTTATCACTTCAGTATACCTTTCACATCTGAAGATATTGAAGAAATTTTAAGTTCTTCCAAAACTATACTAAATGCAAAATTCACACCTAATAAACAATTCGAAATTCAACCAATGATTTTTATTAAAGATAAAGTTAATGGTGGAGAACATACATTTAGTGTTGCTCAAATTGGTATGTTAGGTTCGTTTTATGAAAAGAATAAAAACAAAGTAGCATCTAGAAAAGACTTTATTAAATAATATGCCAGCAACAAGCAAAGCGCAACAAAGACTAATGGGAATGGCATACGCCTTAAAGAAAGGTGATATGAAACCTGAAGATGCAAGTCAAGAAGTAAAAGATCTTGCTGATAGCATGACTTTAAAACAACTTAAAGACTATGCAGAAACTAAACATGAAGGGTTACCTGACCATGTTGAAGAATCAGATGTAAATGAATGGTTACCTGGAGTTGCTGCTGGTCATAAATGGTATACACAAATTTCTCAAAGTAACGCAAATTATGGTTTTGGTTTAAAAGATACTAACGATCCTCTTATTAAGTCCTTCATAGAATTTATTGAATCTGGAAAAACACCAGATGAAAAAGAAAAAACTGAATTACAACTTCAAGAAGATGCTGTTGCACCTTCTTCTTATTCAGCGCCGCAGTCAAGTCCTGCAAATACACCAGGTATGGGTAATGTTACACCGGGCGGGCCTGGTTCAATAGGTTCTGGTGACCGTTTTGATAATCTTGAAGATGAAGATGAAGAAAAGAAAAAAAGATACAAATATCAAGCGGGAATCGTTAACTATGAAACGTTTAAAAAAATGAATATTAAACAGTGGCAAAATCAACAGGGAGCAAAAAAGGCTCAACAGGATCAGCAACAGTAGCTTACAAATCAAATTCTAAGAAAACAGGGAAAGCAAAAAAGCAATATGGCCCTAAAGAACAAAAACCAAAACCTTATAGAGGACAAGGAAGATAGTTATGAATTGGACAATTGTTGGAACAATCATCGTTGCATTTATTACCGCGGTATTAGGACCGATGGTTTTAGAGCTAGTTAGAAATCGTCTTAATAAAAATAAGACAAATACTTCTGACTCCATGTATACACAAATGGAAGTTGATGTTGAGGTTGAAGAGCAGCTAAGAATCTTATTAAACAATTTGGATTGTGATAGAATCTGGATAACACAATTTCATAACGGTGGACATTTTTATTCTTCAGGTGTATCAATTAAAAAGTTTAGTATTTTTTATGAAGTAGTAAGTCCAGGTACTGCAATTATTCAACACCAATTTCAAAATATTCCTACAAGTTTTTTTAGTAGAGCTTTAAAACACATACATGATTTTAATGATTTGTATGTAACAGATATGGAAGATCGCAATATTACTTCATACGGTCTTCGAGATACAGCATATGAAACTGGCTGTCGTTCTTTATTTTTAGTTTCTTTAAAAAATGCAAGTGGTAAATTTCATGGTGCTTTAGGTGTAGAACATATTAAAGGTGTACATGAATTTACTGATGAAGAAA